ATAGGCACTATTGAGTCATTCTATGGATGGTACGCGTATAATAAATACTTTAAGGTAGGGGCTTAAGTCTCTACCAATAGATTTTTTCTTTTGTATATTATTAACATGGATTAGGCTAGTGTCATCGGTATTAATTAAGATAAAGGAGTGATCATGAATACTAAACAAGAAATTGCAAAAATATTATTGCTGTTAGAGGAAATGAAATACCTTGCAGAGTCAGCAGACATGCATAAGAGCAATAGGCCGCTAAGAACGGCGTTTTTACAGAGGGCAAAGGATGTTCTTGCTGAGGTATCCTCAATAGAAGATAGACTACATCGAAATACAGTCGATGAGATGTAGAGTATATATACAGATCTAAAAATAAGATTAATGGAGTAGAACAATGATTAGTAAAGAGATAACGGCATGGTATATGGAGTATAAGAATATACTTTCTCTTAAAAGGGATGAGTTCATTGTGCAGTATGGGTTTGCACTCATTACAGATTAAGATTAAGTCCCTAGTCTATTTCTTTTTTTTGTTTTTCCCTTTCCCCCTGATAAAAGGGTTCCTCTCTTCCCCAGACCCCATCTCTCCTCCTAAAATTAACCCCCTTTCCCCCAAAAGTTGTTATATTTATAGACCAAAAAAGATTATCTATTTAATTCACTCGTTTTCACTCGTTCATTAAATACATAATCCAAAAAAGGTATGAAAAATAGAGAGATAAATTTGTAGAGACTTCGTAGTAGAACTACGTCTCTACAAATCTCTCGGGTAAAAAAGTATTTAAAAAAAGAGAGTTAAAAAATTAGCAAGTAAAAAGATGAACCAGTACTTATTATACGCGCGCGCGTGCGCGAGGCAAACTCCCCGTGCGAACGAGGTTTTTTTCTTTTGTATATTATTATAGTGGTTTAAGCTTAGTGTCATTAGTTATATATAATAAAAGGAGTTGAAATGAACGAGCACGAAAGATCACAAGTGGAGTTATTCTTAGAGAAATCTATCTCTAAGATAAATAGGTCAGAGAGAGCATTTGTAAAAATGGTCATCTTTGTATATAACGACAAAGATCTTAGTGATGAGGATGCAGCTCTAATCACTAGAGCATCTCTCAAGTTCGAGAGATTGAAAGATCTCAACAAAAGAAGAGCTGAAGGGGTAAGTAAATCATGGGAGAGGGGAGACCGTGATGAATGGAAAGAGGAAGCCAGATTGGCTAAGTTAAAGAGAGAGGTCTTCACAAAGAAGATAAAGGTCTCTAAGAGACCTGGAGTGTATCAGGGTGGTGCACCTGGCACAGGAAAACGTAGGTAATACTACCTACCTCTCTCCTCTTTTATTCTCTATATATTTTTTTATTTCAATAGTATTTATATGAAGTCATGAGAGAAGAAGGGGAGAACCCTTCTAGGGAGAGGGGATGATGAGAGTCTATTAATACAGACATACTGTAGAGAGTGACCGTAGGAACTCTCTAGGTATACGACCTTAGGAGTATGCCGGCAGTATGTACCTATTGGCTACAGTGTAGTGGTATCCCTTTTTTCTTTGGGTGTGCGTAACGTGAGTCTCTCACGGGAGTGCAGCACACCATGGTATCTCTTATATTGATATAATGAGTATTTTCTCTTTTTTAATATCTTCTCCTCTGTATGGGGAGAGATTTTCTTTTTTGCTTCTTTTTTCTTTTTACGGGTATTTGAATATGAGTTAGTTAGATAGAGTAACAAATAATTTTTAGAGAGAGAGGAGAGATAAGATGGTCTATATGCCTATGAATAATACGAGTGACGTGTGTAGGGAGAAGATAGATAATTATGTAGATAGTGTGATGGAGGTGTTGATGTCTGTGGAGTGTAATGCTGTGGTGAAGATGAACATAGGAGATATACCTGATGAATTTCATAGTTTATGGTGTTTACTCTATGTGCATGAGAGATTTCTTTTGGCTTGTGGAGATACGGGGATAGAGGTAGTGGAGAGTAAAGTGGTTGATAAGTATTGTGCTATGACATTTAAGATAGTAAAAGAGATGAGGGAGGTCAGCTTGTCTAGTCTGTATAGAGTGGGTGGGTGAAATAGTTGATTTGTATATTATTACTGTAGACACTGGTTAGGTGTACTAATAAAAAAGAAGGAGTGAATGATGAATCAGGTAGTGGTGATAGATGCAGGGTATAATAAAAGAGATTTGGTTAATTTGATCAGAGAGTTGCGTGAGCACGGATGGATCGTTGGGTTTGATGCGGATGATATATTTAACGAGCATACCGGAGCGATGATTTACCTTTATGAAAATGGAAAGGTGACATGGACCGAGGCTCTTTTCTATAACGGTAAAACAATACCTATATATGATTATCAGAAAGGAATGATCACAGAGGAGTTCCTAAAGAGTATTTTCAATAGAAGTGAGAAAAGATAAGTGATGGTAAGGGGCGAACAATGGAATATTTAGATGGTGTTAAACTACCTTCTGATAGGGAATATGGCGTGACTGGAATGAAAAAATCAATTATGGCCACAAGCATACTGAATAATCTTTCTGCATATACATTGGATATAAAATCCTTCATATCCAATAGTGATAATATAAAGATAACAACAATAGATGAATTGGCAGCATTGGTATTATTGATAAAACATCATGATCTTAAAGGTGCTGAAATATTGATTAATCAGTTGGATGGTGATTTGATGGAGTTGGGCATTGCGATGTATTACAATGCTGATATTAAGTTGGTTCATCGCCTATTGCAAGAGTTGTACACTCTTACTCCTCAAAAGGAGGCTGATAAACTTATTATAAAGTTTGGTAGGCAATTGCTAGATTCAACAGATCATGCGTCTAAAATAGTACTTGATGATCTAATGAGTGAATTGTCTAAAGTAAACAGATATGCGCTAATGGCAAAAATAAATGAGAAGGAGTGATCATGTATATGTTTCTGAGTGAGTTGAATAAAGAGGTAGGTGGTGAGGAGTATAAAGAGTATAGGTTTATGACCAGTGTAGAGCAAGAAGAACACCATACGGGTATGAGGCCGACATATGACACAATAAATGTATCTGCTGTTTCCAAAAAGTATAATGTGACCTCCTCTATGTATACTGTGAAGTTTGAAAATAATATTTATAGCGTGTCTGTGAAGAATACAAGTATGGTAGAAGTAGACATGACTGTTTATAAAGCCATATTGAAAGTGATAGAGTTACTAAACTACCGCATTGCAGATGATTATTTTTCCAGAATAGATGAGGGAGATTTCAAGAATATCGATTTCAACAGTCTTCTCAATATGTCCAAATTAGCTAGGATAACCATTGGTGAAAAGGATGAGGGTCACTACACTGTAGAGTATGAAGTAGTGAGAAATAGAGAAGGGTCAGTGGGAGCGGCAGGCATCGAAACCATCTGTAAAAAGGAGATATATAACTATCTATACAATCTAGTAATACCTCACGTGGTGGTGTCCGTTGATAATGATATAGATGATAGGGTATTGGTATCTATGGCTAAAGTTGTTTCGGGTTCAGCTAATGAAGATATTTTTGACATGGATTTTGCTGGATTCTATGCCAGGTCTTTAGTTTAATGAAGGCAGTAAGCTGTGGATACTCTACAGCACTGCTACTTTTTTTATTTTTTAGGAGAGAGTGATGTTTACTATATTGAACAGATTAAGAGGCATGGATACGAAGATACCTTATTTGTGGGTGACTGCATTACTGATTGGTGCAGGGTTCTATCTGATAGACGGGAATATATTTTATAGTGTTATAGCAGGATTACTCTATGTGGTCGGTGAGTCATTCTGTTGGGGGTTTTGGCTCTCCACAGTGGCTTTTGATAATATTGCAGAAAGAGTAAAGCGGGGATATGTTGAAGATGAGGCCAAGGGAACAGGTATTACATGGATAACAGCAGTATTCATAGATAGAGAAGAGAATCCATTTTTATTTAATACAGTAGCATTAGCAATACGTGGTCTCTATTGGTTCTTACCTCTATTATTACTGCTCTGGTATAGGGAACATATAACTATTGGTTTTATGGTATTAAGTGTATTGGTGTTGAGTATTGGCTTTCCTATGGCATTTGCATTATCAAATCGCATTACTAAATATGAAGACTTTGATGGCGAGTATGTGGGGTGTACGTGGTGTATTGGTGAGATATTATATGGGCTCCTGATGGATTTTGTGCTATTGGGAATAATCTTGGATCACATATGATAGAGCAAAAAGAGTTTGGGCTATTTTTAATAATAGTCGGTATAGTATGGACGGCACTGTTAAGATATTATATGTACTACGACAACAAACAGAAAGGGGAGTGAGTCCCCTTTCTTCCTTTTTTGAGTCTTAGTATAGCTACTTTGATGACTAAACAATTATATAAAGGAATATGGATGGATATTTTAGAATATATTAAAAAAAATAAAGATACACTATTTAAACATGGGCATTTGATAGCTCATAAATTAATGATCAATAATGATTGTGTAAATATAGGAAAATACAGTGATCATATAGAGAAGATGACAGGGTATAAACTTATAAGTGCTGGACAAGCAGGCGCATGTGTAATTGACCCTTCACAAGTAATAGGACACCAATTCAATATAAAAGTGCCTCCTTATGTAAGACAACAGTTTATTGGAATACAAGGACACAATATAAAAAGAGTGCGTCGCAGATTGACAAAGATGTTTGGTTTAAAACGGAATGCTGTTGTTAACATACAGCCGTTGTTTACATGTAATGAATGCACCGATGGTGATGAGCTCTATGTAATCAATATGTCCTTTGATGAGCGTCTTATTGTTGATACAATGATAGCAGGGCTGAATGGCCATAATGATTGTGTTTATGCAGGATATAATAAAAGATATGGAAAGTATCTACTCTCAGCATATTTCAAAGATAGAGATAGTATGAAAGCGACTTTTGAAGATACATTGAAAATTAATGAAAATAATATAAATCTTTATCAGACTGTTGAGTGTGACCATAAATGGTGTTACCGATTATAGGGTGCTGGGCAACTGCCCGGTATCCCTTTTGATTATTGTTGTGGTGATGTTAATGCAACGCCACCATATATGGGAACTATGGATATGAGGCAGTATGTGTTTCGCAATAACAGCGTTGATTTCAGTGATATAAGAGAGTTGATTATTGGGCTATATGTAAAGATTTTAAAAGAGCTCCCTAAAAAGCATATTGATAAATTCGATAAAGAAGCACATGTTAAAATGCTTGTCACTATCATTAGTGATGTCGGAATTCGTTTTAAACAGAGGAATATCTATTTTAAAAATATAAGGGGATTGAGATGAAAGAGGTGTTGGAATATATAAAGGAGAAACAAAAATGGTTGATGGTGCCAAATTCAGCCACACTATTATGGCTATATATGCCTAGAAGAGCTCCGATTTTTATTATGGATCTTCATCGGGATACTGAAAGAATGACTGGTTATAAAATGATTATGGTGGGGACTTCATTGGTAATGTGGGTTGATTTAACACCAAAAGATAAAACTGTTACTGTGCGTGTTCCATTGGATGTCATCTCTCATTTTATAGGTGCCGGTGGAAAGAATATAGAGCAATTAGCTAAAGATATCTCCGATCATTGTGGCGTGAGGCATTTGGTAAAAATTAATATTAAACCGACAGTGCCATCGAGAATGATAAGTGATAACGATAGTCTTCCTGTCATAGGCACTGAAATATACGCGGTTGATATAAAGGGAAGAGGATTTGACATTGTTGATAGACTTACCATGAAAGATGAATACATTGGTGTGTTTATAACTAGAAAGAAAGATAAATATATCACTACAATTTATTTTCGTGATAGATATAGTCTAAGTTCAGAGATAAAGAAAAGATATAATGTTACTGACGACGATGTTTATCATTATCAAGTTATTAATAAAGAAGATCCATGGATCGTATAGAGGAGAGATAAAGTGATTAGACAGATAACGCGATTGTTTTGTAAACATAAAGAAAAAAATAGGCTGTACTTTCCATTAAGCATTATTCCTGGCCATAGAGAATTTATTTGTAAAAGATGTAATTCATACGGTGTAGTTGTTAAACAGGATGAGTGTCCGGACATAGTTAAAAAGAAATACATCCAGTATTTTAAAAAGAACAATATGTGTTCTGGTTTAGTTATCGTAAAGGAGGAGGTGAGCAATGGGTAATAATACAACATCTTTGGTAAGAATGAACCTGCTAAATGATTCTACTTATACACCATACTGTGGTAATCTTAAATGCAGAACAACACCTAGAACTTTCTTTACGGGCAAACAGTTTTCTTGCCCTGATTGTAAATGGGAGTCTCAGTTTGATGAGGAGTTTATTGCTATTTATGTAACCAAACATTCATTAGGTAATAAGGAGTAATTATGGAGGGCTTGAAACATACAACATCAGAAAGGGAAAAATCAATAACAATATCTGGTGTAGCAGATACTGAATTTGTAAAGGATATAGTGGCGTGGAAAGAGGCTGCATTGCAACTTTTAACTGGATTAAAAGCAGAGTTATATTTGCCAACTGTTAGTATTGAATTTATATATGTAGGTCAACTGGTTCATCTCATGTGAGATGGGCCGTTATATTTCTTTTTTCCATGATAAGTTTATAAAGTTTATATTAATTAAAAAAGGACAAATATGATTTTAGATATTGAGCAAAAAATCAATAACTATCCTGGGTCACAAGGTACTGTGCAAGATAGTCTTGTAAATCTTGTTACAGGAAATCTAAGTTATGCTGTAGAGTTTCCTGGTGCAGGAATTGAAAATGTTGAGGATAATAAAAAGTTAAGAAAAACCCTTCAAATGTTATCTTCACACAACCATTATGTTCTCGGTGATGATTCAACAGAGGATTATATTGTGCTTAACAATATATCGGGAGGAAGTACATATACAGACTTTATGCAAGTTGATTTTTTAACAACCTCTAGTAATAACGGACCTGTAACTATTAAAGTTAACAATGGCCCAGTTGTTCCTGTAAGAAAGATACTGCGCGATAACGCTGGTGATTTTGACGGATTTGCAGATTTGGAACAAGGTGATATAAAGGAATTCACTCATGTTAAACTTATTTATTCTAATGGGAATAACATTTTTGTAATGATCAAAGAAGAGGCTTCAGCAGGTGGATCTGGTGGTGAGTCTGCATATTATACAGGATCAGACGAGATTATGGTTTCCGATACCGACAGTTTTATTAGGGCAATAGATTCTATAAATAGTAAAATACTTAAATATCCAGTTGATATATATTTAGCAGATGGCACTTATGATGTTTCAGATGTTAGTGATATAAATATATTTTATGTGCAGCCTTCAATTGGTGAGGGTGGGGCATTATCAATCTATTCTGAAAGTGGAGATCCAGAAAACGTGACTATCTATGGAAGAGGATCTTTAATATATGCATTTTCAGATGTTGCGTTTGAAGGTATTACATTAGATATATCATGTCAGGCATATAAAGCCGCTTGTAACTTTAGTAACTGCATTATAAAATCTACCGATAATTCAGATTCCGCTTACGCACTTAATTATTATTCTGCAAGAGATGTAAGTATTGATTCTTGTATTTTCAAAACAGAAAATGCCGCTGGTTCAATATTTGCAGTGAATAGTTATATCACGTATGAGGATTCTTCTGTAGAGACTAACGGTGATTATAATGGTTCATATGATATCTTATTGAAAAAATCAACAATGACATTGGTCAATCCAAGTGCTGCTTTGTCTGATCAAAGATTTATTTATGGTGAATTATCTGTAATTGATTTTGTAAGTAGCATAAAAACATCGATAAGTAATACTTCTGGTTATGAGTTATTGGTATTACAATCATGTCATGTCCATGGGAGTCGCGGTGATATGTCTCTTAAATTTGGTCCTACTTCTAAGATGATACTAGCTAATAATTCAAATATTAATATGGAAGGTTCTTTCCCAGCCACAGTGGGTGATGGCGAGGCTACATTTATGGAAGTAAATAACTCAACTGTTACCTTGGTTGGTATGGATATGACTCCAGGCGCAATTCTTGTTCAAGCAACAGGAGGGTCAAAAGTTACTTTAGGCCAAGTTACTATGAGCGGTGATAGTACTCAACAGATCAACATTGATGGTTTTAGTGTAGTTGATTGTAGATTTGTGACGTACGATGGTGATGGAGATGCTGTATCAGCTTATTCTACAGCAGGAGATTCTTTAGAATTGGATAACCTTAGTAAGTATGGTCTGGTCCTGTATAGCGCAGCAGGCGGAGAATAAGTTTTAATTTACAAATATTTTTATTTGTATATTATTAATGTGAACATATGTAGGTATGTTTAGTTCCAATACTTAAAATGGTTATATCTACTCGCCATAGGGAGAGATATGTAAAACACAAAGAAGCCTAAGTCTATTATATAGATATGGTGAGCAGTCTATGGGAATGATAAGCGAAATCACATTGTGTATAAGTTTATCATTTGGGATATCGTGAGTTCCTCCATGTGAAAACGTGGTAGTGCGGATGCACGCAAAATTCCTGGTGTTCGGCGAAATACACTTGTTGTTCAGTAGTCGAAAAGGTCATTGAGGTAACTCGTGATTATAATAGATATTGTATCTATGACACTAGGCGTCGTAAACCCTCCTGATTTCTCGGGTAAAAACTCGGAGGGTACGTAATGGACAATTGGTGTTGTCCCGAGGCACGTAATAATCCAATCGCGCATATTGTCATGAGTGTTAGAAGATTGGTACGTTATAAGGTTAAATACATGACTTGGCATATGCATCGACGGTGTGTATATGTGACCTCCGACTTAGGAGAATACAGCCGTTCTTATTTTTTGGGTTGTTAGCTCAGTTGGTCAGAGCTCCCGGCTCATAACCGGGCGGTCCAGAGTTCGAGTCTCTGACAACCCACCAATTTATGCCTCCTCAAGGTCGTATCGCAAAGATGGTTCGATTCCATCGGGAGGCCCGATGAAATACTGATGTTTCACTACATAGATATTACATATTTATTAATATGTTGTGGAGTGGTGATTGAAAACTTCGGTTTAGTAGTTGCAGAGTGAAAGTAGCTGATACACTAATAGCCGGTAATGGCCGCTAGCTACAAGCGGTTGTTATAAGGATGTGGGAGATAGGAACCCAACTCGCAGGGAGCGTCCCGTGACCGTAAGGCACACGCGATATAAATTGCCTAACCAGAGAATTGACTCTGGACATCCTATTAATAAATTTTGATGGAGGAGCCCGGCGTTGCAGATGACCAGTTAGGGTATAGCAACATATGCTCCTCCACAGAGATTTATCTCTACCCATGGACAATACATACAGGACTCTCTAGTGAGGGTTCTGTATCTTTTTTTATTTGCATATTATTATGGCGTATACAAATAAAAGGAGTGTAAAATGTTTACATGTGATAAGTGCACGTTAAAAGGTTGTTGTCTACAACCTGTTGAATTGGTGCTTGAAGATATCAAAAGATTTAGGGATGCAAAGGTGGATGTTCCAATGGCGCACTCTACAGTAGGCGATGTAGAGTATGTTATGATTGATTCGTTTCAGAATAATAGAATCATATGCCCTATGATGATGGATGATGGTATGTGTAGTATTTATGATCATAGACCAAACATATGCCGTGATTTTAATTGTATGGCATTGGATATGAATGCTAAGGAGTATAAAAAGTTTAAGCGTAGATGTAGTGAGTCTGAATATATAGACCTACTTCAAAGTCCGGGCAAAAATTCAATAAAGGAGTTAAAGAACGATATTAAAATAAGTGATATTCTTGATTTTAATATTAGGGAGATTGAACCTTTTGATATAATTAAAAAGACTATAAATACTAGGTTCTCTCTTTTAAAATTTTTGGGAGCCTCGGAAGAAGAAGTTTTAAAAGCGATGAGGAGGGAGAAGTAACTCCCTCTTATAAGTTTTTTCTTTTGTATATTATTATAATAGACACTACTTAGGTGTGAGACATATAAAATGAAAGGAGAGTTTTATGTCAGGATTTAATAAAATAAAGATCATTGGTTTAGCTGGGTCGAATTGGCTGTACTTTTTAGATACAAGGTATTTTATGGAATTAAATAATAATGCAATTCCAAATAATCAAAAGTCTGGAGAGGTTATCTTTTCAGATGGACACCATCCGTTTTTGGTGTATATTGGGGATTTGCAATATTATGCTAAAGAGAAGATGTACTCTTTAATGCATCATTTGAAAATACCTATTCCGACCACATTCACTGTTCGTCAGAGATCAGATATATTAACAATCTCTAACTATTTTGAAGATAGAGAATTTCTATTTAAACCGTTTGACTCTGCTAACTCAGAAGATATCTTTAAGATAGATGCGAAATTTTTATACAATAGTTATAATTATAGCATAAGTGAGTTGGAAGAATCTCTTAAGGGCAAGTCAGTGGGTGAGTATGATGAATCAGGCATTAGAAGTTTTAGCGAATTGAAAGGTGTTATTCAAGAGATACTACCAATAAAAGAAGAGTATCGGGTGATAACGTTTAGATCGGATGCGCGGTATATGTGCGGTGATATAAGACATGGTTATATATCTCAAAAATTGAAAGGCAGTGACGTAACGACAAGTCGCACCGAGTATGATGGTTTTGAGGAATTGACTAATAAATTACCACTGTATTATCGTAAACAGATGTTAGAGATAATAGACCGTATAAACAGATATATGTACAACAATACAATGGCTGCATCCCTCTCGTTTGATTTTTATATTACAGACGATGGTGATTTAGGTCTGTTTGAATTTCAAGTTGGGTACGGCACAGATTACAGTGATACATTATATGTGAATATACTTAAGCATTATAATTTATCTATGGCATATTCACTCCAAGACATCGTTAAGAAATTTAACATGGATGATGAATATGATAATCTGTCCAATGTCATTGATGATATGATGGATTATTATAAAATAGGGAAACCAAAGCATAAATTTAAAATAGAGGAGAAGAAATGAAAAATACAGATATAAAACATGTGGCTGATTGGATATACTCGATAAACTGTGGATTAGAGGTAGATGATTTATATCTTGACAATGTCATGTTGAGATATAATAGTGGTATGGTGGAGATAAACAGAGAGGTATCTAATGGATATGATGATTATGATACAGTTAAACCGGATGTTGGCACTGTTATTAATACAATATATAAACTTGAAAAGTCTATTGCTGATGTGAGCAATGAATCTGATAGTAATGATGTTGAATTGACAGACGATAAGGTTGATAATTCAGGTGATTCTTCTTCATACACTCAATCATTTACTGGAATGTCCGGTGCTGATGAGTTATCAATGATGTGCGACCTACACATACCGACATTACATAAAATCTATGTCATAGATGTCGCTGGGCAATTATCGTATGAAGAAAAGATGATTGTCAATCTATTGTATAATGGAGCTACCATGCAACAGATTGAACGTTTTCATCATATTGGACTGTTTAATAGTTACATTCCTAAAAAAGGTATCTCAACCGATGACTTAGAGGGCGATATCAGTGTGATATTTAGGTCGTTTTGTTTGCCACATATCTACCTTGACCATCAGTATGATAAGTTAGCCATTGTTATATGGGACATGCTTAAAAAAAGAGAGCGAGAGGATAGCGGAGAGCTTATAGTCAGTAATTCAGAGCGTCTACTCTACAATAAAAAGAATGTGGTATATATCTCTGGAGGTAAGCTTAGTTGTGTAATAACTAAAAAGGAATTAAATAGGGGATAGTATGAAATATGAAAAAATACCAAAATATGTAAGACATCATATGGTGCTTGCTATATTGATGAAGACTATACTAGATAATGTAGATGAACATACCGATAAATCAAAATATTATGCTAGGAAATATGGTTCTGGAATAAGAGGTTTTGAAGTAAAAGTTGGAAATAAGTCTTTGAAGAAAGTAACTGAACTAACTAAAAAAATATGGTCAGAGTCAACAGGAGGCAGTTTAAAGATAGAAGATGTAGTGGATGAGTTTATCTTTCTGTTAGCATCTACAATACCTCCATCGGACCATTTTAAGCTGTTTCATGCTAAGCAGTATATTCCAGATGAAATAAATGAGGTAAGATGCAATAAGTATGCGCCTATTGTGTTAAGCATATCAGAATTACTATGTAAGGAACTTGATGTATCATACCCTAGTTCAAGATTGGTCATTAAGAAAGAGAAGAGGACTAGGGATAAAAAGCAGAAGAAGAGTGTTATTAAAACAATTAGGAAACGGGCAACGGCTGTCAAGTATAAATTGCAAAAGGAGCTTTCATTTTCTGTAAATGATAATACTCTTATCGTTTTTGATTCAGCAGGAACATGTCATGACGATTTTATTATTGAAAAGAAATCTGATGAATATTTTGTTGCATCATGTGGCAGTAATTTGTGGGAGCTCACTGGTGATTGGGCGTACTTCCCAAATCATATATTTAAAAATATAGTTATGTTAGAAGGAAAGGGAAGATATAGCAAATATTTATTTGCAAGTTTAACTATTGAATATCTTACAGATAATGATATAGACTTATCTAGTATAACCAAAGTTATACTTAGAAAAAAATAATATTGAGTTGTGTGGGTTATTTCCCACACAACTTCATCTTTTCACATTCTTCTTTTATAATTTTTTTTATATCATCTTTTGTGTATTTTTTTATTTTATAGTTTTTGCTAAGAGTATTGGTTATAAATCTTTGCATGTGTCTATTACATCCAAGAGTATTTAGGTATGCTTCTAATTCTAATTTAATTCTCCATTTTTCGCTAAGTGCCATAAATATCCATGATGTTAAACCCATTCTAAATAACTGTTTAGTATGTATAAGTTCATGGTTTAATAATTGGATATCATCTTTACATCTTGGACGTATGACTATAAAGAGACCGAGGTTTTTCCCATCAAGGTTCTTATCGACTAGGAAATCTGTATAGAACACTGCAACTGGTATAATTTTATAAACAAATTTAATTTTCATGTTTTTCCCTTTTTTAATATCAATTAATATTTCTTGTTTGTTGTTAAGTATCATATAATGCCTGAGAGGGTTTTTTTCTTTTATATATTATTATAATGGATACGCTTAGGTGCTGTAAAGCTAACTAAAAAGTCATAAGGAGGTTAGGTATGACATATAATAACGTGAAAATATTCGAGACGCATCCAGCGTTTAAACTAGATGGTGTCCAAGACCTAAAGGCTTATGGAAAGCCCGTTTTAAAAGGTGTGATTGGTGAAAACACCATTGCCATAGATGCAATTAACGGACATGATAAACAACTTGTATTTGATGTCCGTGGAGAATACATTGATTCAATGTTGGTCATTGTTGACTCTGATACGATGGTCGGTGCAGATAATAACATGCTCACTGTAATGAAAATATTAACTCCAAAATCATATATGAAAAATTCGTATGTTTATGGTGTGTTATTCAGAGAGGGTGATGTACTTATCAGTAATGGCATGTTGTTCGAGGTAAAAGATGGCGACTTGAAGCTCACTGATGTTAACAAAGAGCTGGTGCCATTTAAATCACATATCGATAGTATTATTACAAAAGAGGTATGTGTAGACGCAAAAGAGAATACAGTAGAAGGAGAGCTCAATGAGAATCCAAGCAAATAAAACAAACAATCAGAGGTGTGACTTGCTCGAGGTCCATAACCCATATGGACTTGAATCGTTCACTGTATCGACATTAAATGCTAAGATGCAGAAAGGTGTTTTTAAGAAGACTATAGTATCACCTACAGTTAAGGGTAAGCCGGTTATTGTTACAGATAATACTTTTGTTATCTATGGGCAGGTTGAGGATGTTGAGTTAATAGGGTATTTTGTAAAAGATATGGGTTCTAAGCCCATAGCCATTATAGCCCCATCTCAAAATTCAGCATATATAGTTGAAAATAACAAACTGGTATTCTCGAATGTAGAAGAGACTGAGGAATATCGGATTACAATAGACGAACTTGTACACATTAACATATCCAGATAAAAAAAGTTAAAAAATATTAATTAAACGAAAGGAAAAAGATGATAGTTGAAATTGAAGAGTTAAAGGCCTATGCTAAACTGATAGGCGATGGGATTTACTTATTTATAAATAAGCAAGTAGCGTTTAGTGATAACTATTTTAGTGTTATTGCAGTTATGAATGATAAAAAGGTATATGTGGATATACCAGTGAGCGCAGATATTGATAAGATGAAAAAAATTATCAAAAAGGCGTTTGACCAACAAGTTGACTTTGAGCCATTCAATTATGAACAGGCGATGACTTTTATAAATGATACTAATCTTCTAGTTGCTAGAGAAGGATGGTTCCCCAATGAATTTGCTGTAAGAGAGTCAAGCGGAAATATTATCAGGTCCTGTAAATACTGGGATACGATATATGTTCCTACTGTAGATGACATGCACGCTAATGACTGGGTGTTGGTAAATAGAAAAATACTTGTGTAAGGAGAGATAAATATGGGTATCAAAGACAGTATGGTCATCTATATGGATAGTCGGTACATTGAGAGCGTATACAACGATGCTCTCGATGGTATTGATGAGGCTGAGTTAGCTCTTAAAACAGAGGGAGAGATAGACACTCTTCTTCTAAAAGAGTTTGTGAAGACATGGACAAGATTGGCAAAAAAGTACGCTATTTCAAAAGAGAGAGTTGATAAGTTCTATGAGGATATCAAGGCATTGAGCAACAATGCTTCTGTTCTTAAAACAATAGATAAGGAGAGTATAAAAATGGAAAAACAGATGAAAAAGATCTGGGGTGCCCAGTCAACTGGCGCTATGGAAGAGGGTAGATTTGCGGGAAAGCCGCAAGAGGAAGCAGTTAAAGAGACTACCACAAAGAAACTCAAACAGTTGCATCCTAAAAGAGCAACTGAACTCCTTGAAAAAGGATTCAGTCATTTTATTATCGAGGAGAAACTTAGCGATGCTACCATTATAGTTCTTCTCGAGGCTGGTGCTACATTCATTGCTGCAAACGGGACATCTGATGAGTTCCAACTTGTGCAGGAAGAACCAGGCGACAATGCAGAAGAGGCCGTAGAAGAAACGGCTGAAGAATCCGGTGTATGTAATGATGAAGATGAAGTGCTAGGAGAGCTTTGTGATGTAGATGTTGAAGAACAAACGAGTGAAGAAAATAGTTCTGATGTATCGACTGAGTGTGATGCAGAGAGCATTGAGAGATCGGAAGATAATGTTTCTGATCATGCTGATGTAGAAATAGAGGTTGATGACTTTGAATTGACAGAACATCCGTCATTGTGTATTGGGCTTACTGATGATAATACATCAGGCATAGTTATAATTGAAGAGTCTGGTGAAGACTTCCTTTTTCTCGACAGTGAAGACAATTCCGCTGATGTGGAGGCTGACTATCTTCAAGAATATGTCCCTGATGTTAAACCTCAAAAACCCACTTCCGAAGATATTGAATCTATTCCGGAAAATAAATACAGAGACTTTGCAAGCCATGAGGATAACAAAGACGATGATTTTGAGTTGGTGGAAACCCCAATTAATGTAGAGACTGTGCAAGTTGAAGATTCGGGTCTTTTTAATGGTGATGATGTAGTGGTCCGTTTATGGGGCGAAGAAGATGAAGAGTGAAGAATTTCATGAGCATATGACAATATTCTTACAGTCTTCTATATACCTAGATGACGCCAGCGGAGATGTATTTAATAATATATATAATATGATATTAGCAATCACAAATTCCACACTTACAGATTGTGTGGACGGCGTGATCAGTGTAAAGCCAGCATATGAAATGAGTTGGGAGAATATATATTTTCTTACTGATATGTATCATTATTTATCCATAAATGGATGTGTTGATTATATCAACAATTACATGTCTATATATTTTGATACTATCAAAAATACATTTGAAGTTGTAAATGCAGTCAAGGACACTATTGTCAGAGATATTCCGACTGACAATATACGAATTTGTTATTTAGCGCTTGTTATATATAGTAGAAGGATAAAGAGCAGTGACGTTATTGTTTCCTTGCGCGACAGAGTAAAAAGACCGACATTGTGATGGGAATCCCATCACAATGATCTATATTTTCTTTGGAATAGTCCGCAAGATGTTTTCAATAGTCTGTTATACCATCCGTTTTTATATATGCTGTATTCGCTATGCATAGAGATAAGTCTTCGGTAGAAATTATACATGTATTCCAACATACCGAAATTTAACCGCGTAAAATCTTTTTGCAACAGGAAGTCTTTAATATGTTTTATAGTGCTTGGTCCAATTGCACCATCAGCTTTTGCGTGTATCGTGTGTTGTATAGCCTTCCCCCCTCTTTTTTTTCCTCCATTTACAGAGATACTGAAATATGTAAGAAAACTGCTGGTATCCAATATATCTAGTAATGGTTTTGCTATGAAGTATTTTTTATAAAATTCCCATGCTAGTTCTCTAGCCAGTTCTTTTTCATCATTGGTCATTAGGTAATTAATTCTTCTGGCGTCTTTTGGAGACTCTATATTTAAATTATATTTCCTATATAGACTGTCAATATATTTTATTACAGTGGCATTAGGGAATACTTTTCTATATATTCCATATGGGGCAGTATAAGATGTTTCCGTTTTTTTATTAAAATGGACTATTGTACCCTCGGCATCTGCAAGGAAAGTCAATACCATCTTTTTGATAGTTGGTTTCTTTGGAGTGTTTAATGTAATGAAATTATCTATTACGCCGTGGTCTTTTCTCATTGCTGTGTCTATTGCAACAAGTGTATTCATTCCGAAAATACCATCCACTATTAACTTAGTACCATATTTATTATTTAAATACAGTTGTAAGTCATCTATGAGTCCTTTTTCTATCATATAGATGAGATGGTTGGCTAATGTTTCATTGCCTCTATCCCATACATATTTGATATACTTATTGTTCCTTAGAAACTTCATTACTTGCCTTTATTAATTATGGCATTGTCTTTCATTTTACTGCCCAAGGAAGACCCGAAGTGAAAGTTTATAACAGATTGTCTCTCTTGGTAAAGATTTGTTATAACACTCCCAAAAATACCTGTGATAATAGCTAGTAGATTTCCGTTATTCTGTAAGTATACAATAGAAGCTAGTTCTATCAATATACAGATAACGATATAGATCATGTTTTCGCGAATAATTTTTCTTGCTATCTCATCTGCTACTTTGTGATCTGTTTTAATATATTTCTCGGTTGAGAGTTTTCTTCTATTTGTTTTTTCACCTTCAATGTGCTCTTTAAAAGCAAGTACCTTTTCTACATGTCTATTCTTCTCTTGTAAAAGGGGTAGAATATCCTCATATTTATTTTTTAGTGTCTTCAACTCATCTTTTGTTACTCTGTCTTTCAACTCGATGCCTGTTGCTTCTTTTACTTTATCTTTAACAAAATCTTCACCTTTATCAAATATTGCGTCTGCTAACTCTGTTAGTCCTGCACCTATGAGATCTTTTACCAGTAAACTTATTGCTGCTATCATGTGTATCCTTTAATGTTTTGATTTAATCAATAAATTTAAAAATAGTTTATGTCAATAGGTATTATTTTAGATACTATTTTCTTAACTTTTATTAAAAAATATTGTAATGGATTTATCTGACACAAAGTTGTCTACAAAATAATTTTAAAAAAGGACAAATCTTGAAAGAGAAAATCAATGTAATAAAGAGGGATGGTAGAGTAGAACCATTTAACATAGACAAAATCTATGGTTTCTTAGAGTATGCTTCTAATGAACTAAATGTCGATAAGACATCAATAATGAAAAAGTTCATGGAGAATATCAAAGATGGTATGACTACGGAGCAGATACATCAAACACTGATTATGATCATTGTTTTGGATATTGATATTGATGCAGTTGACAATGCAGTATTAGCAGGGAGATTGTTTCTTTATGATCTTAGACATCAAGTTACTAAAACATTGGGTGGTCTTTCGTTTAGAAAGTATATAGAGTATGGGGTTGAACACGGCATCTTTGATAAAGTTCTTTTGAGCTATGACCTTGATAGATTGGCAAAAGCTATTAAACATGACAGAGATGATCAGTTCAGTTATGTAGGTGCTTATACATTTAGACAGAGATATATTAAATCTGTGAACGAAGAGCCTTTTGAGTTACCACAGTTCGTCTTTATGTCGGTAGCAATGGTTTTAATGCAGAATGAACCAGACGGACTTAAAGAACACTATGCAGAACAACACTATAGTGAAGTATCTCAGTTTAACTTTATGCACAGTACTCCGACGCTGGCAAATGCCAGAAGTATCAGATGTCAGCTGAATAGCTGTTATGGCGGTGTAACACATGATAGTGCAGAGGGAATCATGCACTCAAGAACTGTAATGGCTATACTTAGTAAATTCGGTGGTGGCATCGGTTGGTCAGATGGTTTTGTCAGGACTGACGGTTCTGTAGTTGATGGTATACCGGGAGCATCAGGCGGTGTTGTTCCATTGGCAGTTACAACGAATGCTATTCAGTTAGAGTTTGACCAGTTGGGGTGTGTCTCTAGTAATAGTCGTATTGCTATTATTGATACTATCACAGTTGATGGCGTGACATACAATGTGCGGGAAGAAAAATATTATGTCAAATATAGCGATGCTAGAGATAACTACGTATCTGATATAGTAAGTGAAATCCTTGATGAAAATGATGAAAATTATAATGAAAAGATGCTTAAGATAGAAAAATATCTATGTGGCAGATCCATAGATGCGGATGTTCCTGAGTTAGCAAATGCAATTAATGGTAGATATCTTCCAAAAGGGTTTACGGATATAAAAGTTAAAGGACTAGAAGACTATATGATCAATGAGTTTGGACTTATGATAAATAGATATACTCTTGCAACAGTACCTGCTAAACTATCAAAAGGCGGTAAAGTATTGACTGCAAGCATTGATGAGAAAAAGTATTACATTGCTACAGTTATGGCATTGACTTATCTCGGATATGAAAAGGGACTTGTTTATCATAAAGACAATAATACCCATAATGTCAATCTAAAAAATCTCACTATAGTAACAGAGAAAATAGATATCAACAATGCAGATAAACCAACTATTGAAGAACTTATCAATATTGTAAATGCAATGGATGATATTGAAAGTGCAATTACATATATTCCTCTATACCATTCTGAAATTGAACCTGGTATGTTAGCGTTGTCTTTAAACAATGAGACTGGTAAAAAAGAGGTAAGGAAGTTAGTCTCTAAACATACCGTAAGAGTACCTTCCCTAGCACAAACTGAAATCACAACGACACTTGGTTCTTATACTACCAGTGCATGGCATCCTACTCCGATTGTTGAGAATAGTAATATTGTATATAAGCGAGCTGACGAGGTGGTAGAAGGTGAAGTTACAATATCCAATCTTGGTGAAGAGAAAGTTATATTTACAGTAGGTGGTGATAGTGATGAGGTGTTTGTGGACTATACAATCGAACATAATAATAACTATTTCGTGCATGTTGGTGTAGACGAAGGAAAAGATAGATATCTTCTAACCCACAATACAAGAAAGGGTGCAATAGCAGTCTATCTTGAGCCATGGAACAAAGATTTTAAAGAGTTCTTGGAGCTACATAAACCTACAGGTGATGTAAGACGTAGAGCATACGATATGAATATTGCTATGTGGGAGAACAAACTCTTCATGGAGAGAGTTAGAAACAATGAAACATGGACGCTGTTTGATCCGCATGATGTTACCGATCTGTTGGATCTCTATGGAGATGAATTCAAAGAGAGGTATGAACATTATGAACGTTCAAGTTCCATTAGTAAAGAGGTGGTGAAAGCAGCTGATCTCTATACCAGCATTATGTCTATAGCATTGACATCCGGTGAGCCTTACTGCGTTGATAAAGATGAGATGAACAGGAGGCATATGAATAAACACCTCGGAACTATCTATAGTTCTAATCTCTGTTGTGAAATAAGCCAGTATGCGAAAGCAGGAGAGCTCTATACATACGTTTATGACAGGGAAGGTAAACTTTTAGGTAAAGAGCTTGGCAGTGATATATCAGAGAGTGGAAGGCCATATAGCAAACTGGCCCCAAATGATTTCTATAAAGGAGTGAATATTGGGTACACAGAGAATAAAATAGAAGATGATGAAATATTCGTCTGTACTCTTGCTTCTTTAAATATATCCAAGATAAACACTGAAGAGGATATTAAGAGAGTTGTACCTATTATGATCAGAGCACTCGATAATATCATCGATATAAATTACTATCCTGTTGGCGGTGCATTCAGACATGCAATGAAGACAAGAGCTATCGGTCTTGGTGTTATGGGCGAGCATCATCTACTTGCCAAAGAGGGACTTGAGTTTGGTTCAAAAGAGGCACTTCAACGTATTGACCAGATTATGGAGTGGGTATCTTATTATGCATATCAGGCATCAGCCGATCTAGCTGTTGAAAAAGGAGTCGCCCCAGGATTCAAAGGCAGTGAATGGGAAAAAGGAGTATTGCCTGTAGATTTTGCCAATGAGAATATCAAGAAGATAGTGGATAGACCATGGAGTATGGATTGGGACCAACTGAGAGAGAAAACCAGTAAAGGCATGAGAAACCTTTATGTTATGGCAGTGGCTCCAACTACAAATATTGCTGTTATCACGAATACTACTCCGTCCATAGAACCTATCTTTAAAAGAGTATATACTGATAAGACCAGCGTTGGTGAATTTAGATCAGTGGTACCTGACCTGAATATCAACACTATCAAGTTCTATAAATCAGCATATGAGATAGATCAGATGAAAGTTATTCAAAACCTAGCTGTGGTGCAGCAATGGATTGACCAAGCACCATCCGGAAACCTATTCCCAGATACAGGTATTAGTAACTCAACAAGAGATTTGGGAATTCTCTATCATTATGCAAGACACTTAGGTGTATCAAGCATTTACTATGCAAGAGGCAAATCCCCGGAAGAGATAGATGAATTGACACAGGATGACTTTGTTACCTGTTCAGGTTGCCAATGATAAATTTTTAATTATATATTATTGATATGAGCATACCAGTAGTTATTTTCCTCCTTTTACATAGCTACAAGACACCTAAGCCAAAATATGGTATGCTCACGAGATTTATCTATCAATGCATGCCTCCTGGATATCCCCGTCCAGGATGGTGTCATTTTTTTATTTTTTAAAATTTCTTATCTGACTAAAATAAATAAAGGAACAACATGGAATACAAAGTATTAAATAAGGCGAACATATACAATCCAACATCAGAGGACAGTGAACCTATTGAGGAGAGAAAGATATTTGGGGGCAACCCTCCAAGTGACGTAAACTTTAAAGATATTAAGTATGGGTGGTCTAAAGCTACTTTCGAGCGCATGTTAGAGTGCGAATGGACTCCTAAAAGAGTATCGCTTGTAGAAGATGCTAAACAGTACAAAGAGCTAAGTGATGAGACCAGAGATTCTTATAATAGATCATTAGCGCAGATATTTTCTATGGATAGTTTTCAATCCAAGAATCTTTCTATTAACATTATTGAATATGTTACAGACCCTATGATTTCACATGCGTTGACGAGGCAAGCTTTTGATGAATCATTACACGCATTTTCGTATGGGTGGATTATTGATTCTGTATGTGGGGATGCGGCTGATGATATCTATCTTTTGAGCTCTACAGATCAAGAACTTAAACATAAGAATGACATCATTGTTGATACTTACGAATCATTAGCGGAGCACGTTACAGAAGAGACGTTTGTCTATGCCATGTTTGCAAATCAAGCATTGGAAGCTATCTACTTTAATAGTGCATTCCTAGGATTCTATTCTCTTTCTGTGAATAAGTTGATGCCAGGCACAACCAACATGATTAAGTACATCAATAGGGACGAGAACAACCACACTGCCCTATTTAGACAGATGATCAGGTCAACATTTAAAGAGAGGCCATATCTGAAGAACAATCGTATTATTGAACATTCCAGAGAGATACTGGATCATGCATGTAAGCTAGAGACAGAGTGGGGTAAAAAAATACTACTTACTAATGATAGAGTGGGGCTTAACGAAAACAATTTGGAGCACTATATCAAGTACCTTACGAATAAGGTGTGTGTCGGTACAGGAATTGATATTCTCTATCCTGAAGCTATAAATAATAACATGAAATGGGTAAAACACTATTCTCGCGTTAATGATGTAAAGGCCGGGTTCTTGGAAGATGAATCTACAGATTACTCTATGGGAGTTGTTGCTGATTCTGACTACGGTTTCAAATTTGAAGATGGTAGAGTTATAATTAAATCTGTTAATGAGTATTGTCTTTATCAGGATGCTCTTGGTGAATATCACGTAGAGGACATACGAGATGAGAGGCCTGCTCCTGACAACTATCTGTTGGTAGAGCGTGATACAGTGCTTTCCAACACAGGCGATGACAGATTACTGATAGTTTCCTTTGTTAATAAAGAGGAGAGTATACTAACAGTATCTGCATTGACGTTTAACCTAGAGGGGTTCGAGTTGTTAAGTTCGCCGATCCATACTTATGAGATACCTGCACTAGATAGTTATGTTACAGTGACATCTCCATTTAAACTGGACGATAGACATCTTTCAGTTATCGGCGACGCATATTGCAATTATGATATAGAGTATAAGTTTTCTCCAAAGAGGCTGTGATGATAGAGCATGTGTATAAGCAAGAATATAGGAGTCACGAGTTTAAAAAATATATAAAAAAGAGAGGGTCTACATTTTTAGTGCAAGATTTATCTGTGAGAACTATGGTTGAGCCAGGTGGTGTAATTATAGATAAAGAATTAGTCGTTTCAACCACAGGTGTGCAATTTGTAACAGTTATAATGAAAATTGATAAAAACAAAAATATTGTTGTGCTTGGTACATTTGGTGACGACATTAGTCCTGAAAATATAATATCCCTCAACACCACGCGCGTGCGACGCGAAATTATTACAGAGTGTGGGGTGTGTGTGGATATTTATGCTAGTTCATATCCAACAGTCTCAGAGCTTGCGCATATTGAGAAGTTGTATAAAAATTTGGAGAATGTTAATCTCTATAAAAAATAGGTCGGGTCACGGAATTCCGTGACTTGACCCACTATTTATTTTTTAGTAAATATAATAACGATTAACTTAGGCTCTTTTTTTCTTTTGTATATTATTAATTAGGTAAGAAATAATAAAAGGAGAAAGAGATGAATAAATATTTTAAGGCAATCGCCTTTGACGATATTGAGTTTAGTAAAGAAGTACTTGTAGGTAGGGCTAGGGATGAGTTGAGAGAGATGGATAGGTATCTTAATGAAGTACTTGGATCTCCTTCTGCTCGTATACCAGGTTTTAAATATATTGGATATAAACGACTCGATCCATTTGAGGAGTTTGATTCTATGTTAAAAACAAATAGAGGGACCGTGAAAACTCAAGATGTGTGGTTTGAGATAAGAGAGACATCTATTAGAAAGATACTTTTGGAGTTTCAATACGAGGGAGAGAGTATTTATAAACATTTCTATGTATTGGCAGTAAAGAATAATGGGCTTATAGAGATGACGGGGACAGAGTACTATATTATGCCAGTTATTACCGATCCTGTGATATACCCGCATAGAAATCATGTGTTTATCAAACTTTTTAGTATGAAAAATGCGATGAAAGATTTTCCGTATACTGTCTATGTGGATGGGGAATTATCACATGAAAATATTAATTATATGGCAAAATTATATAACAATAAGAACCTTAAGAATCCATCTTTTGGAACCCCAGAAACTCCACTGTCATTATATCTATTGGCTAAGTACGGAATAGATGGTTTTATACAGAAATACGAGCCTAGGTCAGAAATAACTGTACTGACAGATCAAGATGAGTTTGGAGAGTTTATTGCAGATCCAAATTATATAGTATACCAATCATCCGGTGAGAAGATAAGAGGACTCAGATTCAGACCGGTTGAGGAAAATGTAGCTGTAGTAGTTAACGCAGATGCTTCATACACCGTAAAACAAGTAGCGGTCAGTATTGTGTATGGTTTCTCTATACTACCTGAAATGGTAAAGGAGTATGATGCTGTTACTACTGATGATATGAAAAAGATGCTCTTTAAAATGATGCTTGCCAATATTTTATTTAAAAAGATGTTTAGTCAAATGGGTCGAATAGAGGCAATAGACGATCATCTTGAACAGGTAGGTAACCATATAGATTTGGTGAATAGAAGAGAAATCAATGCATTAGGCTATAAGGTGGAGGATTTCTTTGATGTGATCTATGAAGTTATCAATGCATACACATCTTTAAAGGCGAAAGGGTTAAAGAACGAACATAATATCGAAGATAAAAAACTTGAAGTGATGTATTATGTAAGTTATAACATCATTGAGTCTTTTAATAAGATGTTTTCTGATATCAGAAAACAGGTGACACAGGGTACTGCTACATTTCAAAGTGTGCATAAAATATTGACTGGTAATAAAGTAAGACATAATTTAGTGCTTGATATTATTAAAAGCAGTAGTAAGATACTCTCAGCGCTATTGGTAAATGTTAGTAATGATAACAGATTTTTTAAGGTTACATCTCAGATAGAGCTACAATCTCGTGGTAAGGGTGTGTTGGTGGCCAGTCAAAAAGAGGTAAATCCATTCCCTTATGAGGTGCGTAAACTTAGAGGCGGTGATATATTCATGGGTAACTTTGGGCATATGAAAGCAAACTGTCCAAGTCCGCTGAGTACACTTAATCCATTTGCGCGATTCAACGAGGCAGGTAAAATAGTGTTAACAGAACAAGATAAAGCTGAGATACGCTTTATTGATCACAACATCAGTAATTTATATAAACCGTCATCTGATGGGTTAGACGATATTATTGATTCAGCGGTGAGGGGTTAGTATGTATTTCAATATACCGCATCCGTTAAAAAAATATCTCTCTGATAAAGATAGAGAGTTCATTAATAAAAGAACCGAAAGACTCTATGCGATGGATCTCCATCAGAGAGCAAGGGAGCAGTTGATAATATCTATTGTTAATGCTGGAACTATATGGGAGTTAGCAATGGATAATGGTAAGAAATACCGAAAGGTGTTTAAAAGATTAGAGAAAGAATATAATAAAAGAGGTCTATGAAAGACCTCTGGGAGGACACATGAAAAAATTATTAGTTATAGTTGGTAAGAGTGGAGTGGGTAAAACCACACTGGAAAGAAAATTAATGAATCACGGTGTTGTCGGAGTTCCTATTTATACAGATAGAGAACGACGTAAGGACGATGTTTCTAGTTACAATTATGTCAGCGCTGAAGAATTTTACGACATGCAGATGCACGGTGAATTTGATTTTTCTTTTCATACTGAGGTGAATGATAGAGTATATGGATATACGCTTCCAAAAGAGAATGGTAATTATGTAGTCTCATTTATTTACCATGGAAACGCATTTGATATATCTCACATTGCCATTAAGGCAGGGTTCAAGGTAACTTATGCTATATTTCAGGATAATAATGTGGACGACAATGCAGTAAAAGAGAGATCACGTTCTCATATAGAGTATGTTAATAGACAATCTTTGGGTATTGCTGGAAACTATGATAAACTTGATAAGAGCATTAATATTATTACGTTTAATAGAGATAATTCATTTGAATCTGCTATGTCTGTATTTAATGACTATATATAGTCGAAAGGAGATAATATGGAGTTTAATAAAGGACAACGTACTGTTTTGGCATGGTCTTTTATATGTGGTGTTGTAGTAGCAATTATTACAATGAGTATACTGTTTAAAGTTATGCTTGACGATGTCAAGGATGATTTGATTGATAAAAAATGTATCGAGTATGATCCTATAAATGACGTATATGTTTGGGCAAATTACCTAACAGATTCTGGACATAGAGTTAAAATAGAGTAGTGTGGGATATCCCACACTACTCTCACTTCTTATAAAGGTATTTTTTCATTGTATGTAAATATAACCTTTTTTCTTTGTAGTCATATATAATTATTTGCTTATGTTGTCTGTAGGCTATATCAATAGTATTTTTTGTACCTCTTGATTCGCCATCCCAGAATGCCAATATTATATCCGAATCATCCACTATGTTTTTGTTTCGTATAAAGGCTGCCGGCTTACCATGTTTTTCCCAATCAGGAAGATGAATTAAAGTTTCTTTCTTATTCTCCACCGCATATTTCTCTCCTAAACTATCTGCGCCGCGTGCTCCGCCGGATATCACTTTATAATCAAACATATCGGATAATTCATCCATTATACTATAAAGTATCTCTTTATCATTGAAGCCTCTTGACCCGACCGCTCCAATAGAAGGAAGTTTGGTATTTGGTATTTCTATACATATTTCGCCTCGCAACTGTAAGTATTCACGGAGCAGATGTCTATGGCAGAAATCCGATGGTTTTTCGTAACAGAATAAAGATTTTCCGTATAAGCTATTGATTAGGTCCTTATCTAGCCCGTGTAGTTTCTTTCTATATATGTTTATAAACTCCGCTGTTGTTATTATTCCTTTCTTATAATCAAAAACAGATTCTTTATCAGGGTATAGTTCTTCTATTGTTCCGTCAACTTCAAACCATTTAGGTGTGATATTTGATATGGAATACTTCTCTTTCAGTGCTTTAGTCGGGTTCGCATAATAACTTGTAAAGATAAATCTATTCATTTTTTTCTCCTGTATTTACTTATATAACTAGAATAATAAGGAAAAAAAGAATGAGAACTACAATATATAAAGATATAACATTTGAAACACTACTTTATCTTATGGAGGAAGCACCGGCCACTGTATATAAAGATTATATGGGTGATATAAATAACAGATTCTCTATTAATGCTTTGGTTGCTTATATCGTTGATGAAGGAGATATAGATGATCTATTTATATTATGGAATTCACTATTAAAGTATGATAATATTGATTTAGACCAGAGTACTATTAAAAAGATGTTTGGTGTTATTGTGAACAACAGATTAAATTTTGAATGCGACTCTATGGAGCATGTAGATTTCATCTATTATCTTATTAAGAGATTGGGCATGGATGTAATACCATATGAACTTACTGTTTTTCATAAGGCTATAAAGGATGCTGATGCTAATTTAATAATGGCATCTTATAAACACTACGGTACTAAGTTAGCATTTAATAGTAACATAAGTTGCTCATTGAGATTATCATCATTTGACTGTAGTGCTATTCTACCTGCTCTCTTTTTAAGATATGGATATAATTACTACAACTTCCATTCCATGCATGCGCGTGACTTTATAAATAAGTTACAACTAATTGATGAAAGCGTCAAGGGTGAGTTGTATCAGCATATACATAATACTATTATTAAAAAGAGTGATCTTGGAGAAGAGGTTAAAAAAGAGTTCATTAAGAACTTTATACGTCTTGGCTTAGATGAATACTTGGATGAGAAGTATTATCTTATGAGACTGAATGTATTTTTAGAGGAGAGGTATCTTTATGATTAGCACTATAGAACTTATAAACAGAGTAAACGCACTGATGAAATCACAATACTTGACCATTTTACGCGATATGGTTATATGCAGAAGTATGGTGGGTGATAGAGAGATAGTAACTATATTTCGATTAGTGGACTTCGCCCACTTTAGATATGTAAGGGATGATCGTGATATACAGGGCGTTATAGATTACATAGAGGGCCGCGTTGCTGATGAGATATCGATTCGTGACTTTTGTAAACATTATAAGAAATTAAATAGTGGTAGAAGCGCGCACTATAATGAAAAATATGTTTATCTTTTAGAGAATAATACAGTTCTTGAGAAGATAAGTTATCTAAGTCTCCTTAAAAAGATTAGTGAATCGTCTGCTAAGGAGGTTGCGGAAAATATGAAGAGTGGTTTTAAAGTGTGATGGGTTTATCCCGTCACCTTTTCTCATTTTTATTTAATTCAATAGAGTATAAATTAAAAAGGATATGGTATGTTATTTAAAGATGAGTATGGATTTTTATCCAATATGTATCCGGCTACAGTAACAATGGTAGCTGATGAAGAGTTTAAGAAGAAGTATCCTAATGTAGTATTCGATAACACTATTTATCCGACATCTGAACATGCGTATATGGCAATGAAATCAGATGATCCGAAATGGAGAGAGTTTATCCTGTCTGAAGAGAATCCGCGTAAAGTAAAGAAAGCAAGCAGAGATATTAAGTTAAGAAGTGATTGGGATTCTATAAAACGCGAAATTATGGAGGCGGTAGTCTGTTTGAAGTTTACACAACATCAAGAGTTGTTGGATAAATTAAGAAAGATAGATGGAAGAATAGTAGAAGATAACTTTTGGAATGATACCTATTTTGGAGTTTGCCGAGGTGTTGGTTATAACCATTTAGGTAGAATACTGATGGTGTTGCGAGGGGATGTTTTTCCTGAGAGGAATCTTCTTGAAGAGGCTAGAGTACCGCTACAGACTATTGACTCTGTAGTAGTGAATACTGATTATGATGCAGATGGCATTTCATCATCAGTAGTTGGTATGAAAGTATTAAAGTCCATGAATAAAAAGATACACCACATCCTTTTAAACAATGAGCATCCGAGAGGTGTCTCTGATGAGACTATTAATAGAACAATAGCCATTACCGACAAGTTTGAAAGATTTGTTTTTCTTACGGCGGATCACGGTTCTTCTGACGCTGAAAGATTTAATAGATTAAGAAATGACAGGCCCAATGTTGTTATAGTGATGACAGACCATCACCTTGTAGATAATGAATCTGCATTGGAAAATGCTGTAGATCACATTATTAACCCACACTATAGTAAATGCAATCTTAACAAAGCATTTAGTGGATGCAATGTGCTCTTTAGGTTACTTGCTCCGTTTATTACAAAGGAGTTAAGAAAGGAACTATTACCTATTGTGGCAATGGCAAATATAATAGATCAGATGAGTATGGCAGATGAGGAGAATAGAAAAACATATTATGAGGCTATGGAGTATATAAAAGAGTCTGAACTATTCAATAAGTTATTGAAAGTCACTTATAAGAAACGCATGCACGACAGATGGCTATCTATGAATGTAGGGCCATTAATAAATTCCACTCATAGGCTAGCCAAACCTAATATAGCTTTTGAGTTTCTCATGGGAGATATTTCAAAGATATCCGAAATGTCATTTATGAATAAGGATAGAAAGAATCAAACTAATTCATTATACTCGGTTCTTCTAAAGCAACTGACTGCCAATGCTAAGCTATTTAAGAATGTGATGGTGTTATTGAACCCCATGGATACCACGTCCTTTAACGGGCTGGTAGCAGGAAGAATAGGCAATGAAATAAATACACCTACATTCGTATTGACCAGAGTGGGCAATACATTTAAAGGATCTGCTAGAGCTATACAAAAGATACCTCTTATAGATATACTTCAATATATCAATGATAACTCAGATTCAATACTGCATTACGGAGGGCACCATGCCGCATGTGGAGTATCCATAAATGGTACCTCTGATGCAATAAAAGATTTTGTAAAGTATTTTGAGAAATATATTGAGGATAATAATATCGGATACACTGATGAAGAGGAGACTATAAAAATAGATCCAAGAGAGATACAAAAAGAGGTTGTTACTATAGAGAAAAATAGACCATATGGACAAGGTAATCCATATCCGATATACGAAAGTACCTTTACAATACATAAGGTAAAGAGTTATGGTAAAATAACAAAACTATGGTTTGAAGAGACAGATTCTGAGATGATCTATTTTAAATCATTCGGTCATAACCCCGGGGAAAAAGTAAGTTTCTCTTATACTATTGAGATAGATGATAAGGTGCAGTTAATGGCAGTTAAACATTTAAATTAATTTACTGACATTAAACAGAAGGACTTAACGTGGTTTTAAAAAATAACTACATAAACAGAGTATTGAAAATTATACATAATAAAACATCGGAGGAGACGGAGGTTCGCATAATTGCAGGACATAATACAATATCCATAACACAAAACAGGATAGATGTATATCTGTTAGGCATATATAAGGGATCGGTAAAAATACCTGTTTCTTTAACCATTTATGGGGACCAAGAAAAAGATGACACTAAGCGCATATTGGACTTTCACTTACAGGAGATGAAATTAGATTATACACCGGTATTGACCAATCCTATTGATGTAATAGGGATGTATGATCAAAAGTTTGATAGTGCTTTGATGTTTAGGGAGATAAGAAATTATAAACTTATGAATGCTTGCTAGGGTATTGACCCTAGCAAGTTTTTTCTTTTATATATGATTATTATGTAGAGTATACTTAGGTGTGTCAATAGACATTAATTATGAAGAATAAAGGAGAAGAAGTGAAAAAGATTATTCTTATTATGGCAATATTCGCTAGTGCATTAAGTGCTAATATTGATAGTTGCGCAGCAGCTATTTACGAATTGGATGCACTGTTAAAACTGAACAAGTTTTACGGTGCTGCATATAAGGTTGGGTATCCCAGATTTATCCCTAATGATTTGGATGCGGCAAAGAATGTAATGATAGAGTGTGGTTATAGAGACACTCCTAGATCAAGATCATTTAAAGCAAAGGCTAGGCGAGTTCTTTATTGGGATCAATATCTTAAAATGTATGATGGTAAAAGATCTTGGTTGTATGGCGAAGTTAAAGCATCTTGTTGGAATCTATTAAGGTCTGCGCAGATTATGGATAAAGTATTGAGACCGCATTATAAGGCAGGAGAAGCTGTGACTTACAGCTCAACCAGACTTTTGAAAGAGCTTGCTGTGGATGCGTCAACTGCATGTGAAAAGATACGTGACTATGGAAGTATGGATAAAGCACAACTTATCTATAATGTATATGAGCGATACTAACTATCCTAGACTACGGTCTAGGGTACGTTTTTTCTTTTGTATATTATTATAGTGGTTAGGTTTAGGTGCTTTAATAGCTATTAAAATTTATACAGTGAAGGAACCACTATGTGGATAATTAAAGGCAAACGAAAAGGTTTTATCTATGAGATTGAAAAATCTTCACTCGCGGATGAAGAGAAACCTTCATATATTGCGAGGATAAATTCTAAATTGGGAACATACATCAATGAAGAAAACTTCTATAACATGTATCCAATGGTTGAAGTTAGTCAACAACATAATACGAAAGTAACAGTATTCTGTAAAGGACCGAGAGTGAAGAATTTTATTTATAAACTCATCGATCATATGGCAGAAATCAGTAATCAATATCAAGGAGGTGAGCGGTGAAACCAGCAATCTATTGTTATAAAACACCTATGCTAAAATTTATTTTAGTTAATCTATTGAAACCTTTCAGAAAAGTGAAAGTGTGCTCTATAGTATATGATGTAAAAGAGTAAAAAGGAGAAGAGTAATGAAACTTATTGTTTTATGCGGTAAGAGTGGAGTGGGTAAAACTACCTTAGAGAGAAAATTGGTGGATGCTGGAATACAGCCAGTGACCATATATACTACACGAACAGGTCGTCAAGATGATCCTTATTACTACATACATGTAAGTAAAGGGATGTTTAATAAGTTTTATATGGAAGGGAAATTTTTCCATCATATGGAGACTGGTGATGGGAATCATTATGGATATCATCTTAGAGATACAGATAAAGACTCTGTTGTCTCTTTTTTATCGTCAAAAGATATCAAAGCAGTTAAAGAGATATTTGACGGCACTGATGTGGAGGTGATTGCTATTGAACTGGTGGCAAAGTACGATCCTGAAAAAGTATATAATGAGAGAGGTATGGGTGAAGAGGATATAGCTGATCGAGAGAGTAAGTCATGTGGAAATCTTCCTAAAATCCATAGAGATGAAGCATATGAGTACCTAATGACTCTAATGTATGTAGAGAAGGAGTGATAAGATGGGAATGGATATATTTACACTATACTCACTGTTAAGTTTTGTTATAACATTGGTTGTTAGTGGTATAGTTATGGCGTTTGTTATAATTATGGTTTTGAATGTTTCTGACATGTTTACTATTAAGCGTTTCAAAGAAGGCATTATAGATATCATTGATATGATAAAAGACGACTTTAAAACAAATTGGTTCAACTTAGCTATGGACATCGCATTGCTAATTGGGTTCCCATTTGGTTTTTCTCTTGCGTCTATACTGACATTGAACATATTTAAAAAAGAGTTCTATGGAAGAACGTTAGTTGAAGTGCCTTTCGCAGATCGTATGAAAGGAGATTTGATTAGGTTAGGGTACGATAAAGATATGGGTGTTCTTGACGACAGGCTTAATATGAGAGACAGACATGGTATATTAATAGCTACAGCAGAGACTATAGAGATGATTAAAAATGATGATACTGTTATCTATAGAATAAAATGAGGGATATGGGATGGATGTTATAAAAGCGGGGTTTGTATATCGAGTGGATAACAAACATAGAGGCGGACAGATAATTAAGTTTATCGATAATAAAGCGGGCATAGACGGGACAATTACCCAAGAGCTATTGCGTGTTGCAATAGATAGAACAAAGGTTCTGGAAGCAGAGAAACATCATCCGTATAATAAGGAGATAATTTTTCATATCAGGAAAGCGCTTTCCTTATACGAACAACGACATCTTGATGTATTAGTAGATAGAGACTTGCCTATTGAAGATATCCCTACGGTAGATGGAAGCGCGCATCTGGTAAGAACTCCAGAAGAAATTAAAAAGTAAAAGGAAAAAAATGAAGAAGTTGTCAGCTATTCTTAGACGATTTGCTAAGAAGTATGATGTTACTGTTATGGATAGAGGTTTGTTAAATAAAGCAACAATAGTAGTTGGAAAAGACGATAGACATGTCACTGTGTATAATACAGATACGGACACTGTCATAGCAACTAATGTTCTAGTTACAGACAAAGAGTTTCCTGTCTCTATCATTGCTGTAAGAAGGCGAAGAGGTAGAAGGCTATTGGAATCAAACGATATTATTCTACTGAAACCAGTAGATGTACTCTATATTAAATAAAAAAGGAAAAAGAGATGACAGAACTATTTAAGAAAGTAAATGAGGCATACGAGAATAAAACATTAAGGGTAATTACACACAAGAACTGTCCCGATGGCATGGGGTCCGCATGGGCAATCTCAACAGCATTGGCAATTACTCCAAGTGAACTTGCACCATTTGTGGAGTTTGTCCAGTACGGCGATGCTATTGATTTTGAACAGTATGGTGGTTGTTTTGTGTTGTTCACAGACTTCTCTCTTAAAAGAGATGAGATGAAGAAAATGATCGAAGCCGCAAAAGAGGTGGTTGTATTGGACCATCATGCATCGGCAGAGAAAGAGTTAGATGGACTGCCTAATATCATATTTGATATGAATGAGTCCGGTGCAACAATTACATGGAAGGCATTGATGGGTATGTCTGATATACCTATATGTTTGCAATATATAAAAGATCGTGATCTATGGCTGTTTAAACTCCCTGACACACATGCGTTCACTGAAGGTTTTCGTAAAGAAGTTGATATGAACGACTTATCATCACTGGATAGATTTTCTGTATATGATGTTACTCCTTTTATTACAGAGGCTACTACAGAAAGAATCGCGTATAAGAATGAGTTGGTAGATTCTATAACAAAACCTGAAAATATTACAGTTGTGTCATTTGGCGGTGTGGAAATACCTACATTAAACAACCGTATGTTTATCAGCGAAGTTGGAAATCTTGTATCGGAGAGATGGGAGCATAATATATGTGCTCAATGGTTCATAGCCACCAACAATGAAGGGATTAGGGAAATTATAGTTTCTCTCCGCTCTATAGGTGACGTAGATGTCTTTGAGTTAGCAAGGAAATTTGGAGGGGGTGGGCACAAACACGCATCTGGATTTAGACTGCCTCTTACAGACATATCAAATTTGGTAGTGCATAAAAGAGTTCTTACAGAAGAACAGACTGAACGACAAATGAAGATGATACATGATTCTATTACCGAGGCCGTTTCACAACCGATTGATTTTAAACTAGGTGATATAGTGCATGTAAAAGGTGCAGAGGATTGCTATTATAAAATTGACAATATAGTAGAAGATGGTGAGAATACGCTGTATGATGGTAAACCGAACTATAGCTTCTATAAAAGTGAACTTGAACTTATAAGGAGAGGATAATGAGCAATAAGATGGTAATCATTGGAGTGGGTGGCACAGGTGCTATTTTAGTAGAAGAGACTAAAAAGGTACTCGGTAATCTTGAAAACAAAGGAATCATTCCAGAAGTGCAATACCTGGTAATAGATACCAGTGAATCGAATAAAAGACATGCAGATGACAATGATGTCTATTTTCACCATATATCTAAAAAGTCTGTAGGAGGAGATAAGCTATCAGGGGCAGGTGGTCTTAGAAAAGACGTTGCTTCGGATGTAAAAGATGGAGTGGTGAAGTTTCTCAATGATGTCTCTGTAGTGAATGATGATCCAAAGAGAACATTCTATGTGGTTGTTGGGTCATTAGGCGGGGGTAGTGGTTCTACCATTGGACCTATTGTTGCTAATATGTTGATGCAGGAGAACAGGAATGTGTTGGTTATTGCTTCAGGTGATGATTGCAGTATGCTTAACGCATCTAACACAAAGAAGACACTACAGTTATATAATACATCAGCGGTTAGACAGGATAGGGCCTTAACACTCTACTATGTTAATGAGAATGCAAACAACAAAGGCAACGTATCTGTCACAGATGTAATGGATAACATTGAAGCAACAAATATCTTAATGGTTAACGCCATACAGAACTTTGCTGTCTTCATCTCCGGTAATAACATGCAGATAGATGAGACAGAGATAGCTGTTTTCTTAAATCCTGTCAGACTAGAGTCTGAAGTAGGTCGACTTCCAAGAGGTATCTACATATACGATTACTTTGTCGGTGAAGAGGACTTCTCACACTTAAACAATATTGTCTCTGCACGTATACTATCACTTTCTAAGGATAAACTACCTACATTGAGCGCAAAGAACCCAAGGTATGGAATTCCATATTCTGAGTATTTAGTGAATATGATGGAGAAAGAGAAGATCAATCCGTTTGTTATTACTGCATCTGCTAGTGAGATCAACACTATTATAGAGGATCTTGACAACAGACTTGAAGAGTTAAAGACACCTATTGAAGCTAACAAAGTGGATGAAGTTGCTGAAGAGGATGATTTTTTATAATCATCATTTACATATTCTAGTGATTATAAAGACTGAAAAAATTGACATGAAAGGGAACCAGATGAGAAAAATTGAAGTGGATGGTTAATGACTTAACAGGTAGATGGAAATTTCCATCTACCTCATTACTTTTTTTATTTGATAGAATAAAAAATGAAAGGCGTCGTATGTTGGATATATTTAGAAAACACACAGAAGTTAGAAATACGACCGGTATAAAAGCACCATACGAACTACATAATATCAATAGGATGATGAAGATTAATGAGGAAAAAGTTTTATCCTATTATAGATATAAGTCAAGAAACGTTTCAACAGATGATCTTATTGTGAGGATATTGAAGTTCCTCAGTATTCGAGAAGATATGGATATCTATTATATTATGGAATTGATAGATATGTCTATGGGACAATTAGTTAGGCATTTTAATCTTATATCTACTAAAAGTAAAGGTAAAGAGACTAATGACAATTATTACATTGTAGAGGAGGATGATGAACTATACTTTTCTACAGATTGGGAAAATTTTATCCCTCTTCGTCCCGTACTTACAGAATATGATAGTCTCTTAATGGATCATCCTGAGAAATTTACAAATGTAGTCTATGCTATAGATATAAAATTATTGGCTATCCAATACTTCTATTTCCTTAGAAGTCCTCTAAGTAACGGGGTTGGTATTCAGGAATTTGTTTATCGTTATATATACACTAATGCAATACCGAACTTTAACTCGTTGGCTATGTTTAACAGGTTAGTTAATGACACAAACAACCATTATAAAAACCCTCACCCGTTCGCAATTATTGATTTCAATACTTCTGTATATAAGATATTTAAGAAGTATAGGCATGATATAATGCGACGAACTACGTTAGTGAAGGATATATTTCTCTCAATAGAGACTACTCACGGTACACTTCTTGATGCGGTATCACTAATATTTCAAACATTTAATGGAAATAATATAAAACCATATCTTTATATATATGGACATTACATAGAGAAAATACTTTCATTGATGAATAAATCCGCAAAGAGATACAATAGAAACCAACTCTCCTATTATCTCACATTTTATAAATACGGGATAACATCTCGAATGGATACATATGATATTACATTTATGGAAAAATATACAGAAGAGGTTGAGGACTTAATATTATTTTTGAAGGGTAAAAAATGAATTTTAGAAACTATGCAGTAAACTTTGTAAATAGATATGTGCCTAGAGCAGTGGCGGCACTCATCATGGACCGCAGGGACTTTGACGATAGAAATATGTCTTTATTACAAAAAATAGATATCAGAGCATTAGAGCCTACTCTTTTTCTCGATATGAATATGGTGCGTGGCGTAGAGTTAGAGATACCATTAGATGATATTACTCCAATAACTATATCTGATAATGTACTTTTATATAAGATACCTTCCAATTTAAGAAATGGAAGAAATATTATTAGTGCCTTGGAGTTATCTGAAAAAACGTTTGATAGAACTGGATTAGGAAACCCACAATTAAACAATATTCAGAAGACACCTATTGTTGCTGCCGATTATATGGCTGCTTCTATGTCAGAAGCCACTCCAGTATCAACAGCGCAATTAGAGAAGATAAGTCATGATGAAGTGATTGTATACGAGAATATCAATATGGTCATGGGTAAATCTATAAGAGTATTAGTGTCGTATAGTGAAAACTTTACAGAGATACACCCTGCATACTACCCAAAGATCGCAGAGATAGGACTCCACGCATACAAGGCATATCTATATAACGAAGGTGTGGTTAGGGTAGCTCAGTCAGGACTGTATAACGGTCAGGAGTTATCTATTATAGAGAATATAATAAACGAATACAGCGATAGTTATCAAACTTATTTGGAAGAGTTGAATAACACTCTGCCTAAACAACTTTTCATGACAGATGAGCGTGCCATGGACAGATTGATGAAACACACATTCAGTATAGGATACTAATCCTATACTGTCTCTTTCATTTTTACTCATTGGTATATTATTATAGTATAATAACTAAAAAGGAGAGTATGCATGAGTTTAATAACAAGAATATCAATGCAAACATTGAAAGAGTTAAGGGATAAATATGATAATAGTGACACATTCATTATATGTGAGGTGCTGGATATCAGTGATGAGGATATGGATGAGTTATCTACATATAGGCCGTATGTAAGAAACAGAAGAGATGCAGTGAGCGAATTTAAAACTATGTTGCTTCCAGGTGATGCTCTGGCCGTGTCTGAAGAGTTTGCCGATGCTGATTTAATTAAGCAAATTGCTAATATTTCAGCGGGTATGGGTATAGAAACGTATATCCTTGCAAAGGGGGTGCTGAAAGAGGTTTCATAGCCTCTTTAGCCATATTGACTAGCCTATTTTTTCTTTTGTATATTATTACAGTAGAGGCCTGTTGATTAATTCAATTGGTTGTTTTTATATGATGAAAAAAGGAGGATGGTATGGTTGAAGTGTATAGTAAAGGCTATAATTTAAATAGCATCTACTATATGTTTATAGAAGCTTTTCTATTAAACTTAAGACTGGGTATAAGTAAGGTGTCTTTTAAGTCCAGAAACGAATTTCAATCTCTTAAAAGGCCAACGTATGATATCGAGATGATGGCGAGAAAATATGCAACAGATTTCATACTAAAGAACATTCATATGATTCAGTCATTGCATGGGACAGAGGTAGAGCTGCTTTTTGAAGTAGTGGATGATAGAATGATTATTAAAATTAAAGGATGGTAATGAGTACAATAACAGCACCTATTTCAAACATGTTACTTAAAGTATACATGATGGTAGGACGACATAAGTTGGATAATATGGTGGGACTTTATCCTAGAGGAAAGAGGTTCTCTATAATGACTGCCGAAGAGTATGGTATGACACAAAAAGAATTTAGTACTGCTGTAATAAAACAGGATAAGAGATTGGGTGTCGATAGACATATTTTTGAATACTGTACTCCGAGACCATCCATGCCTGTTGCATTAGGTAGATTATTAGAAGATGCTATAGAGGGCGTTATCTATGTGAAGTCTATCTATAAACAACTAATTTACTCATGTCCTATCTCTGGAAACACACTACCGATTCTTAAAAGAGATTATAGAGGCATGGGTAATTTAGATAGTATAATAAATAAACTATTTGTGGAGTATTATGGTAAGGTGGATATTGATGCACATGATGCTATTGCTAGGTTTGTGGATAGCCTTCCAATTGAGAGAGACTACACATATTCAATCAATGTTGATGGCGACTATCTCACTATGAGTAAGGGTAACTCTTTTAAAGAGGAGAGGTATGATTATATGTTGCATCAGCGACGTGCTGAATCAGTATCTATCCATAATGCAGATATGGATGAGATAAAAGGAGTGTTTGATGGAACAAAAATTATTTAAAAGAAGTTTTCATCCTGATATAGCTGATTCTATAGCTATGGTCTATTTTAATAATATTACAGAGTATATGCCTGTAAAAGGAACTCATATTATAAAAATAGATGTGGGTGGTATGGGCGTTTGCGATATTGATGTTTTGCAATCCTATAACATTCATGGATATGAAGAGGCTTTGATATTTGCATCTGTGCTATATAGCGGTAGTAAGGAAGAGATACGTGAGTTTGTATTAAAACAGGCTCATATACTTAATGATATTATTGCACATGCAGCAAAACGAATGCAACACAGCATAGATGCTCTCCATAATGCTGGAGAGCATACAAATTTTGTGCTACACAAAATATTAGATACAAATAAGAAGAATATCACAATACTGGAGATATTCGAGTTGGAGTAGTTATGGAAAAACCAAAAATCATAAATAATGTAATGGTAATGGAGTTTTCTAATGAATTAAGGGATGCGGTAAGAGCGTTCTCTATAGTTTTCGGTTCAGCAAAATCAGGACTAGAGTTTATCGAACTTTTGTTCGATAGGGCTATAGTCTATAGTATAGCCGAACATGAAGAGAAAGGAATTATTAGTGATGAGAGTATACATGACATCCATAGTTCTGTAATAGATGATCTCTACTATAATGGTTTGGATTATTGTAAATATATAGATCGGTACATTGACGGTGATAAAAAACCAAAACTTTATGATAGAATACATATGGAGACAGAGGATACTATTATTCAAGAGTTAGATTATACCATTTATGTGTTTTGCGAATTTTGCAGACAGACTAAACTATATACTATGGGAATAAGTAATTTCTTCTTCAGGCATGGTAAGTTGTTTATTAAATTAAAGGAGGGTGTATGACTACTGTGCGTAAGAGCCCAAAAGCATTTTCTGATATAGTCATGATTGGAAACAGGATAGGTATACAGGTAAATCTTGTTGATTTGTCCAATAAGATTGTTGATGATATATATGGGTTTATTAATACAGGCGAAACATTTGGGGATATTGATACAGCCGTTGATTATGAATTGCTGTGTTATCTATACAGTGATCTTATGGAAGGCATTATGGATATTGATCTACTTGATGAAGAAGCAGTGATTACGTTTAATGAACTGTGTGAGGATCTTTATAAGTACTTCATTAACATATTTAAATCATTAGGGTGTGTCTGTTCAGTACAGACAGCAACGCTGAATTATGTATCTTTAAGGGAGATAAAATGTTGATATATAGAAAAACACCTGATCCATTAAAGGTGATAATCCATAATAGCAATGACATATTTCTTAATAAAGAGGTAGAAAAGGATTTTATTAAGAAGTATATCAATGAGGATATTAAAATGTACATGGCGGGTAGAGGAATGGCTCTTTCTATCAATGAGTTCATTAATATGTATACTAAGTCTGGAGGTATGAGGATATTGGAGAAGCACGAACTTCGTATCTTCACAAAGCTCTTAGATACATTGACTGCTGTGGTGTTAGCCAGGCATACAGACACTCAGGATAATGGAATACCACACTTGTTGGATTACAATGAATCCGCTATGATATATGGTGTGTGAAGGGGCGGTTGATCCGTCTTCTTTATTTTTTTAATGAGAAAGAACCCAAAAGGAAAAATATGTTTGAACTATATAAAAATTATGACTTTACTACAGTTAGTTCTGTAATAGGGCTAGAGCATAAGAATGTTACTATATTGAATATTATCAATTATACAGCAGCTTTGACCAAAGATCCAAACCTTGATACAATTAACTCACAGGTATGTGTAGACAGGAACATTCCAATAACAGATATGTCCAAAGATACATTTGTAGAGTTTAGGGACAATATAACAAATGAGAAACATATATTCTCACTGCAATGGATAAACATACAATCTATAGTGCTAGCTTCTGATAAGACTACATTAGATATTACGGTAACTGATTTAAGTGCAGAAGAGGCTGACTTAGTAGCTCAATATGTTTATGGTTTAAAAATGGGTATCGTTAATATAACAAAAAGGTAAGGGTGGCAGGTCCACTCTTACTATTTTTTTATTTAACCTATTATATGACAATAGATGTCTCTGCTAACTTCGGTTAGTGGATAACAAATATTGCAAGTCGTTTTTTTTTAAACGTATATTATTACAGTGATGTAGGATAACACCTCATCACGGCCGGCTGGAATGAGGCGCTACTTAGGTAGCATAAAGTTTATTTAAAAAAGGAGAATACCATGGCAGTAAAAAGCCTATCAGATTTAAAACGAGCATTCGTAGACCCCAACGAGGGTAGACATCCGGAGGTTGAGGAATTCAACCATAAACTCCAGAGTTACTTTGCAGAAACACCTGCTTTTTCAGAGATCACTGTGATTTCGTTGGAAAAAGGACAGTATGATCTGTCGTATAACATAGCTATCTTGGCAAAAAAAGTTGGCAATGTAGTTGTAAACTTCTTGTTTGTTTATGCATGTACAAACAAAGAAGCAATCATGCCGAGAGAGTACAGTGAATTGATTGATAGAGGCGTACGTGCCCCAATTATTCCATCGAACGCATTAAACGTTAGGGCAGGTAAAGCAATAACAACTATCCTGAAAGAGAAATATGGCGCTGATATAAAAGTGGTCTCTATTGATGGAAATATCATCTGGTCCAATGTGGATCTTTCAGATGATAATAATGTGCGATTCTATGGTTCATTGGCGGCAAACTTCATAAATAGTGTATCTGCTAAATATGAAAACGGTTGGTCCGAAGCTCAATACGGTGAATTATTGGCGCATGCAAGAACTATTAAGGCATACCCTACTATTATAAATGCAAACGATGGCTATGTTATAAATGGAATGCCGCAATTTGTAGAGTATTCAATCACAATGACAGCTATTGATGGTGATGGTTCCGACGAAATAAATCATGAAGGTACAGCGGTACAAATTGGAAAAATAGTCGGAAACATCCAATTTTTGGCAGGGTCTAGTAGAAATGCTTCTATTAGAACACATGCTGATGCAAAGATTTCTCGTGCAATGAAAGCAACTGGTAAGATTGTAGCTCACCCAGTAATGGTGGTTAATGCATTGGAAGATGCGTTTATAACATCATTGGGGACAACACTGATGACCATTGCAGCTGCTGGAGCGGCCACCGCACAAGGACGATGGAAGGAGATTGCATTGGCTAATGCGGGTGTACCAGGCAAGAACCCGGGCGAGCTGGAACTGATCATAAATTCACTTGGTAATGAAGAACCTAAGAAGATCAACCTGGCTGATGAGTCCATTCCATATGAAGACAGATTGGATCTACTATCTAATCTTGCAGAGGGCGCACCATTGTTAGCATTTGACATAACGAAATTTATGTCTCAGTCTGTACACTTTACTACTCTACTAAGAGCATCTAAAGAAGCATTCGGTAAGGGAGATCCAAACAAGCCTTATCTAAAAGAGTTGGTTAAAGGCGCTCATGAGTTCACGAATGGGAAATTTCCATTGAACTTCCCGGAGAGAAAGATATTTGGAAGACAGTCTATTACAATGCCTACAGGCTATTTCAAAGACGGCAGACGAGGCGAAAGATCACTGGATGAAATTGATACCCTTATGGTACTGAAAAAGTTCGGTGTAAGAGACGCAATCATCAAGATGAGGCTGGACAATGGTTTGTTTGACAAGTCCATGAATTCAGTGGATCTCTACTTGAAATTGATGAATAAGGTATCGCCAGATATCAAAATCACTGGCGTAAAAGAGAGAGTGTTCTTAACATCAGAATTCGTATTGACTCTATTTAGAGCAATTCGTGAATGTGGTATAAATCTACAAATTCCTGCTGTTGAAGATATGGGTGGTGGATTGGCAATGCCTGACATTACAAGCTTTGATAGCATCGGATTCTCCGATAATGGATTTGGTGGATTTATTGATGATGACTTCAGCGGCACAGCTGGATTCGGATTCGGTGACGACTTTATGTAACACATTACATCATGGGATTAATCCCATGGTGTGATAACTTTTTTATTTTGACAAATATTAATGATAAGGGAATAAAATAATAAGGAAATTCCAATGAGCATTAATCCTTTTGTAAAAGAGTTTGAAGAGTATGATTTTGATCTGGACTATATATCCGGATGGGTGGAGCAAGTTACCACCTATATCATGAAGAAAAAAGGAATAGGAAAAGAGAAGGCAAGAGAAGTAGCTGTTAAGATATTTAAGGATAAATTTAAAGAGAGAAAGATAGTTATAGATCAAAAGGATTTAAAAACACTGGATAGAGAAGAGACTATAGTGGGGTTAAGTACCTATGTCAAAACTATACAGAGGGATAAATTAACTATAGCTCCATCATTCAGTTGTTATACAAAAGTTGATTATGAGGGAAATAAGTGGGACTCGGTACACAGTGTGTGGACTGATGTGAATAAAAAAGAGAGATCTGTATTTAAGAAAAAAGCAAAAGAGTATTATGATGCAGGCGATGAGACCAATACAATTATCTATGGTACATTACAGGTAGCTAAGAAAGTAAAAAATAATTCACTTTCCGGAATGTACGCATTGAAAAAATATCCTCTGTCACACCATTCTAGTCACTATGCATTGACATCTACTACCAGAATATTTACCAGTACAGCAAATACGATCAGTGAGTCTATTGTCGCAGGAACACGCCTATACTATACTCCAGAGGACGTTCTGAGGCATTTAAATGCATTAGTGACCTATATGGATAGGGGAGCTATACAGAAAGCTAAAGAGGTTTATTCTTTAAAAGTACCTACTGTAAAAGACATTGCATTATTGGTACTCTATAACAGCAACTACTATTGGAGAAATAAAAAGTATTTTGAAATCATATATAACTATATAGAGACACTTGATGAGTTGGAAAGAATGTCTGTCTATTACACATTCGACCTATACCATTTACATAAACTGAATAAAGAGTTTATAGAGGATATGTTAAGTACTCTTTCATCTGTTAAAGAGGCTGATGCTGATATCGACTATGTATATAAATCATCTGACTATAAACTTAATCTACTCTATCACGTTATGATAAAGCAACTGCGCGGAAAAGATAAAGATCTTTATAAATATAAAGACACGCAGCTAGGCAGAGAAGTAACGGGAACAATGAAGAATATAGACCGCACTATGGAAGCAATTACACCATTGGTAAATGCGTTCTTTAAATCAAAAGTAGTTCCTCCCAATGTTTCAAAAATAAAGCTGGCCAATAGAAGAATCATTATTCTTTCAGACACTGATTCAACAGTATCAACATACACGCACTATATTAAAGAGAGGTTTGGCCTCTATGTAGTAAATGATAAAACAGTAGGGTATGCAGCAGCGGCAGGTATATTTGTATCTGAGACTATTCGTAATATATTGATGTTATTAGGTGTCAATATGAATATTGATAAAGACCGTATAGGTGATATAGATATGAAATCAGAGTATTTCTTTTCATCATTCCTTCCAACACATGCCTCTAAACACTATATAGAAAACACTCTTGTAAAAGAGATGTCTATTATGAAAGACATGGAACTTGGATATCATGGTGTGAATCTTATTGCGGGTAATATCCTTAAAGCGTTTAATGATGAAAAGGATAAATTGGTCGAGTACATTGTTACTTCATTGGAGTCTGGTAAAAGGATTGATCTTAGAACGGTTATTGATAAAATAGTCTACCTGGAAAATGCTGTACTTAACATTATAGAAGAAGATCCTGTGGGAGCATGTAAATTCTCTAATATCAATGCTGCTGAAACATATAAGGATGGAGAAGATGCAAATAACTTCTTACACTATAAGTTATGGAGGGATGTGTTTGCAGATAAATACGGCCCTGTTCTAGAACCGCCGTACCTTGCACTGAAAGTCAATGTTAGTATTGATAAGAAATCAAAGTGTACAAACTACCTAAATAATATGGAAGACAAATCACTGGCTGCCAAATTTGAAAACTTCAACAAAAGAAACAAAAGATTTAAATATACCAATTTTCTACTCCCTTATGATATTATAAAAAACAATGGACTCCCAAAAGAGATACTTGATATATATGATAGAGTAAGAGCTGTAGAAGATATGTTGTCACCTATCTATATGGTAGCTTCTTTGTTGGGAGTAAATAAAAGAGATGGTATTTTGATAAAAGATACATATGAGTAATTACTATTTATATATTATTAAAGTGTAACCAAACAGAAAAAGGAGAAAAAATGAAATCGTTACAGGCTGTAATGACAGATATTGATAGTCTATACAATACAATAGACCCATCGCTTATTTTGGATATTGCCAAACTTGACTACAATAGTCAAAAAGATAGAGAGATACTGGAGAAGGCGATCAAGACTACCATCAATGATGATGTTATCTCTCTTGTAGCGTCCTGCTACTGCGGAGAGTTGGTGAAGAATGCAGATATAGGTGTCGTCTGTAAATCGTGCAATACAGAGGTTAGAGAGGCCTATACTGACTATATGCCTTTTGCTTGGTTACAGAAATTTCCAAATATGCCACAGTTTATCTCTCCGCATTATATATTGCTGATGGATAAAACACTGGGCCTGCAAAATGGGAACTTCTCTCTTATCACATGGTTCAGTAATAAGAGATACAACATTCGTCTCAATGCAGTGACTAGCAGGGTAATGAATGCAGTAAAGTCTATTACTGGTTTAGAAAGAAGTTATACGTACTTCCAACAGAACCTTGTAAAGATACTCTCCGTAATTGCATCTGTAACCACGGATAAGAAAAAGAGACTTAGGATAAATAAGCTCATAGATGTCTATAGAAATCATAAGGAGACTATTCTATCTGATAGACTCCCCCTTCCAAACAGGAGGTTTGTAATCCAGGAGAAGACAAATAAAGGCCAATTTATCCAAGGGTATCTTACAGAGGTTGTCAATACTGCACTGCTCTACATTAGGTATAAAGACTTAAATAAAAAAGAGTATAATGAAAAGATTACAGGTCGTATCATTTCATTACTAGCAAACGCCGACCTTGGAATAACCAATGATTTACTCTCTTCAAAGAGTGGGTTGTGGAGAAAGAATCTCTATGGATTTAGAGCTCACTTCTCATTTAGAGCTGTACTTACTCCTATTGTAGGAAAGCATGAGATAGATGAGCTTCACATACCGTGGAAGATAGCTATTGTAGTATTACGTTTACACATAATAAATATTATGTATAATCGCATGAACTATTCATATAATGAGATCACCGATCTTCTGTTTGAAGCTGAGATTAAAAAGGTGGATGTAATATGGGATGTGATACAAATACTCTTAAAGGAATCCGGAGATGGTATACCTGCACTATTGCAACGAAATCCATCGCAGAACAATGCATCCGAACTACTTCAACGTATCACATATGTGAAGGAGAATGTTTATGATGAGACTCTGAGTATGTCTTTAATGGTTATGCCTTTACCAAATGCCGATGTTGACGGTGACCAACTTAATATAGCGCTTCCACTAGATAAGAAGTTAGCAGATATGTTTAGTGTATTTAAGCCGCATAATACATCATTAAGTTGTGCGTCATCTCCAGGTGAAGTTTTCGGAAAAGTAGCTGTGCCTGATATTACCACTATGACAATCTCTAATGCAATATATCAACAAGAGAAACTACTGAAAGGATAAATATGGCAGATACATCCTATTTAAACTATCAAGCCTTTGCACAACGTGAGGGAAGGGTGGTGGACATCTCATCATTGAGCTCCGGCATGGATAAGTTCAGTAGTATGCTGAATGACATGGGGCGAGATGCATGGATTGATACAAGGAGAGTAGTGGACTTCTATGAATCAGACGAGTATCTACAACTTGTAGATGATGTCTATGATGATATAACAGGTATTTATGAAGAGATATTTACTCTTGATCTATATATGCCTGAGTTATTAGAAGAGTTCTACGACCCTACAGAGGATATGGTTTATGGACTTATGTATCTTGATGAAATGTACAAGGCAAAAGAAGATCAGGTTATTGCTGGATTTGATTTTGACTATGGTGCAGTGGAAGATATTAAAGATACCATAGATTATAAAGAGATACACGCAGGTAGATCCACACCAGATCATGAGGGTGGCTTCTATACATCTCCAACAGGAGGATTGTCTATAAGCGACTATCTTATGTTACAAGATGTTTATACAGCATATTGTAAAAAGATAAATAGTGGAGAAGACGTCACTGAGATTAAAACATCTCTGTAGGAGCACATGCTCCTACAGAGTGTATCTTTTTTTAATCAAATAGTAACTCGCCCATATTGAGTCCAAGTTTAGTTTGGCGTATCATATACTTAATAGTATAGTAAATATACTTTACTTCAGTATTATACGTCTCATAACGCAGCTGTACTCTCTTTGTGTCGCTTGTATTCTCATTCATGAGTGCTTCTATTCTATGGGCATACCCTTCTAACATAGATGATGCTTTGTTAAGCTTTGTTTTGATAATGTCAAATGGTTCAATATTTGCAAATAGACTCTTAACACCTTCTGTAATATCACCATCGTCAATATCTTTGTACATTTTTTTCTTTGCTTCATCATAATATTTATGATCCACAATCTCTTTATACATACTAGCATACTTTTCGTTATTTGATTCTTTACTTATTGATGTCAAGTATACAGCATCTTTATCAATAGCGATAAAAGAGGCATTGCTTTTCCCCATAAGATAATCTACTGTTTTAGATTTTGGTTTCTTTACATACTTGATGATATCACGTATTCTATCATAGTCTTTATCTGTATGCAATGCACTTGAGTCAACGTCTGCGTTTGTTATAAATCCTAATTTATAGTTGAAACCATAATTTTGTAAGAGGTCCTTCAGCGCATTCTTATTCGTGCTCTCTATCATAATAGCTTTACCGGCTCTTTCTTTATACCTTGTTAACTCTTTATCTTTTTTTGCAAAGAAGATCACTGTTCGCAACCATGCTTTTTTTACAACATTGAGTATTTTAGACAACATCTCTTTAAATCGTATCCATAGACTCTTGATAATATCTGCTGTGTTTTTTACAAATCCTTCCATGTTAACGTCTTTAAGAGACATATATATATCACCAAGTGTAGATCTGTCAAAACAGTGTTTGGCTATATCTTCTGTGTCACTCATATATTTTTCAGCATCATCTTCTAAATTATAGTTTGGTTCAAAGTATTCCTGTCCTTTATAATCTTTAACCATTTCTTTAATATTAAACATAGTTATTCCCTTTTTATAGTATAATCATAGAAAATCAGTTTAGTGTATATTTCAATATAAAAAGAATATAAACAACGGAATATAAAACAATTAAAAGATAGTATCCAGTATGGCATGAGCCATACTGAATATACCTGGATATGGTATTATTTGGTTTCTGTTGGTTTGGAGAGGTTACCTGCAACAAACTCTACGATTGCCAATGTAGATCTGTAAACGTCAAGTTTCCATTTTACATTTGAGTAGAGTGCTCTGGATGCAGCAACGTATGCGGTTTTCTTCGCAGCGGCAGCTTTACCTTTACCTTCCCAATCATCAACTTTACCGAAAGTTTTTTCTACAGCTTTTGCTGTTTTATCAAGGCCTTTGAAACCTTTTTTGATACTGTTCTGAAGATCTTTTGCTTTTGGTAAAGTATTACATAGTGTAATTACCTTTTCAACGTGGAGATCATCTTTTTTCACATTCACTTCTTCATCAGCATCGATATTTGTTTTACCAAAGAGGTCCTCTTTCGTTTTATCCAGATCACCTTCAATATCAACTTCTCTGTTAAAGGAGATTAGTTTTGCAACATAGAATGGATCTTCAGTAGAATCTTCTGGGGTAAACTCAGTGTTTATAGCGAGTACAGAGAATGAAGTTGTAGTCATTCCAACAAGATATGTTATTGTATTTTTGTCTTTCAACAAGAACTCATCTTTTTCATTTGAAATGTCAAGTTTTTCTACTGGGAGATTTAGTCTAGCATATCCCAATTTACCATTTTCTGCAATTGCATTGGTGTCAAGTTCGCCAGCAAGTGCGGCTTCAACGGCGGTTTTAGCATCAGAAGGTTTTAGGCCGTCAGTCTTGAATTTGTCATCACCTTGGTATATTAGGCTTTCGCTTGGAACAACCAGTTCTGCTTTTGCAACTATTGTAGCAAATTGATCGGCTTTTTTCTCACCTTTGATTCTGAATTCTTTTCCTTCTTCTTTTGCTTTTTCAAGTTTCTTCTTCAGAGATTTAACTTTGTCGTCAGAAGTAGCAAGCCATGCAGAGAAGTTAAGCCATACTTTTTTAGCCATTGCAGTGATCTTAGCAATGATTTGTGCAGCGCCGGCAGCGAGGTTTTTCAAGAATCCTTTTACAGCTTCTCCACTTTCAAGGTTTACATCACCAAGACCAGTGATTCCATATTTACCTTCCATGCGATACATTACAGATTGGTATGCTTCTTGCAGTTCATTTGTAACAGTTCCGCTTTCAAGGTTACTTGCAACAATTGCTCTTGCTTCGCTCATATTGTCCATATCATCACATGCTTCAGAAAGAAGAGAGAATCCTTGCTCAACTTGAGCGTCCATCATACCAGCTTCATAACCAGTTACAAATGCTTTTGCACCATCGTCTTGTTGATGGCTTTCGAGATTTGGCTCAGCCGCAGCCGTTACCATAGATTTAAGTGTAAACATAAAATGTCCTTTATTGTGTTAATTTGATATTTGCAAATACCATATCATAGGTATTTTTGACTACATAACATTTATAGTCATATAAATATATTATTCATAATGAGACCAATATATCGCATCGTAGTAAACTAAGTTTATTATTGGTTCAAACTCTTTCATGGTTGCCTTGAAGCCATTCACTATATCTAAACCATTAGCATACCGACTAGCCAATGCAGGGACGACCAATGACGTATCAGATGATAGTATATCAGCTCCGTGTCGAAAAGCATCCTCTAACAACTCTATCCCTGTATAACATACTGTTACATTATATCGACTTAATATTTCATATGTTGGTTTTATATCAGCTATGGTGATTTTGCAAAATGGATATGTTTCTTCTAATAGCTCCATAAAGTTACATATTTCAACAGGCATTAATTCATAAGGATAAATGTTTAGAATCAACTCAATGCTAACTCCTTCATTCTCTTTAATCATTTTATTTGCCATATTACCTATCTCTTCAAACATAAGGGTAGGTTTTGCTTTATGTAAATGAAACCTCTCTCGTTTACTATAGAGTATTTTAAAAGAATCTTCTCCGATAAAATCGAAATTGTCATCTGTCCTATTGATATAACTCTTTTTTCCCACATCGTGAACTTCTGTCACGATGGGGAGTCTTGTGTCAAACAGAGTATCTATCTCAGTATATATTGTCATTTTCATTTGGCGTTCCTGTCTTTTTCAATTCCAATATCTTTTTGTTTAACTTCATTGTGTAGTGCACCAACTCAAAAGCGTCCAGTATGGGAAGTGCCATAAACTCCTTAAATGTAATATTTAAGTTCTTTTGCATATTGTTTATTACAAACATTTCCATCATCTCATACCTTGTCTTGTTATATCCCAAATCCAATAGCTTGGATTGCATGATAGGGTAGAGTTTTTTATAAAATTCACTCTCTTTGATCTCACCATATATTCGTCTATACGATGCCCTCTTCACAATATTAAGATCCGTATAGTTATCCACATTGGTTCTTAATACATCTGCAAAGAGTGGTATTTGATTAAGGTTAGCGCTACTACCATAAATAATCTGTTTATGACCGTATATAGTCTCCGCATTAATGAAAGGATGGGAAGTTTCTTCGCCATTCTCTTTTATGGCATAATACGGAGAATCGTAAAAACATATAGTATGTTAAATGGTATGATACTTTCAAGGTTCTTGTTTGGCAGTACTTTATCTTCATTCATTACTTTTTTACATTGACTACATTCAAATCTAGGATGTCCTATGGCATAATTGAGTGTGTCATCTATGAACTCAGATATCTTTGTGATAATATCAGCCGCAAGTTCATCATTCTCGCGCAGTGTATTAAGAGCATCATAAATATCATACATATCATCCGACCAATTTCCGCCTATCTCAAGACGTTTTATGAAATGGATATATTTACCCAAGAGTACGTTATCCATAAATTGCTCAATCACTGCCTGTTTTTCTGTTTTATCGGAGAGCTCCAAAATGATATCGTCTATTTTAGTCTTCAAGTCAATGATAAATTTATCGGCAGACTTAAGTAAATCATTTACTGTAGTATCGCCTATTGTCAATTTTATATCCATAGCTGTATTGAATTTTCCGTTTGTATATGATAGTTCTCTTACATTTACCATGTCATTTTTGTAGTCCAATATGGAGAGTCCTATTTCATTGTCATTTTGATACTCTTCCTCAGTGCCTTTATATACGGAGGCGCGTCCCATGGCCAAAATATTGATCTGCTCTTCGGTAAGAGAATCCATGTCCGCATAGACGCACTCCAACGCATTCACCGTATCTTCCAATACATTATCGCATTTAGCGCGACTTTTCACACCATTCACTTCAATCTCCAAATTGTTTCTACAGATGAGAGTGATTGGAAAACCTGTCGGGTAGATGTTATAGACAAGCGCAGCTATAAGTATATCGGTATCAAGAGCAGAGATATAATCATATGGGTCATCGCCCTCTTCAAATTTTAGAGAACTGTTTGACATATCTATAAATGGCCGTAAAAAATCCAATAAAATAGAGCGATATGCCGCTGCATCATTACTGAATATTAAACCTAACGTATTAATACCTACTTCAACAAGTTCATTAACCAATCTTGCTTCTAATGCAATCTTATCATCTGAACTCATAGGTTTAATAGTTATCCAAAATCCACTATTGTAAAGATGCCACTTGGTCTGTTTTGCAGAAACACCTGTTGCATTTGCAGCAATAGCTGATAAACCTGTACCTTTTAGTTTACCCTGTCTTTTAGGTTTTACTGTAGCCTCTTTATTTATAAGTTGTTTTACGTCCCCATTTGCCTCTATTTCGATCTTGTTATTTAACTTTGACTCTTGTTTTACATTATATCCGAAATTTAAAGCATAGAAAGATTTTGCCAACTGCTCTTGTAATGTTTTTAAAACAACCTCTTGATCGTTACTATTATACACCGCTTTTTCTATTGCCTCAAACTTTTCAGCCATTGCATTATATGCATTAACATAATTTGTGGGGAGAAAAACACCTATATCGTTTTCTCCAATTTCACCTAACATCTTTTTTTCTTTACTCATTTTTTTCACCTGCTTCTTCAAGACTTTTAAATACCGTGTAAGCTTTTCGTATATTATCTTCCAACAATAAACATTTTTCACTTACTTCCATTATTGTTTCAACCGCATCAAGCATAAACTTATCTGTTCGTTTTGCACCAACCAATAATTCTAGTTTTTTAATATTTTCCTCAATGGATGGAATGACATTTTCTATGCCGTTATATATACCTTTGACATAAGCAATATCATCTTTCGTCTCCTCTGATTCCACAATATTATATAGCAATTCGCTTAAAAATGCTTTTGGCTCTTTGGCAGTAATGATCAACTTTTTAGCATTTGCTATAACACTGTCGATCTCTTTGTCTTTAATTGTGTTTTGTTCCTGTTTTCTTCTTATCTTTCTGTTAATACTCATTGTCTTATCCTTTTTTACTGTTTGTATTGTTCATTAATATAGTAAAAGTAAAATTTAATTGAATATAATATAACTATAAGGAATGAAAAGATGATACGATATATGATCGAGCATAGATTAATAAATCCAATGGCAGGGGAATTATTTTCAAAATGTGTGGAGGTACTTGAATATTTCAATACAACAATCTACACAGATGAGCTTAATGAATTAACGAATAATATATATGAAGGAGATCACATACACTCAGAGGTATTGGACATCTTTGAAAGAAATATACGAAACACATTGAGCAATTTTGGTATTACTGTAAACGAAGAGTGTTCATTATCAAAAGCTCTGGATATTCTTCAGGCTATAATCGTGCTCGAGGATATCGATATTGGTTTAAAAGAAGATGCGCTATTAGCATTGGATGGCGAGGATAATATAGAATCTCTAAATGATTTACTGTCCGAATACTTCCTTGTTATATCTGAAGACTTGCATTATCTGATAGGAGATATTGAAGATGATTTCATATCTGTTATCAAAGAGTTTCTTTCTACTGATGATGTTGATGACCATGAGATGGAAGAGATATATGGAATAAATAAGAAGCGAAAAGAGCTTATTGAAAAATACAGTATCAAAGATATCAACCTTGCATTCCTTAGAGAGATATCTCGTTTATCGATTACTGATAATGTAATCATTGCAAAATTTAGAGATTTTGCAGGGCATGTAGATGAGTGGGCAGTAAGAGTTCTTATTGCTGTAAACTTTATGACAGCGTCTCTGACAGATAATTTAGAGCGTTTATATATACATATCCCAGACGAGTATATTGAACAGGTAAACGGATTTGTGCATGGAGAGTATAATGGATGAAATATGGAAAGATATTGTAAGTAACGAAATACTGCATGATGTGGATAATATAAAGACCTTGCTATCTACCCCAGGGAAGAATAATAAATTAGTCACTATAGAAAAGAATGGTTATACACTACATCTATCCAAGGATTATTTTCTCAGTAGGAAAAAGGGAGACCCCGTATTTAGAGTCAATGATAAGGTGGTGGTAACTCCTGATATGATGAGGTGTGTAAAAACTAGAATGGAGAGTACTGTAGGACGGTTAATAAATAACTATCTATATATTGAGTATGGCACAAATGCTATGTTTGAATACATTAATGAAATGTTTGATTTCGGAACTATTGAGAAAAAACTCATACCTTTGGTAAATGAGAAGAAGATACCTATATCGGATTATAAAAAAGCAGCAAAGGTAGTGGTCTTTATGAGACCTATTGCTGTTTATGTAACCATACCGTCTACCGAAAAGGTGGATTTTAAACCGGACTGGTTGGATAGCTATAAAAAAGAGGTAAAGGCAAAGTATATCAAAAAGTATGGGGACGATGCATTAAAAGATTCCAAAATATACCTTGAGTATGAAAATGAAGTAATGACAAGGTATAAAGAGTATTTGAAAGATGATCCCACATATGGCATTACCACAGATAAAAAGATTGTTGAACAGTCCTTGAAAAAGAGATTTGTCGCAGTAGGTTTGATAGATACACTAGATCCAGAAAAGGCATTTGCTATTATAGAGGAAGCCTTAATGAGCGGCGCTCCTTTGGATAAGGAGAAGTTTGCAGATATAGTAAACAACATATACAATGGGTCAGCACAAAGGGGTATCTCTACAAAGGATTCTGGATATTTTGAAAAGATACTGGTGAAGATGTTATTCGCTTATCTAATTGATGTGGATGATTGTAAAACCAAAGAGTCATATCCATATAAAATAACAGAAGATAATAAAGAGATAATGGTAGGTAAATATTATTTCAAGAACGGCGCTACCATACGAATATCAAATGATACAGTAGATTCATTAGTGGGTAAGTATGTAGATTTGAGATTACCTCATCTCTGTAAGGCAGGAAGAGGTAAATTCTGTAAGAAATGCACAGGTGATTCATTATCGAAAGTGGAACAAGGTATGTTACTCGTAGCTATTGGATTAGGTGGCGAATATCTAAATTTCAATATGTCTAAATTCCATGCCACTACATATAACTTGGTAGAGTTAACAGTAGATGACTTATTTTAATATTACATATTTAAGATGAACAATATAACAAAAAGGAAACATATGTCAGATATTTATGATATGGTGGAGAAAACTCCAGAGCAGCTGAAAAGTGAAGTGGAAACTAAGCCGCAGGAGAGTAATAACGGTGGGTCTCGTTTTGAAGAGCCTGTATATGAGGGAATCAACCTTGAAGTCGATACACTACAACGCAATAATAAATGTTATTACATACATTCGGAAGTGGAAGTGCCGGATGAAGCAAAAGAGACACTCAATAGAGTGATTGATCGACTAAGCTTAAAAGAGTGGACGCTCCGAATCAACCCGGAAGATAGAAACAACAAGATTGCAAAACACGCCTTTATAAAAGCAGCATACAAAGAGGTCTTTCTTCCATGGGCAGATATGAATAAATCCATTCAACCCATCATTAAGAGACCTACTAAGATGGCGCACAATGTTGCTATATGGACTGAAAAACAGTTGTTTAAATCAGATGCAGATAAGTATAACGATATGAAAAGCTTCTTTAAAGCATTCAGGGCAAACTTTATACATCTTCTTCTGGGCGAGGGTTGTAACGCACCGATAGAGTTTGCGATTATATATACTCCATGCGGAACATCGGCAATGTCAAAGGATGTAAAGTTTAAAGAACTTGGATTTGATATATCTAAAATACTTAGATTATCTACTATACTAGATTTCAGGGTGTTCAATCTTGGCTCTAATGATTCAATGATGGAACTAGAACAGTATCTATCCTCCGTTGTAGAGGGTTGATTATTAAATGAACTAATATAGAAAGGACTAAATATGTCAGGTAAAGAAACAACAAAGAGCACTACGACAAAAAAAACTAGATCTTCTGGGTCTTCCTCAAAAGCTGCAAAGAAAACAGCTGCTACAAAAGACACAACGACTGTAGAAAAGACAGCTGCCGTTGAAGAAAAAACACCTACAAAAACAGTAGAGAAGACACCAGTTAAAGCAAAAGAAAAAGTTCCAGAACCAACACCTGTAAAAACAGAACCGGTTAAGGAAACTCCGAAATCAGCACAGGATGCAAAGAAACCAACCGATGAAACGAAGCCAGTCAAGCCGGTTGAAAAGACACAATCCGAGGAAAAAAAATCATTTCCTACAGATACAACAGTAAAAGAATCAAAAGAAGAGAAAACACACCCTCTTGTTAAAGAGATGGCTGATATTTCAAAGTCTATCTCTGCTAAAAAGAAAACATCCGCAGAGGCTCATATGGCATTGAACTTTATCAGTGGTATGAACATTGTACTTTCAAATGAAGATGAAGATATTACCGTAAGGATAAAAATAGCTAATAATGTACTTGATCATTTGGCTAATATTAAAAAACTTATGGCGCAAGCAGGAACTGTAATTCAAATCTGGGCAGGAGATCGAGAGTCTCTTGATGCATATACCGCAGTCCTTGCTATGGCGGCAGCTAAACAAAACGGGAAATTGAAAGATATGCCTAAAACAGGTATTAAAAATCAATTCTATGGAAAATTCATCGGTATGGGTTATGTAATGGCAGAGTGTTCGTAAGAACACTCTGTACATCTTTTTATTTGATAAGAAAAAAGAAGGCTTTACCATGAATATTAAAGAGATGATGTTGAAACATGCAACTGTGCCTGTAAGTAAAGAGTTAAGTGTTAAGATGAAGCAGTATCTAATAGCTATTATGACTAGGACAGAAGATTCTATGGAGTGGTTTAATAGTTTCTATTTTGGAGTACATGAGATACGTTTTAGAGATAATGATAAAGAGAACTTATATCTACTATTGGATATAGATGAGACTGAATTGAAAAATGACATTAAGAAATTAGATGGTGTAAAATCTAGTTGGAATATTATTACTGACCCATTTAATGTTGTATGTGCTCTTTATCTGCGCAAGGCATTAGAGAGCAAGGTTAGCGAAAGTATAAAAAGAGACTTCTACATTAATCTTAATATTATATTTCAATATAAGATGATTACGTCTATGTATTTTAGATACTTCAACTATGCAGTATCAAAAGATATGGCTACGACACTATATGAGAGACTTCCTAGAAAATTTATTATAAAAAGGTTAGGGTCGAATTATAAAGTATTGGAGCATAATGCAATATCAAGATATGAAAGTGGAAATTGGTCAAAGGTATTAAAAAGAGACAAGCCTATGAAATTTCTTTATTATGTATCAAATTTAAATACAACGATAAAGTCATTTATTCTACAACAGTATAGTGTCTTAGTAAAAGTTCAAGAAGAGGATAAGTTAAGAAGAACCGCTTCTCCAGTGGCAAGAGACGGAGAAGATAATGAAGAGAGGGTACGTGAGGTTAATGACATACACAGTGTATATGTTGAGAGCATCAAAAGAAAAATATATATTAAAGATGATTTTATAGATAAAGATCTTCTTAGCATTGTATCTGAGCTCTATCCGAGAATAAAAATAGATGCTGTGTTGAAGACATTAGAACATATTCAGCAGAAAGCATTTGAAAGTAAAGAGATGGTAGATATGTGTGTGAAGATCATAGAGATCAATAACAGATATCTCTATGTTGAGAAGATGTATCCTCCTTATTCAGATAGACTTATTGCAGTATTCAAGTTCTTAAAGAACTATTGGAGTAGCAGTAGTTTAAAAGATAAAGATATGCAAGATATCAAAAATAAAATAATCAAGATGGTAAAAGAGGTAACTGGTATAAAGACTAGAGGTGTTTTATCATCCAGCACGATTATTATAGCAGTATATATATATACAATAAGTATAACAGATATAAAAAGGTAGTGTTGTTATGTGATCATACTAGGGCAATAAACATTAAATTAAAAGGACATTATATGATAACAAAACTAAAAAAAGTAGATAAGCTACAGAAAATATTGAATGATTTTTCTAGTAAACTTGTTAATGAAGGCGTTTGCGAGTATATTATAGTTATAACGCATGATCAAATTCCTCACGGTGGGATGTCTAAAACAAAAACTATTGATGGAAATAATAGTCCTATTAAGTTATTGAGAAAAACATTGGAGGATTGGGAAAAGAGGCAAGGACTAGACCCAGACAATGATTGGGGTGGTTAATGACAGCATTAAACAAAAAATTTAAGAGTATGGGAATTTAACCCATACTCTCTTTTTTCTTTATTATAAATAATCATCTATCATACTATCCACCTCTATCAATGTAGGTAACTCATGCATAATATGACCATAATCTAAATGTGATATTACACCGGTGATTAAATCAATATTGGCATGTTTAAATGTTTCTTTTTCTACTCCCACTACATCAAATAGGTCTCTTACACATGTATCGTTACTGATATTCAAAACATAAGTAACTGTTGGATAAGCAGAGGTAACATCCAAGTCCATGGCCAGTATATAAGCTCTTGTCTTAGTTAATGGCCTTGGCGTATTGTAATGTGATGCTACCATTTGCGCAGCCTTATCCTGTAACTCTGTAGTATTTAAATAATACTCATCATCCAGTATAGGTACGCTATAATTCTCATCTATTCTCCATAGGTTAAGTGTGACTGTCCAATATTCCCTGCCTAAAGATTTGCTCTCCTGCTCATCCTTACTCTTAAACATAGCCAGTACTTTATCCTCTTTCATATAGAACTCATACATATCCTCATATATCTTAGTGGGGTTACTGTTAAAGTTATAAAATGTAGTATGTCCGCTCAATAGGGGTAGTGAGTAATCTAGGTCGTGGTCTTTTTTATTTTTACAATTTAATCCTAGTGAATCCCATATGTTATATGCAGAGTAATCAATAGGGTGTTTATTAGACATGGTTTTATGCCACTCATATTTTGTTACACCTTCAATATCAACTGTTTTAAGTTTACCTATCTTCAAAGACTTTGCCAATACGTTATCTAAACCATACCCGCCTTGTATCTTTTTATCTTGTGAACGAATATATCGATAGAGTGACATACTATCCATCATTATGAACTTAGCAGCACTCTTCATTACGTGCCACCTCTCTTCAGGCGGTACTGGTGTTACCTTGCCTGCCTGAGTCACTTTCTCGCTCCTACCTACTATCACCTCGAAGAACCTGAGCTCTTTTGGTATATCAGGATGACAAAATACATCTTCGGGTCTTAATCCATTTACCACAGATCTTTTTGCAATAGTAGAGATATCAAATTCAAAGTTCCATCCGGATAATATATCGATATCAGAGCGATGTATTCTGCTAAATGATTTTTGTATTAACTCTTTCTCATCTTTACACTTGGTTATTGATATTTTTAAGTTATCAACATCTAGTCCATATGGGAGTTTATCAGGTAAGGATTTTAATAACTTATTAATTATCCTCTCTTCCAATCCAGGCAGGTTTGGAATAAGGTTATTATTTACAAAAGTATAAACCTTATCGATTCCATCTTCTGTATAGACGAATGTATTCAGGGATATCTCTTTTGTATCTACATCATTTTCAATATCGAGAAAACCGGGGATAAACGGTGTTATCTTATCACACTTCTTTTTATACTCCATAGAGAGCAGTGTAGTGGATGGTATGTCTGCACCATAAACATAGATACTATCTCTATCTCTTCTTACCTCGTATAGTTTTGCTTTCTTATATTTTGGTTTCCCCAATGCTTTAAATATGCTATTTGCTAATCCTGATTCTGTAGACATGAACTTATCTAATCTACTCAAATGCTCGGCTTCTTTCCTCTGTTTATGATTTCTATAGAACTTTTTAGTTACATAAAATGGTCTTTTATAATCTTTTATTAACTCTATAGAGTGCTCTTGTCTACCATCAGGATAGTGATTTAGGAATTTCACTAAATGATAATCGCCATCGTCACTATTAGGCAGGTGTACAGCAAACCTAAACTCTTTACATATATCACTCATATCACACCCTTTATTATTTCTCTTATCCTATAATTAAGTTATAAAGAATAAATCAAATTGCAAGCCGTAGTGTTTGTATATTATTATAGTGGTTTAGGCTTAGGTGTATCTATGATACTAATTATTTATTATCGTAAGGAGATAATTATGGCATTAAAACCATTAACCGATGGACCATTTCCGTCGGAGAAAGACTTCTTCAAGAAACTCGAAGAAGTCGAGAGGGAGATGGAAGAGATGAGAAATCTCGACATTTCCCAACCGCAACGAGGGGAGGTTGTCGCTGCCCATCACAACCTCTGTTTTAAAGAGCATCTGAGAGAGAGTGAGAGATTCTTCTCTCAGATGCAGATTGATTTTCATAGGAGCATCACGTGTTAAAATCATACAATGCTCTGAAGCATGACTTCAAAATTCATCTGGCGGGTATGGACAAGTCCGCCAGTTGGTTAAGTCTAGGTGGGGTAGATGGCAAACCAGCATTGGTATTATCGTATCCCAAAGGAAATTATCAAGCGATGGGGACACCTGATAATTTTTCAATAGCTACTATTGATGACAAGCATAGCATTGTCATCATTAACACCCGCACCATTAGATCAGCCATGATGCTGAAAAATGGGGTGGGTGCACATGCCTGCCATATTACCTCAGGGTATAATGAAGCAGGTATTGAGAGTGAATCCTCGTTAGTAGAGGGCTCTGTAGTATATCAAGCCTCCCCACTTGATATAGAAAACCCTAATGTTGATTACGACATTAGGGAAAGCATCATTATAGCCATGATTTCTATGCTAGAGAAAAGAGGCTATAATGATGCAGGTGCTAATGCAGTAGAGGAGGATATTAAGTATTACTCCTCACTGCTTAGTACCATCAGGGAGGAGTAATATCCTCTCTGTTATATTTTTTTATTTGGTTGCTATTATGTGAATATAAGGAGAGAGAGAAGGGGAACCTTCTAGGAGGGGTTGAGTGAGAGGATTATATAAATACAATCATACTGGTAGAGAGTGACCGTAGGAACTCTCTAAGGGACGCGACCCTAGGAGTGACCCGCACAGTATGTACCTATAGGGTATTATCTTTTTTATTGCACGCAGCGCCAGCATCAGGCGATAGCGTAGTGCTTTTACTATTTCTTTTTATCTGTATATTATTATAGTGGATTGGGCTTTAGGTGTTATTTAATAACTATTAATAATCTACTAGGAGGTAGTGATGTATACAATAGAAAACATAAAGGGACTCTACGCAGTCTTTAATGGGTGTGTGGTGAGAGTGTAGGAAGCTGTTGCGTTGTTCATAGGTAAAACTAGAGTAGATTACGATGCGTGCTTTGGAGATGATGGTGATGAGTTAATACGCGTGAGAAAAATGTTGTCTGGTCATACGTTAAAAACTGAATACCCTGAATATCTATCACCTATAAATGAGAGTGAAACAAATATTAAAAGGAACAAATAATGACAGAAGTAGTACAAGAGATTAATAAGTTAGCAGCCTCTATCAGAGAGGTAGTTAAAGGGAAGTTTTATGAAGAGGCATGGTTGAGTAAATGTAAAATAACGCCAACAATAGAGTTTGCCTTGCATGACGATGACGATATATGGTATGAGATAAAAGATGTAGCGGGTATAGATTACACAAAAGTATTGGAGAGAAATAAAGAGGTGTATACAAGATTGACTCGTCCTATCTTTGATATATTGGTGACAAAGCAGAGTGGTTCTGGTAGAACATTTTTCACAATAGATGATAAGCTTAATGGTGAAAAATACACCTCGGACATCTATATTAGGGAAGGACTATTACATTGGAAGGATAATAAGATCAAGATGTTGAGGTCATTAACATACGCCGATGTAGATTTGTATACGTTCAATAGCATCTTCAACAGAAGTAATATTAGTGAGCTCACTGAGGAATATATGAACTTTAACTATTTCTATAGAGCTAACTTTGATATAGATGTTAGTGATAATGTCTACTCGCTGTTGATCTATAACGAGCCTATAAATTTCATGTATGGGGATGAACTAAGAACTATGTCAGGTAGGGACGTATTTATGGCCACACTCCTGCAAATATTAACATATCCTGATATGGTTGATGAAAAGAAAACAATTGTAAACAATATTAAATTTGGTATGTAGGGAATCCCTACATACTGTCTTTTTTTCTTTATTTAACAATATAAACTTTTCCTTGATATATTAATTTACACAAGGACTATGCAATGAAGATGCGATTAACACTTAAAAACGATTTCAATATGGAGTCTATACAAGCAGTTACTGAAAATAAAACTTTGAAAAAAATGGAAGAGTTGTTTACATATTTAAAGACAGAACACGGCATGCTGAAATTTCAAAGTAATGACGACATTACAAAACAGAAAGGGTATAGGGAGAAATTTGAAGAACTGGAAGATGCAGTCTTTGTAGAGTATGGAATACATTTTAAATTCTACTCCACAAACGCAGGACCTCATTGTATAGTTCCTCCCGGACCATCTAGCAATATCATAGCACATCAAAACGCAGAGATTAGTAAAATAATCAAAAACGTTATGCGTAAATATAAGATACGACCAGATAATAAAAGTACAGACATTAAAGCATTGAAGAGCAGCAAAGATCTTATTAATCTATATGCCACTCTTGGACAATCTATGAACGAGATTGAAAAACAATACTTTAACAAGAAAGTAAAGATAGATTTTGCTAAGGGTAAAATAGAAGGTCTAAACAAAGATGTTGTTGTTTTTGTTGGTATACCATTTATACAGTTGTTCAGAGCAAACTTTACCGTACGTGAAATTATGGCAATCACTTACCATGAATTTGGACATGGATTCAATTCATTGGCATATATGCATCAATACTTTACTACAGTCAATACTGCTGTGGAGGGAATGTATGAATCAAAGAATGAAAAAGAGCTTATAGAGAGTTACAATAATATTATTGCCATTGACGGTCGTAATGTTTCTGATGTTAAGGAGTTGTTCTATGATATCTTTAACATGAGTGATAAAACAAATGGGAATGTATACGCTATTAAAAACAATGAAAGTATGGCTGATCAATTTGCTGTAAGACACGGTCTAGGACAAGATCTAGTCACCGCATTGGCTAGAATAACAGGTAATCTTGAAGGGGCTGAGGATAATAAAGCAGATTCCCATTCATTTTCTTTAGCTCTATTTATGACGTATACAGCTATTGCAGTGCTTATAGTAGTTATAATAATGACTAACCCAATGGCCGCAATGTTCTTTTACATACTCTTCTGGGTAATCTACATGATCTTTGCATTAGTTCAACTTGCACAAGTTTCCACTGTTGCCGGAGTAACAGATCCAAATAAGTTAAGAGAATTAATGCTTGATACTGATTCTATTTATGATGATTTAGAACAGAGATTTAGACGTGTTAAATATGATCTTATCAGACAGATGAAAGAGACAAGTACAAAAAACAAGTCCGATATATTGGTTCAAATTTCCACTATTGAGGAATTGATTGAGAAAGTAGAGGAGGATAGAGGAATATTTACAAATCTAAAGTATCTATTCACTATGAGACGTAGACAGGTAGGTATCTCTGATTTCTATATGTCAGCAGAAGAGTTGATGGAAAATGACATGCATGTCAGATCTGAAACTTTCAAAAGAATTTTTAAATAAAAAGGATAACCCATGACAAAACAATATTTTAAAATAGATGAGTATTTCAATACAAACGGTGCGAAAAAAGAGTTGGCTTTTTTCGTTCTCGCCGATAGGGTATTTAAAACAGAAGCAGTGCAGAATATTCAAAAGATGATGTTGAACGAAGACCTTACGATAAATACACCAGCCATACATAAAGCTACCAGAGAGACAGTCTCTACACAAGTTGATAAATTAAGAGATGAGTTTGCATATCCTTTTGAAGCAGCTCCTATTAATTTTATCGTAATGGAACTGATGGATAGCCAAAGAGCAATGTTTAATGCATCTGTGGGTGCTGAAAATTACGGTAAACCTACAACTGATATACAGCATTTTATAAATATTGCTAATAACAATAAGAATGCCCTAGAAGATCTTAATTCTCTATTTGGACAAAACGATGAATAAGGCAACTAGAAAACTGATAGAGGCTGAGCTGAATCGATTAGAAATAGCACAGTCTATTAGCAGGAAGCAGGCAGAGTCTATTGATGAACTTACTGAGGGAGCTCTCTTTGAAGAGATTGTTAAAAATGCATACACAGAACATCCGTCTATACAACAGTATGATATGACAGTTAACTTCCTAAGGAGATTGATACATGCTCCTAAGACATATACAAAAGAGGAGTCTATGAAAATCATAGAGGACACGATCTCCTTAGTTGATAGGCTTGATAATCTTACTGACGTGAAGATTAATGATATTATGCTTAAATTATTTAGATCTTCACTTATTGTCATTAACGTCAATGACACATTGATAAGTTTGTGGGATGTAAAACTTATTGATATACCTGAAATATTAGACCAACTAGAGGATTTAATAGATGATGCGGATGAGCGTATTCTTATGAACATCTATAATCATAAAGAGAAACTATATGATCATCTTGATATCAATACTATCGGTGGTGTATTGGATTATGGTCGCTGGGTGATAGATCGCAAACAATACAGAACGACACTTGATTCTATGCGCGCTGAGTTTATTGCTAAAGATTATATTAGTTCATCCGCCGTACATAATGAAATGAACGTGCCTGAAATGTTGGTTGCTGTGATCGAGTTTACTGTCCTGTTCAATACAAGATTGAGAGATGATATTATTGTTAAATTTAAGGAGGGGTATGATGAATATACGGGACATGATAAATGAGGAGATACCAGAGTCTAGCTTTGCGCTAGGCTTAACGGCAGCAGAACACCAACTGGCCATGGATAAATGTAGTGATGCTATGGATAATGTTTCTAAATTATTTACTGGTGGATTTAAAGATCTTCTTGATGATGTAGAGCATGAGTTTAACCCAGTGTTCAAAATGAAAGCAAAAGCCGCATTGGAGTTAAAAGCTCAAGAGATGAATATGGAATATGATCATTTTGTAGAATTGATCAAGTATAACAGTGAAGGCGTTGTAAGCGGTATTGTAAATGCCATTATGTCTTTCTTTAAAGCTATCCTTAAATTCTTAAGTTCTATCTTTGGTATTGGCGGTGGCAGTTCTAGCTCTGGCAGTAAATCTGTGCGAGATGTCGCTACGGGAAAGGTTCAGACGGCAAAGGTTATAGCTGAGGCAAAACAGATTGTAGAAGAATCGAATGTAACAGATGAGCAGGATTCAGTTCGTGATGATGTTCAAGAAGAACCGAGTGTTGAAACATCGATTGAGAAAAAGATATATGATCTTGCATTCTCTATAGATAAAAAACTAAGATTGCTTAGACGAATAGAGAGTAAACGTACTCCTGATATACAGTATCTAAAAGCCATTGTATATATCAACGAGATGTACAAGGTCGATGTCTTTAAAGAGCAGTATGTTGATTTTGATGCAAATATGAAAGTATTTCTTAAAGCAATAGATAAAGATCCTAATAAGATTGATATTCTTATGCCTAATTACTCCAACAGCAAAATGTGGCAGAGTCTTATACGTGATTACTTCCCAAATTATAATCTGGACGCTTATCCACGATATGAGATTTGTTGTATTAATGCATCTGTAGATAATATGGGGACCGGGGACAGTGATGTCTATGTAGATTTGATAATATTCGGGTCAGATTGTGACTTTGTGAAAAGCTCAGATACGATAAGAGTACAGATTGGCGATATGCCGCATATGTTTAATAAGAATGACCCTGCATATCAGGAGTATATGCTCTTTGATAAAGAGATGGTCTTTATACACAAATATGGGAAAGAGATTGATAAGCTGCCTACTTACAAATCTCTATTCAAAGAGATTCGCACCATGGAAAAGGAGTTTGCGAAAGTTCCAAAAGACACAGTTCAAAAGATTGTTGAGAAGAGAGCCCATTTAGCTGGATGTAATGACTATACATTGAATTACTTTAACTATATGATAAAATTACTGAAAGAGTATAAGGGCATAGCTACAATGAATTACTATATCGGCCTAGCTGTAAGAAAGATGAATTCTTATGCTGATATTATTCTTGCGCTGCAAGAAGAGATGGTAGAATATAAAAAACTTAAAGAAAAGGTCAGAGAGGGATGATTCCCTCTCTGACTATATGTATTCTATATTGAGCTTGTAGTCGTACCGTATCTGGAAAATATCATCTATTGATTTCTTTATTTCAAATCTATTACTGAATGTTTCCAGGTCTATTATTTTTGGATTATCTGGAAGATAATCAGAAACGTCCACTGTCAATAGACTGCTATCAAGTGATTTTATAATACTGTGTTCAATATCCGTGATGTTGATGTATGGTTTACTAAAATATCTATTTAATATCATGCCGATGTTTTTGTAAACTGTATCAAAGTCCGTTTTAAATGCACTGCTATCTTGTCTGTAGTATAATGTTACTGTCGGCGATAATACTTTTGTATATTTATTTTTTGTTTTCGATATTACTAAGTCGCTAGAGCGCCTTGCCCTAAACAGTATCTTTGTATTATCTAATGTTTTATTATTTAATTCAGCCATCTTATACATAGACCAGTCTAATAGCAGATCCTCTATTCCCTCAATATGGTCTAGGTAAATAGTTTTATTGGAAGCTTTATAGTTATACTCCATCATCAGTATATCAACGTATTTCAATAGCCCATACTTTTTATCAATGATTGGATTGTCCTCTTCATCATATATGATGTCACCTTTTCTATGTTCATACACTATATTATCATTTGCATCATAGACTATCTCACCTTTATGATGGATTATATTAAACTCTAATGCATCGCATATGCCATCACCATCTGTGTCTGATACATCAAATGGTAATAGATTATCGTCATAGACATCTTCGGGATATATCTTTGGAACATCGTACTCATATTTCATATATTTGTTTTCTGTAAATACACTATCAGCTCTATTCCAGAAATATTTCAATTTTGTAGCAAATGTTATATCGACACTCTCCCTGGTTAAGCCGATAACATCTCCTCGTCCAGGAATTTCATTCGCATTTAAGTAGAGCGTGGCATCTGTTTGCACGCCGCCAGTGCTTGTTAAGTCAGTTCCATTATAGAAGATAACTATGTCTGAATGTGAAAAGAGAGATATATTATTGACATTATTATCTTCGGGTATTAATAACATCTGTTCGTCATTGTCTATTTTAAGATTATCAGTGTCAACTTGTATAATATGAACCGTGTCATCCTCTCTACCTATATATGATTCTGAGAGAACAGTATCTACAAAACTATAGAAGTATCGTTTTCCATAAGTGCTCTCTACAGCTAATTGAATAGTGATGTTATCTTTAATAAGTTCGTATGCATCATTACCACTTAGTTTAAAGAATATGTAGTATCTATCATTTTCTCTCACTATATTATAGCCTGTTATATTCACATTCTCTTTTAGAGATTTGTTTTTATTTATTATAGAGAGTCTCTCTACAGTAGGTTTATTTATACTGTATATCCTTGATGTAACTATATCTAAGTCATTATCAATGATGTATAGGAAAGGATTATATAGGAAGTTATTTTCATTCAGATACTTTATTTTTGATGCTAAATCCATATTTTTTACAAAATCATATTCAGTCTGCGTTACTGGACTCGTCATTCCATTTACATTTTTAAACAACGTATTCGGTTTTACCAAGAACATATCATCCTCTATTATAAAGGAGTCCTGTTTATCATCTATATTAAAAAGCTTTGTGTTTGCATTATAGACATAAATTGGGACGTCTATTGTTGTAAAGTCATTGATATCTTTACTCGCCACATAGACTCTTTCATAAAGTGTATCTTTTAGTTTATCTAAGAAGAATCCATCCAATCTGCTTTTTTCAACTAGCTGATGTTCAGTAATAGGCATGTCGATGTTACCCGTTACTCTATTGATAAATTTCTTTCTCATATCTCGAACTACTCTTCTATTTACCCCACCATCTAATATATTGTTAGATTTTACAATAAAGTTCACGTTAAATGCAGCTGCTTTATGAATAGTGTCTTTATCTTTAAATAGGTAGAATTTAAAATCTTCTACCTTATATTTGTTCAAAGGCATTCTTATTTTACCTTTTGTGGTATATATAGAGATACGTATAGTATTTGACCGTATTATATTATCCAAATAGATTTTTGGTATCTTATAAATAACCTTGTCGTTTAACAACTGGATATAGGCTGTTGGTGTATGTGGATCATATATGCTTTCAACATATGTTTTCTGCACAGGCGTATGCTCGTTAGTTAATGGATTTAAGTATTCGACAACACTATAATAGTATTGATCGGTTATTGGTATCTCTACATGGAAATCCAAACCTAAAGTAGCGATGGCTTCAGTATGGATTATATTCACCTGAGTAACTGGTATATCAAACATTACCCATTGTGTATTGTCTTCAAGTGTGGTTATGGTAGAGTAGATAGTGCCTATGTTTGTGGCCTCTGTAGATTCTGTAGTAATTTCATGTTCTACAAAACTAATAAACTGCCCATCTTTCTTATTGATATATACATGAACGTCATTGCTGATAGTCAATCTTACCTCATCGATAACCACATAAGAATCTTTTGGTATGGTAATTTTGTATGCTCCATTTTCAAAAACACCAGAGTTTATGATGCTTTCAAGGTCTATAAACATAGTGAGCGTAGTGTGTGATGGAGATGCAAATAGATGCTGTTCATCAATATTTGTAATATGTGGATAGAGCTCTTCCTCGTTAGTGGCTAATGCAGGAAACATATACTTTTCAGATTGTACAAACTCTTGTAATGCACCTGCGGTGGTTGTAGATATAGCTTCCGTTAATGTTACTAATGGATTGGTTGGATTTTCAAGATTTACCTCTTCTCCCATTATTGATTTTAACACTATACGCTGTGCACTTATCGGATCTAAACTTATTGCTTCTAAAGGGTTCATTTATCTTCCTTCTCTATTTTCTTTTTTACTATGTCATATTTTGTTTTTGGTATTAGCCATTCCAAAGTGTTGTACTTCATATCAATGAACGGGACACCTTCATTTTGAAATACAGTCCTCAGATTTTTTGGAACTTCTACCACCTCTTTGCTCCCGTCTTTTACCATAGCTTTTACGGCAGGGTTCATTGCCATTACTGTTCTATTGAAATCCATCAGTAGTATAGGATCATTATACCATGCGTTAAAACATTTTAATCGTGTAGAAAATGTAGGGTTTTGTTGTGTTTTTAACTGTTTTCTATCGTAGTCAAAATAGACACCTTTGGAGTTTGCAATAAAATGACCAATAGTTTTAGCAATCTTCTTTATCTTATAGTTATAAGTTGTAACTATAACGTATACTCCTATTTGATAGTCTATATATCTATTCATCATTGCATTGTTTGATGGATAGAATACTCCAGTGGAAACGTTTGATTGGTATGTGCCCATTATATCTATGATTCTAGTTACTATTTCCTCTTTGATATTAAAAAACTTTAAATCCATTTCAAACTCTCTATGTACTCTGTTTGAACCTACAGAGTATCCCCATTTTATTTTATTCTGACCATCAGGAGAAACCCAGGAATCAATTACCTGGTCAGGCCATCCACTTGCAGTCAGTAGAGTATTTGAAAATACATTAATGAATGGACTATTGGAATCCATTAACGGATTTTTGTCTTTTGCTTCTTTATCATATTTTGGATCTAACAATCTTCTAATATAATTATTTACTCCCATGTTGGATGTATCTTGGTATGCAACTGTCAGTCTATCTCGATACAAATTATAGTCAGTTAGATTCATCATAGGCCTGGTAAAAAAATAAAAGGTCATGTCATCACTGTCCGCTTCAGGCATGATGACTTGTTGTGTATTTGAGATACCTTTAACTATATTTGTAAATCGTAAATCTTCCTCTTTATATATCGTATGAACTCTAAGTGCGTCTTGATACGCGTCATTAATTTTACTGTCTATCATGTTCATCTCCGTTTAAATAATCATTGAATTGCGGTAAAAACATAATTTTATGAAATACTTAAACTGAGACAAAAGGATAATAAATGTTCAGCACTATTACAAATGCGCTACTGAGTGTAGCAAAAGTAATGACAGATTATGAAACAGATGACCCGAAAAACAAGAGAGAGATAGACTTGATTCTGTCTAAAGGCTCCGCCAATAAATTTTTATCACAGTATGTACTGGAACCACAAGTAGTTATTAGCGAATCGCTTAAGGGAAATAGCCATATAAAAGATGTTGAGACTGCACTTGCTGAAATATTCGCATCCACTACAAAACAGGTTTTCGATGTATTGCTTTCAGTATATGGATTTGATGCTTCATTTGCTATGAAGATGATATCCAGTAAAGATTTTTACTCCAAAGCGTTGAATATGGAGTCTGAAGATGGTGTGAAAGTAGTAGTATCTGATATGATGGTGAAATTACAAGATGACTCCCTTATCCATCCTTTCAAAAGCCATAACATGGAAAATTCAAAGAAAGGCATCGAAAGAGTCTTTAGACAACTGGAACTTACTGCTAAAGTAGGAAAGAAAAAAGATGAAGTGGTAACTATTAAAGTGCTGGTCGCTATGGGTGTGAAATATGTCTCTAGTGTAAATATTATTAAATTGATAGAAACAGGGTCCGATAAATATGGGTTCTGGAGTAGAGTGGATGATATGATGGCAGGTGCTGTATCAATAGGTAATTTTATATTTGCAAGAGACATGGTACGTAACTACAAAAAGAACAGATTGAAAGATAAAGATGAAATACTCAAGGCTCTTGAAGATAGACAGCGAACCAGTACTATGAAGTTAGTTACAAATCAAGCACTCGGCTTTGCACGTTATTATCAGATGATGGTTATTACAGAAAGAGACAGAGAAGATATCGAAAAGATCATTGGTGGCTCCCTTGATAAACAAAAATACAGAGATAAAGTATTGGAAAATTCAAAATCATCTACCCTAGTTGTGATGAATGATGATTTTAGTCTAGCTGAGTTCTATCTACATGACTTTACTGATTCTATTACTGTAACCTATAAATCACTCTCAACGGGTGGAGATAAAAATAGTGAGATACTTGAATTCTTGCTAAGCAAAAACTACTAAGAAGGAATGAATATGCTAACAGGCGTAATGCAATGGTTTAAAGATGCCATTAATGGGAAAGATGTGGATGTTATTAAGAAGAGTGAGTTATTACTTGGTATGGAGAATCTTTCAACAACACTGAAAGAGAATATATTTCCGACCATCGAGAAAATGGAAGTGTATGTAAAAGACGGCACGATCGATGAAAAGACTCTTATGAAAGTATTGAAGCTTGTGCATTTTAAAGCAAGAAACAAAGAGGATTTCATCTCCTCTATGAAAGAATATGCAACAAGGTTGTCTGTCGGAGTGGAAGATGCAAAGACACTAATTGATGAATTTATGCCAAATGTATTGGTTACAGATAATATCACGATTAGACAGTCTGCCATTCTCACGCTAGCATCTCAGTTGGACGGCGCTATAGGTTATCTCTCCGATCTTATGACATTTATTGTATATGAGTTAAATGGTGAAAAGAATGTAATTTATCCTAATTTCACAAAAAGAGTATTGGGCGGTGGTAGTAATTTTGATACTATTATGAAGTCTCTCAGTGTCGGGAAAGGCATCTATGGAAGGATAGCTGATCTATCCGACGTCCAAATCAATGTTGATAAAACAGTATTAAGAGAAGTGGCAAGTGACTATGATCTGTCTTTTAGTCTTCCATCAAATTCATTTAACGGAAATCCATTTTATTTCCTCGGTAAATGGTGGGTGGACTTTGAACTTAAAAGAGCAGCTAGATATAGAGATATGAAACGTATCACCGAGTATAAGCTTATCCAGCTTAAAGAGAAGCAGGAGAGAGGTGATGTGTCTACCACTATAGATAAGCAGATCGAGTACTACGAAGAGAGAGTGAAGAAGTACGATGCAAAAATAAGAAAACTGGAGGAATAGATGGACGTATATGAATATTTATACAGTGAGAAAACTACCTCTATGGATTTTCTCGATACGCTTTCCGAGTTCTTCAAGAATACAAATCTGAATCCACATAGTCCATTTTCGGAAATAGAGAACGGTGTAACATTCAATATGTATGGCACTCAAAAATATGCTGTCAAATCTGTCTTGAACACTATTAAAGAGGGAGTTGACATGGGTCTTGAAGTGTTTGTAACAGATGCACTTAGTAGAGAAGAGGTTGCTGTTTCTGACGACACTGAAAGTTTTAGAGGAGAGTATATCAATGTACTAAAAGAGTATAGTGCAATCTCCCTATATAAATACCTGCGAGGGTTTACTACAAAGCACATAGCGTCAAGAGCTACTCTTCTCGTACTGACTCAGTATGTGCGTTCGTTAGATAGGAGATAATATGAGACTTTCTAGTCTAATAAGTAAAGATGAAGTATATAATATAGACATTGGTTCTGTATTGGACGCTGCAAAAGATCATCAGGTCAGTGTGCAGTTGTTTGATAAGTGTGCGGCAGTTAAAGATTTTATGGATTCAAATCTTGAGTCCGAGGGAGTTCAGCTAGATACACTTAATGTATTGTCAAGTACAATAATTATGCTTGGTGAAGTTGCTAATGTAGATACTTCCCTTTTATCAAAAGAGTATCAGGACAAAGATGTAGCTATCTCTATGTTAAATATGGAGGGTGTATCGGCTATGAAAAAGATAAAAGACGCACTGGCTGCCAAAATAACCAAAACGACAAACTCAGTATTTGATTTCAGTAAGAGATTGACTCAATCTGTAAAAGGTAAAAGCCAGATAGATACTTTGAAAAATATATTTAAGAATTCCATAAGACACAATATTGAACTTAAACAATCCGATTATGATTTTGTCGAGCGTTCGTTTAGATCATATATCGCTATCAATAAGATAGACAGTATAACTGCACTAATATCCTCCTTGAAGAGAGATAGCGGTCATATTGATGATGTGATGAAATGTTATGATATATTAAACAGCGAGGATGTTACTGAGAGTACACTTAGAGATATCCGTGATTTGCTATGGAAGAATCTTGAGCAAAATAAAGCTGATGTTTCAGTCATTGATTTTATCTATAAAGAATCTGATTTTTCAAAAACAGAAATAAATAGCATTAAAGACCGGTCCATAAAAACATTTATATCAAGCCCCTATAAAGATGGCGTGCTTGTTTTAATGGTAGGTGCGGTTGACGCTACTATAGTAGATAACGTCTTTAAGCTGAAGAGAGTAACTGGCAAACGAATACTTAAGTTTGAAGAGCCGGTAGAGTTTAAAAACATACTCTCTATATCTGTAGCAAAGGACCTCACTTCTGAGATAACTAAAGAGTTGGATAAACTTACTAAAGATTTGACAAAAATGCAAAAGTACAGCATGGCAAACTTCGCATCCCCGAACTATAAAAAATATAAGAGCGTTTATCTTGATCTACATGATCTTGCAATGACTTCAATCATTGATAGATATGCACTTTTAAAAGACGCGTTAATCGTGTTAGACAGAGCATCGGACCTAGCTTAGACTAGGTCCGATGTCATTGAGTAAAATACATTATCCTCTTTAACGCTGTTTCTGCTTATAGGTTCCCCTCTCTGTAAATCAAATGGAATTGGTCCATCAGAAGGAAATGGCAAATACATAGATTGGTATTTTTTATTTACTATTGATGGTATCTTATGCTTTCCTCTTCTTATGTGTAGCCAATCACCATTGTTTTTTGTTTTTACTATATGTGTGAATATTTCAAGGTCCATCTCATTACCAAGAGTTGTTACCCCCTGATAATATCCTCTATTATGAACATAGTTTAGGAAATCTGAATCCTCCACTCCACTTTTTCTAAGATCCCCGGCGGCAGGGTTCAGCTGCCAAGGTGTGTCCCACCAACAATCTATTGAAGAGAAAAAGTTTCTCAATCTTCTCACTAACTCTTTCTTATCGCTACCTACAGGCCCTGTTGATTTAATTCCTTCGGTCGATAACTTATCTGCATAATCAGTTACACATGCCTGTATATCATACCCTGCGGCTCTATATTTTTTAACTTTGTTTATTAAATCTCTATATGTATAATCTGATGGATTTTTTATTCTTACTATTTTTACATTCCATCCATTGGCAGTTAGTCTTTTGTTAACCCATCTTAATAGCTCTTTCGGGTCCATATCAGGATAATCTACAACTTTGCCTGTTTCTGTTACCATTATTTGTCTATAGATAAATGCCATAATATCAATTACTTCATCTTCCATACTGAACCATACTGCCAATGGTTTCTTTTCTGTGGGTTTGGGTTTATTATATAATAATATAGATACCCATACTGATAGTATCCACCCTGTTTTATAGTTATGTGTTAGTGCCGCATTGATTTTTGCTTCAGGTACTCTTATGCCGCCTTGTAACATTAAGTTATAATCTATATACCCTGTTCTGAATATATGTTTCTTCTTAATTGTGTTTGTCAATTCATTCATTTTTTTATCGTCATGTACATCTTCTGAACTAAACTCCAATATCTCCTCATCAATATCAGTTGCTGTTGTAGATAAATTATCCAGTTCTGTTAATAGAGACGTCATTGTTTTATAAGGATTTCTTGTTTTATTTCTTGTTAATTCTAAATTCACATTTTTGCAGACATTCTTTAGTTTTTCTCTTGTAAAGAAAATAGTCAATGATCTACTCAATGTATTGATGTCGTTCATCTCCTCGTCAAAGCTTTTTTGTATCTTTGCAGACTCAAGCATACCGACGATAGTTTCTTTTAGAGAATCATCGCCAGTCAGCTCATCATCTTCTACTATCTCCAATCGTATGCGTCTTAAGACACTATCTACATTAATGGGTTCTTCATGTTCAATATTGTCTAATAGTTCGTTAATTATATTTATCAATTTTGATGTTACATCTTCATCCCCTAAAACCCATTTATCATTTTTATTCGTTTTTAGCCCCAATAGATTTCTTATTTTATTTACACTACTATTCTCCATATGTACTTTAGATTCTTTTAATAATAGTAGAATTGCATCTATCAATATAGTGATTGGCATATTTTTCTCCTTCTCTGATTTCAGATAAATAGCACTCAATGATTAATTTTATATGAACTAAAAATCACTATGAAAAGGATCGCTATGAATATACAATATATAATGCCAAAATCGATATTTGAAGTAAAAGGTCAACTGGATGTTGACCTGTCAGATTTGGAAAGACATATCTCCAAACATGATAAAGAGATAATGGATACTTTGAAAACTATGTTTACCACACAAATGACGAGAACCATGATTGTTACGAACAATAATCCTATCTATATGGAAGGACTTCCAAGTAAAGGCGCTGGGTATAAATACGATGGAGAAGTCGTAGTTATTCCGGATGAGGATGTTGATATTTTGAAAAACAAATCGTTAGCATCAATATACAGCATACTTAAAGCATATGTAGACTTTTATGGAGAACACTCTGACCCGGAAATATTAGACTCTACACTGCTCTCAAACTATATCTCTATGAAAGCCGCTGCGGTTTATAGACAACCGAAATCGAAAGCGTACTATTAATCATTTTAACTATTTAATGAACAAGACGTGCTTGTTTATAAAAGTTAGTCAAGTTTAAAAAAGTTTACGACAAAATTTATACAAAGGAATATAATGTCCCATTTACTAAACATAGCAAAAGCTGTTGCCGATTCAGGTATTGATTTTGCAAAAGGCATCACCGCATCAGAAGGTGAAAGATTGGTTACAGACATCGCAAGAATGGATGCGAACCTCGAAAGCGACACAGTTAATAACGCACTCGCCCCAGTACTTCTAGGTTCAGCATGTTATTCAAAAGATGCAGAGCTTCCAACAGGTGTTAAAGAAGTACAGCTCCAAGGCACTAAAGCATCTAATTTTAACCTTGAGCATTTCACTATGCCAAGAACAGATGTTGAAGTGGCTACAACTCTTGCATTCAATACATTCGGTTCAAAGCAAGATGCATACCTTGAAGCATTGTTCCCTACATATGTGAACAACCCTAAATACAGAACAATCAGAGTCGTTGTAAGAACAATCTATGTTATCGATGACTATAAAGTAACAGATACAACATTTGAATCTATCAAAGAGAACAAAAGATCTATCATCGAGTTCATGAACGATGCAGAGAGCTCTCCGTTCGGTGAAGATAAACTCAGATTGATCCCAGTAAAAACTTCGGATACAGAAGAGTTCCTTGCAGCAAACTATACTATTACTGTGAAAAGCCCACTTAACGGTAAGGAAGTAACAACTTCTCCATTCAAAGCAGGTAAGAAGATTCCTCTCGGATATGTTGCACAAGATCAAGTGCTGCTTTCAAAAGGCGTGCTTAACAACACAGATATTCTTGATGACACAGTTGTTCTTGATAAACTGTACTTGACATTCTCTGACGCTGATAATACAGACAGATTTGAATACAGCGTTAAAGACTACCAGGGCGTTAAATGGCGTGGCACTGCAACTGGTGACGAGCATGATGTTGAAGTTATCTTTAACAAGAGAGTAAGTATCCCTGTAAAACAATGGAAACTTATTACAGGTGATGACAACAATATTTTTGCAGGTTTTGCAAACTCACTGAATGCACTCGTCGATGTTCAAGTTATCGGTTCTGGTAACCTTAGAACAAAAGAGTTTGATGTTAAAGTAACAGAATTTACACTTGCAGGCGCAACTACCGCAGCTGGTCCAGTTGATGAGTCAAGCCGAGTATACTCCAATCTTAAAGATGCATTTGCTAAGTATAAGCCGGCAGAGAATGGGTATCTGATCGACACAAGATTCAAAAATGACAACAGAAGAATCAAAGGTCTCTACCTCACATCGCAGGGTGTTGGTTCTACATATGGAATAAGAGCAAAAACACCTTTCTATACAAAAGCTCCTATCGGTGGTCTTAACGGCACACTTGAAAATACAGATGCCGACTTTATGAAAGGTCTTATTGCTGGACAAAAAACTCAAAACAGACACTCTGGATATATGACACTGATCAATTTCCTGAAAGAAGCGAAAGAGACATATGCAAAAACAAACAATCCTCTGTCTGTTGTATTTGATGGTCCGGTGCAAACAATTGTAAAACCATACTACAAACCAATTGATATGAATATGGTAGATTATCTTGACTCACTTCAAAATGAAGGCAGAAAAACAAGTATCAAAGCTGCTATTGTTGATCTTCTTGAACTTGAATTTGACGAAATGACTATCTCTTCTGGTTTCGAGAACTTTATTGAAGCATCTGACTATGCATATGAAGTTGTTGTAAATGCTGGTAGTAAATTCAAAAGATTCCTTGGATCTGAAGTTGAAATCAATGGGCGCGTTGCAAAAGTAGAGTATACAAATGAAAAAGCTCTAAGAGACTCTATCCTACTTGGATACAGAGGCGCAACTATTAACAAAGAAGAGCATGATCCGTTCTGCTTTGGTGCATTCGACTTTACTCCATCTGTAGTAAGTGAATCAACAAGAACTGTTGATGGTACAGAAGTTGCAGTTCTACTTGTGAACCCAATCTTTGAACACATTATTACAAACCCAGTACTGACAGAAGTTAGAATTAGAGGTCTTGACCTAGCGATCAAAAAGCTTACTGTAAACGTATCTCAGTAATACTGATTATCACCCTGGATCATTCCAGGGTGGTGCTTTCTTTTATTAACGGGATTAAAATGAATGTATATTATTTATATGTAGTGTATAACGATCGAATACACTAACACTACAAAAAGGAGCACGGATGTTTATGGAATTCTCCTTAAACAAGGTCTCACAAGTCGAATTGATGATTGAATATAAAGGGGATACCTTAGAGTTATCAGCTTCCAATGTTACTTATAAAGTAGCTAAGGTAGTATTAAGAGACTCTTTTCAGTTCAAGATATTTAACGACTTTGTAAGATCAACAGGTAGGGATAAGGCTTTGTTCACTCTATATAAAGAGATGTATGGTTCACTTGACCCAACAAACAACTATAGTGATGCCACAATGAAGAAGTATATTAATGACATACTTGACATTATGGATATTAAGAGTGTCGAACAGTATCTTAGGGACATTGGCATTAAACCGCCAGACTCATTAGTTGATGAATTTGACATCAACGATGAGAAAGATATGAAGAAGACTAGAAGACAGACATATACAAAACCTGAATTCTACGGGCTAATGGCTATTGTAATGATATCAAAGGCACTTATTCCTATTAGAGCAATCACTAAGGATAAGTATATGGTTATCTCATTATTAACTATGATGATGGATCATCCTTTGTTTGACACACCACAGATGATGAGATTGGTAGATTACATAGACGCGCATATTAATCAAGCTGCCAGAACTGACGATGCAAAGAACAGACGTGTTCTAAATCTAGGTATTGCCGCTGATGATTTAACCGACTATGTATTGGCCATTGAACTCTTCAATAAGTTCCCTATTGCATTGGTGACTATGAACTACCCATCAAGCGGTAATATAGTGGCATCAATATTCAAATATGCAACAGGTGTAGTCACAGGACAAGAGAAGTTAACAGATGCAGTAAAGCAGAAGAAGACTTTCAAGAATGATTCAGGGGATGATGATAGTGAGTCTGTTACTGAAGGGTACAGGCAGTCTACAAGATTGCCTATAGGAGAGCTATCCATTATTAAGATGGTAACTGGTAATATTGATAGACTCGCAAATGACATTGGTGTTAAAGACATAGAGTTACTTAATGAGATAAATGTAGCACTTTCTCGGATGAGAACACCAATATATTCTATAAACAATGGATCTGTAATACTAATGGCATTAATAACACATAAGATTATAGATAGTAGGTCTATAGAATCAATGTACCGTGATGGTTTAGTAAATCTATTGGTAGTGACTATCACATATCTGATAGAGAACGGATATTCTCACATTGCAAAGTATCTTGCCATTGAGCCAAAGACATCTTTGGACTTTTCATTAAGTTCTATCAATCTTAAAGCCCCTGTAAAGAGCGAGCTGCTTGAGCGCATTGAGGAGAAGTATCCAGTAAAAGCTATAACAAGACTAAAAAATAAAGAGATAGTAACATATGCTATAGATGCCACTATCGATAAGGTAATAAATTACTTTGAAGAGGATGATTATAAATTCATACTTCCTACTAAATACACAGATAGCGAAGATGAAAATGTAATACTACCTGATAATATAAAGACTCTATTAGTAGAGTATATGCTAGCATTTTAAATAATAAAAGGAGACAAAAATGGGATTCAATCTATTGGACGAGGCATTGGCTAACCTGCGTCCATTTAAACTAACACTACGTGAGGTAAATCCAAAGGATAAACGCTCAAGAAGTAGAAAGGTCTATCGGGCAACACACAATATGTTAGATCACATGGAGAGATCCATAGATAAATATGGACCAAATTGGTTAGACGATAAAAAGGTTATGAAAGAACTGCCTGAATTGGTGGAGTATACATCTGATCTTGCGGATGTACCTATTGAATCAGGATGGGGCAGTAGAAGGTTTGCTTTTGAGTTGGAGCTAAAAACAAAAGAGGCTTCATATATAGAGGGTAGTCCCGATACAATATACACATATATTTATGAAGGATATACCGATAGAGCAGAGGTAAACCATAAAGGAATCATAGATCCTGATACGATGTTCTATGTAAACTCAGTATTGAAGTTAAAGCAGTATGATTTAAACGGACCTGCAAAACTTGTGGGTGCGTATAATGTTCTACATACTCCAACAGGCAGTGTTCTTGAAAATGACACTGAGTTTGTCGATAAAGTAAATCTATACTCTATGAGACCGGAGGATTTAAACATCACCCATTCTGTAGGTGAGTCAGAACATGGGATATTTATGTCAAATGAATTGATAGATGACGTTACATCATCTGTATCAAATAACCCATACTCAATATTGTCAAAGTCTATGAAAGCACAAATGGTGTCAAAGCACGCATCTGAGATAACAGATGATGCATTCGATATAGGAATGACTGCATCGGCATTTGTTCAGGAAGATTCATTGCAGCTAAATCCTCTATTCGCACTTATTAATAGAGGTGAACTGGAGACACACGCGTCGTTCTCGTTTCGTACATTAGTAGAAATATTGCCGACAATGAAAAGAAACTATGGTAAAATAGTAAATCTTTTCCAAACAGGCAGTGTTAATGGCGAACGGGTATTTGATGGAACCAGTACAAAGACACTTAAGCCCGAGGCTAGGATAGCAGAGAAATTTGTAGACTTAATGATGGAGTACTATAGCAAGTTTAAAATAGAGACTCTGATATTCAAATCTACGAATATGACCAAGACAGGAGAGGTAATAACAAAACCATTAAGGGACACTGCAACACTCCGTATTAATGTAGCTAATCCAATGGCGTTTGTATCGCTATTTCTGGAAGCTATTAATACTATGGTATTCCCAGTGGTATCTAAAAATGGTGAAGTGGATCTTGATATTGCTGTAAATATTACTCCTGTAGTAACAAACATTAGAGTAAAACTTTACAACAGACCTGTTGAGAGTTATAATATCACGATGTTTACATCATCATTGACAGGTGGTGTGGTAGGCGATGAGAGAGATTTGGATATGGCTACAAAAACTCTAAGTGGTATGATTGGTGAATTATTATAAATGAAAGGATAGCTATGACGCTAGTGAAATTCTATAAGAAACTGTTGGGCTCTGTAGGGCTCACGGTAGATAAGAAAGGCAAGGTGCTGATGGGGGAGACTCCTCTATTGGTTAACAAGTTACCGCTGTATGTATATATGGAGGGGAAAAATGATAATGTAATACTAGATCATAAAGGAATTCCGTTCAATGTATTGAGTGAGAATGTTCTTGATGGTATTTCAAAGCCACTGCTGAAAGTGATAGGTGTGTTTGAGATACAGTTGAATATGATGTTGAAGAGTATGGCATTAGTGTTTCTGGAGAGATTGCATACAGATTATGAATATCCCTCTTCAGTGCTCTTTATGATGGAGTCACTCTATAAAGAGTTGGAGCAGGCTACGATTAGGTCAAAATCAAAGATTGATGATCTTACACTGGAAAATTTCTACAAATCCATTATGCAAAATACCGACCTTGATATTGTCAAAGTTATCGAAAGACATAAAGTTACATATGAGGGTGAAGAGTTTGCATCAGGCGTAGTGGTTCAGTACCCTGTTTTAAACGAGCTTAAAGAGGCCTTAGAGGAGAATACTAAGCTTGGCAATAGTAAGATGAGGAAAACGGATTTAAGAGTATATAAAGCCATTTTCTCATTCTTCGCAGAAGAACTTGGAAATATTCTCGGAGTTTCTAATGTAGATGGTATATCTGACACCACAGCACTTATGAAAGCTATTATTCATGTGGATGAGTTTATTAAGAAATACTGGGTGTTGGTAGAAGACAGCGATACTTTCTTCAACGAGTTCAGTGGTGAGTTGACAGTGAAGGATATTTCTATTGCACAGAAGCTTAGAAAAGAAGCTGAGTTCATGCCTACAGTAATTGTAGATGAGGATAAAGTTCAAGTAGTTAAAACAGCGGACGTTAGGACAAAGTCAAAAGAACGCAGGACATCAAAGAGTGACGATAGTGGAGAGTATGTATCTGCTAAAGAGCTGGTTTCAAAGTTACATAACGTATCTAATAGATACAGGGATGATTTTGTGGAGGACGATGTTTATGATGATGAATATTATACTCCAAAAAGGAAAAAGCGAAGACCTGTTAAAAGAAGAAGGGATGAGTTTATAGAGGATGATGATGTAGATGATTTCTTCAGACCGAGTAGACGAAAAAGAAGAATCTCATATGTGGATGATGGGGTAGATGACTTCTTCAGGCCGCAGAGAAGACGCAGGGACGACTATGGTTTTGGCGAATCGGAATTTATAGATGACGACCTTCCATGGTATTGATAGACTACACACTGGATTATCCCAGTGTGTAGTCCAGTATACTTTTTATTTTGTCTTCATTTACCAATTTTAACTCTTTGATATCTGTCATATGCATATCAGAGGAGTCTATATTATTTATAGACATGATATATGGATGAAGTACCAATGGGACATTTAAACTATTTAATAAACCACTGAAATCTCCATAAAACTTTTTAGAAGTAGTAAAGTCAATTTCTATAATAAAGAAGTCTTTCTCTTCCAGCCATTGGGTTACTGCGTTTATCTTGCGTATCGTATCTTTTGTGTATGGGTATTTGTTTGTAATAGTAAGCATGTTATCTAACATATCTGACCTTTCGTTAGTATTTTTTCTTTTGTATATTATTAAATAGCAATAAGATAATAAAAAAGGAGAAAAGCATGTCACATAAAAAAAGAATACCGGTAAGGATGAGGCATTTGGGGATCAGTGCCTTTAACAGATTTCAGTTAAAAGACTCCTCTGCCAGGGGATTTATGACTAACTCGCAAATGGGGAACCTTTTGCTGCCATACGAGCCAGACACACCCACATTAATAACGGGGTTGGAGCGAGAGATGGCTAAATGTAACTTCAACCACAAGTTGGAGAACAAATCAAAGATATTGAAGATCATGCCGTACTATCCCCCGAATGTGGATCAGTATACTGATGATTATTCAAAAGCTATGTTCATAGACATTATCTATTACGACTATGAATTAAACACAATAGACTTGGAAAGAGTCTTTAAATGGGGAAAGAAAGACAAGAAGTTTGGATACGTTCAAACTCTTGAAGATGTGACACTGCTTATGGAAGAAGAGGATGTGCTGCCTGCGAATACAAAGCTGACCAGTACAAACTCAGATAAAGACGGTGTCTATAGTCATGGGGTTGAAGTTAATATTCTGCCTATCTCTATCGGAGAGGTAGGAGAAGATGCGATGGTGGTATCTGATGAGTTGATGAAGAGATTGAAATATCCACTGTTTTCACATATACATACCAATGCCGGTAATGATAGAATACCACTGAATATCTTTGGAGACGATGATGCATATAAAATTCTTCCTGATTACGGTGAGAAAGTAAAGGAGAATGGTGTAGTTATGGCTATCCGCGAAGTAGATCCTATGTTTGCTCATGTGCTGATGTCAAAGGATCAACTGAAAGAGATATCTCCTCTATACGATGATGTTTACCGAATAGGTTCTGCATCAGGTGTAATAGAAGATATAAATATTATCTATACACCACAAACAAAAAATAAAGCTCATGTAACTAAAGCATTTGATCACTTGAGAGAACTCGCTGAACATAAACATGCGTATAACAAAAACTTCATAGAGACTTGTAAAGAGTTGAAGCGGCAATTTACCAATGTAGAGTTTGGGAACACACTACATGTAACTCTTGTAAGGTTACAGGCATTAGAGCACCCTAAAGTGAAGAACAAATATATGCAAGACCCAGCCAATGAGTTTGAGATAGATATTGTTGTGAAGTATGATAAAGTGCCGCATAACGGTATTAAACTCACTACCACACACGGTAGTAAAGGTATTGTCAGTATGGTACTTCCTAAAGAGGAGATGCCTGTAGATGCCAATGGATTAGTGGCAGATATGATGTTTGATCCATCTAGCTCAAATCGTCGTATGAACATGGGTAATCCGGCGGAAGGATTTGTTTTGACTACAGTTACTATATTTAGGAAGAAGCTGATCGAAGAGATTAAGAAACTTCCTGGTGAAACTGTGAAAGAGAAGATAATCCATAATGATACTTCAACCATATATGAGCAACTGTTGGATTTCATATCCTGTATCGATGAAGTACAGTATAAGGGATATAAGAAACTCACAGAGAAACAGAGAAAGGTTGTATTGTTAGATATAGTGGAAGACAACCTCTATATCAAATTCCATGTAGATCAGAATATCTCTGAAGATAATATGGATGACAATATTGTTATCAAGAGATTAAAGGCAAAAGGCTATAGTCCGAAGAAAGATAAGGTTCTACTAAGATTCAATGGTAAGAATGAGTATACTGTAAATAAAACATATATATCAAGACAGTATATGTTCATGCTCAATAAGACAGGAGATGACTGGTTGGCCGTATCTACTGCCAGACTGAATCCGTTTACCTTGCCTGTATCACCGTCAAAAACATTGAAGAGTATGATGCTCTATAATGCAACGCCTGTAAAGATAGGTTCCGAAACAGACTTGAGATTCTTTGCAGCGTATGCAGGTGAAGAGGCCTTGGCTGAGTTTAGGGATAGAAATCTCTCTGTTCCTACACTATTGCATATGTGTGATGTCATATTGACTACCGATAAGCCAACCGATATAGATGACATTACGCCAAGAGATAAAGTGCCGTTCGGAAATGAGACTGTGGTGAATATCCACAAATCAATAACCAATACATTTGGCTATGGTTTAGAGTTAAGGGAAAACAATGAAGATTGAAAAGGTAAAGTTTACGAATGGTGTAGTGGAGTCTCAAGTACCATTGGTCTATGAGATAAACATGAAGATATGGGAAGTACTCTCTGTCTTCCGTCTTCCGCTGAAACAGGAGTATAGTATTACATCACACTATGTAGATGGCAGATTTGAAAAATCGTCTGTAACATCAGTGTTTGACCATATAGTTACGGATATACTATTTAAATCTATCAACGACCATACTCTGGTTAACAAGTTGGAGTTGTTGTCAAAACATGTATTCGACACTATCAGTTTTATCTATAATAAATTAGCCTATGAGAATATGGAATCCGTTATCTTCTCCGACTTTGATGATGTCTTGGAGATAGTCTATATGGATGAAGTACAGGCTAAGCTAAAAGAGTTTAGAGAACACCCTACCAAAGAGGGTGTGCAGGATGTCTATGCCGCAGTAAGAGATGTGATATTCAACTCTGCAAAATTGGCAGACAACCAAGTGGCTCATACCTATATAAACAAGAGTGTATCTGCCAGACAGTTTGACCAATGTGTGTTAAGGGGATACCCATCAGACTTTGACAGTCAAATATTCAAGAAGCCTGTCACTACAGGATATATTGAAGGTATTACTGATATTGTAGAGTATGCCGGGGAATCACGCGGTGCAGTTACTTCATTGGTCTTCTCCAAGACATCTATTCAGGATGCGGAGACATTTGCCAAACATACACAAACAATATCTGAAGTGGTAAAGTATCTATCATATGATGATTGTGGTACAGATGAAGGGACTCTGATATACATTGAACCTAAATCCAATATAACACCCGGAACATTCAAAGGTGTGGTAGGCCAATACTTTAAGTATAACAAAGAGGATGAGTGGAGACTAATTACCAAAGATACAAAAGAGATCATTGGGAAGTATATCTATATACGAACAGCAATCTCCTGTAAGCATGAGCGAGAAGATACTGTCTGTGTCCATTGTTATGGCGTGCAGGGGTATGAGAAACTCATGAAGTTCAACCTGGGACACTGGGCATGTACGAAGATCAATGAGCCAGCTACGCAGTCTCTGCTTAGTACAAAACACTATATTGTATCTGCGGATGGCACTGTCTATGTATTGGAAAGTGATGTATCTAAGTATATAAAGGTGAAAGACAATACGCTCTACTTTAAAGAGCCTATCGGTAAGAAGCCAATACTGAGAATCAGCTCTGAACAGTTCTACGGACTGAAAGATTTGAAAACTGTGGATATGGCGAAACTTGCAGATCCTACACGGATATCAAATGTAAGTGGATTTGTTATTGAGAACAACACACGCAAAGGTGTAGAGACCATTAGTTTGAAAGTGAAAAGCGGTAATAAGACAGCTGTCTTTACAAACAAGTTCCTACTCTATGTAGTGAAGCATGGTTACTCAATAGATGACTATGGTAACTATATGATAGATATGAGCGGATGGAATAAGAGAGATGGGATCATGTTCCTACCGGAAGAGGTGTTTGATTATAATATACTGAATAAGAATATTAGGTCAATACTGGATTCATCCAAGACACCCAATGGAGAAACAATAGAAACGGCAGGTGAACTACTGTTAAATCTATTCACTCTCTATAACAGTAAACTCTATCTCCATATTAGTCATGCTGCACTGGTGGCCTATGCATATACCTCTAGGAATCCTGCTACTTATGATTTCAGATTAGTGAGAGGAGTGAATGCACAAATAGGTAAAACCAAACAGATATATAGGAATAGATGTCTTACCACTGCACTGAACATGGGTGAGAAAGATACGTTCCTTAACATAATGAACTTTTATGAAGATAAAACTCCGCATCCGCTGGATGTTGTGCATTGTCCAAAAGAGTTACTCTCCTAGGTGGTTAATTCCACCTAGGTGACATTATCTTTTTTCAATTTCCAAGATACTATGTTTATATATTATTATTGTGAGTATAGGATAGGAAATTCTGTATTTGCGGTAGTTATACTTGGTGATATGATTATCGCGGCGACGGCCAAAGCACGTCCGAAAGGACCATAAATGAACAGTGACTTGCAAACACTGTTCTCGCGGCGGGTAATGTCATTGCGCGAAACAAATGACTGAAGTGCTAAACGGACATGGCACTATATCGCTATATGGAAGAGGCATTGTGGCCTCGTAAAAGTGAGTGGGGTAGTCTGACCTGCTCCGGCAGAGCGTGTATGTCGTAAAACGCCGTGGGGATAGCCGGGTCATCGGTAACTCCTGTCGTTAATGGGGACCAGCCCCAGTTTATGAAGTAAGATCTCCGGAGTTGACCTGAAGGAGACGCCTTTACCCAGAAAAGGTACAAATGCAAGCAGCCCTCGACAGTGCACAGTTGAGTGAGTATGTAACCGACATCATATGGCCGCAAACCATATGATGTCGTGGGTTAGTTTTTTTTCTTTATATATTATTATTGTACATAAGATGTTTCTATGATAATGTCTTAACTACTATAAGGAGAGGGTATGAAAGTTATACGCTACAACCAAACAATCAGGGTACTGCCCTCAGATGACAAAGAGGATAGGGTAGTAAAAGGATTTCTCAGAAATTCATATACCTATAAACCAGTAAGATCTAAAGGTATTACCAAGTATGAAAAGTCTGATCGCTACTACTACTATATAAATTATAAACATGAATATGTAATAATCGATACATTAATGAAAGAGTTCTTTTACCATATATTCAGTAATGGTATTAGTAAACGGGATGTCGCCGTATCGGTAAGAGAGACTGATACTGACACTGTGCCGTTTGAGATGAATGTATCATTTACACCGCGTGATGAGCAACCGTTCTTTATCGACGGTATGGTTTCTGATAAATCACATCACAGAGTCATAGTTGAAGCTGAGACAGGATATGGTAAAACATATATGTTTGCAGAGGCTATATCAAAAATAAACAAAGGTGTACTAATATATATCCTTCCTCGCTATATAGATAAATGGATAGAGGATATCGAAACCTATCTAAAAGTAACTAAGGACGAGATATGTGTAATACAGGGGAGTGATTCCTTAAAGGAGTTTATGGATGACAGCAAACAGTACAAAATAGTTATCGCGTCTGCTGATACTATGAGGGTCTATTTTGAAAATACGTCAAACTCCGCTATAGTGAATGATGGATATGCACTACAGCCTGATGAGTTTATGGAGAAAAAGAATCTAGGCATTATGCTTTCAGATGAAACACATCAATCGTTTAATAACATATTCATAGCAACTATGATGCTAGATCCAAAAAGAATGATTGCGTTGAGCGCTACCCTGATCACGAAGGATAGTTCATTGGAAAAGTTCCATAAACAACTGTTTCCTAAAGAGTCAAGATTAGCGCTGGAGGCATATAAACGATTTACTATCATAGAGAATGCAAACTATCATATCCATTCTGCTAAACGCATGAACTTCTCATACGGATACGGCTACTCACATAAGCGATTTGAAAAATTCATATTGCAAAATAAGAGATTGAGAAAAGAGTTCTTCCGCATGGTAGTTTTCTATATTGATAAACATTATATGTCAAAGAGAGAGGATGGCCATAAGTGTTTGGTTTATGCATCATCTCTTGATATGATAGATTTTCTAACAGAGAGTTTGAAGAAACACTATAAAGACTTAGATGTAAGGAAATATATAGGCGGTTCAAAATATGAGAATGCCTTAGAGCCTGACATCAGAGTATCACACTCACAATCATTGGGTGCAGCTATTGACATTAAAGGGCTTATCTACACGCTAAATACTATTAATATGGATAGTATATCTGCCCTGTTCCAAATGATAGGAAGATTGAGAGAAAATGAGGTACAGGTAATATTTACACAATTAGTATCCACAGTAGTTCCGCAACATGCTAAATATGTAAGAAGAAATAAAAAGTATCTCTTGCAGAGAGTTAAGACAATAACAGAATCTACATACCCGAATACACTCTATGCATAAGCATGGAGTGATTCTTTTTTCAATTTCTAAGGGACAGTAGGATGCGAGGTAAAAGCTCAGACCTGTACTCTTTCTTTTTTGTTTCTATTAGATGATGATATTCAATAAAGGATAAATATGCTATATGTAAAGATAATGCCTCCTACTCTGGAGAACGACGAAGTACATACAAAGACATGGGTACAAATATCTGAGAATGAAGATTTCTCCGATATGCTGATAGATGACGAAAAAGAAGTTGAGTTACTGGCAAGAGATTATAATATTTCACTAGCTACAGGCACAAAATATTATGCGCGTGTTAGATTCTATCTTGAACCTGGCGGGTATCAGGCATGGAGCGATACAATAATCTTTGAAGTGGAAGATAGTAATGATATGGAGCTATTTATCATACCGCCCATCTATGCTGATATACCGGAGATCGTATCCTCTATAGATAGTGGGGATTTCTACCCAATCAAATATTTAAGATTTAACTTGGGGATAAGCAAAGACAGTGAAGATAAAATACGGAAAGTAGATTGGTTTCTATTTGATATGGATAATAATCTTGTTTATGATTTAAGTAATGAGAGCAGTACACTTGATTATATCTACATACATAAAGAGTTAGAGATGAATCAAGTCTATGTGTTAAAAGCTTCAATAACAACGATAACAAATACTACCAGTGATTTTGCATCCTTCGTCTTTAGAACACATATCTCGAATGTGTTGATTATTGATGAAAGTATAGAGTATTCTCTGGGAAGTCCTTTATCATTTGATATAAACCCAGTCGATAGTTTTGATATAGAGATATATGATATGAATTCAAATAAAGTCTATGAAGGTACTGATAGCGGTGATCACATCAATATACCGGACTATGGAGTTACTTTATCAACTATATTGTTTGTTAGAGTAAGAGAGACAGGCAGTGATATATGGAACTATGTATACAGATATTCAGTAAGAAACACGAACAGGTTGCCATTTAAATTACCTACACAACTATAACTTTATCTATGGTGGAGAGATCCACCATAGTATTTTTTCTTTTGTATATTATTATGGTGAACTACAGATGTAGTATACTAAAAAAAGGAAAAAAACATGGCTAACGAAAATGAGAATGTTGAAATGGCAGAAACTGCTAAGGAAGTAACGGAGGAGACTTGTGGAAACACACAAGTATCAAATATGAGCGCGGAACTATACGCCGCAATTATTGCTATGGAACCAAACATTGAAGATATCAATGAGTTGATTAAATTGCTCCAAGCAACTATCGTGGAGTCTATTACCGTGCAAGAAGGCACGGATAAGGTAAGTGATATCATCGGATCAATTATGGTTGAAACATCAAATACGATGGAAGAGATCAAGTTGTTCCTTATTACAAATGGTAAACTTAAAACCATTTGTGAAGATAAAGGATTCGCTCTTAGATATGTTCCAATGACAAATAACATGGAATATGGAAAAGATGGGATCACACTCCTCATTAATATGGATACAAACGAGATCCGCGCATCGCGTGAGGGTGTGGAGAAAGAGTTCATCGATACAGCATATCAACACATCAAAGAAGCCACCGATGAGTTACGTGCAATCAGTGATGCAGAAAAAGCAGAAGCTGCAAAAACTGATCCGGTGGATGCGGAGCCGGAAGATGATGGCGTAGAGGAACACGTTTAAGCATGGTGTGGGGTCTCCCCACATCTATCTTTTTTTAAAAAGGAAAAAAGAGATGGGTTCATCGGTAGTAATCAATAACGATAAAGGTGTGATGGTATTTTCTGGTAGTTCATGTGTTGGTAAGTCAAACGATATAGTTACAACCCATGGCAGTGATGTACTGGCAATGCGCTATGACATGCCTAATATAGAACATGTGTATCTAACAAATCAAACCATTCAATGGTGTCCATATGGAGTGCCTGGGTATTTAGAGGAGATAGACGATAAATGGTATCTAAATGGTGAAGTTAGTGAAGGAGTACATTTGATCATATCTGATTATCTATTCAAGATACTGAATAAAAACAACGATCTATTTGAAGTGATTCTTTACTGCACACTATCGGAGTCATTCTCTATACCAGGGTATCTTGTAAAAGACCAAAACAATGAAGGCAATTACTCTTTTGGGGGAACAGAAGAGGAAGCAAGAAAACAGTTGAAGGAGAGAAAATGAATATAGAGGTCTTTAAATTTGACCCTGAGAAAGATGTAGTCCATGAGTGGGTTACTCAATTTGCGGCAGTATCCAGAGGAAAAGATAAAGCGAACTATCCAGAAAAGAGGTTTGAAGCACTGTTGAAAGAGGGAGCGGGCAATCGACCTTCTCGTCCGGTGGAATATTACCCTGTTAAGTTAGTAAAGCCAGCATCCATGATCGATGATGAGCACTTTGAATTGATGAGGTATGGACATGTAAAGAATGGGCATCTCCACACTAACCTAAGAGCTGTGATGATTGCTAATGTTCCTGAAAGTGAATATATTGTATCAGATGCACCATACTATGTATTCAGAGTAACGCTTCCAAAACATATGTGGGCGACAGTGGTTATAAAATCGATAGCTACTATTGTCAGTGTCTCAGCCAGAGTAGTTGATGTCTCCAGCGACTCCTTATGTGAAGAAGAGGTTACTATGACCATAGGCGGTTATGCAGAAGATATAGCATTTCAAGCAGACATAATACAAAAGATGGTCTCTATGGATCGAAGTAATTCCACCATAGAGTTGATAGCTCTTGTAAATAAAATGCTGAGCATTAAAGAAGTGAAAGAAGCGCATGAGGTATTCGTTGGTTCAACGTATATTTCAACAGGGCCGTTTAAATGCATAACTGATTATTTAGTATATAAACCAACACAATCATTTGGAAATGTTTCATTCTATAATGATAAATATAATGCAAATTTAAACTATAATGAGTATAGATGGGATCGAAATATAAGTGCACTTGATATGCAGACTGGATATAACAACTTAAATTTTATCGAGATAGACGCTCCACTATTTGTCATCTATCATCTGTTCACACATACTGAAGTTGTAGTGGATATTATGGAGGATAAGAATAAGATTTGGTTCCCTTCTGAAATGGAAGTGAAGGATGTGGATTATGCTATGTCATTGATTCGGAAGGGGGAGTTTAAGAAGGTCCGTATGTTTATGAAACAGTTAGGTTATAGTAAAGAGATATACAACCGTTATCCTAACTTCGCCACTATGCATAGGATAGAGATTGTCTGGAGAGATGGAAATACTTATGCTATGGAGCAAATGCTGAAAGAGCGTAATGTGATTGATCCTAGTAATAAAAACTGGACTCAGAAAGAGACCACTGAATTACTGGAACTTATACATAAAGAACTAAAAGAACAGAAAGTCATGGAGTAGCGATCGCTACTCCATGTGACTCTTTCCTTTTTCGTATAGCGTTTTTGTTTCGTCGATAAAACTGTTTTGGCAATGGTTCTTGTTCCAAAGATAATCCTCTTCACTAAGAGTACCTAGTTTATACAGTATATATGACATACCCATTGCTAAGCCGTCTATTAAGGCCATAAAGTATTTTGCATAGATATTTCCTTTCTTTTTATAGAGGTAGTACGTCCATGATGAAATAGTATAATCCTCCGTACCATATATGATACTACCCCCCAGTTGGTCCAATCCTTTAAGGAGTGTATAGAGATACTCACTTATATCAAAAGAGAGCACGATATGTCTCAACATATTGATAGGAACTATTATCATGAATGAGAACACGATAATAGTAAATATTACCGCATTTGAAAATATAAGGAATAACACTTCAAACATAAATTACTCCTCCTCTTCAGGGTATACTACTGTATACTTATGTTTGTTAAGTTCTGCTTCAAACTCTTCCAATGTGGGAATCTCTGTGAGTGTATCTTTCCAGACTCTCATAGGCTCATAAACATCTTTTACGGACCAGTTCCAGATATCAATACACTCTTGCTGATAAATATATCCCTCTGTTTCACCATAGAGTTTACATGATATTTTATTCTGAAGTTTGATCTTCTTTGCTTTGTTTAATCTCTTCACTTCATTTTGGATAAATCTTTCAATTTGTCCTATAAAAAAGTCTTCTGTAAAACCGGGCTTCTCTTCAATACTTTCTATTTGAAGAGAAGGCGCTTGCTCTAGCGCCTTTGGTTTTTTTATTATAAAATCTTCAAGTGTGTATGGAGTGTTCGGATCTTCTTTTTTCATTATCCTAAGCATATGTTCTGCTCTTTTTATTGCTTGTTCTTCAAATCTAGTCATTTGTGGTCCTTTAGTTTCTTATGATATTCGTATTGTTCCGTCAATAGTAACAGTGTTTGGCTCAATATTCAATGTATAGTCATCTGCATTTCCGTGCATGTCTATATACGCTCCTTTACTAGAATAAATAAGCATATCTGTATTTGGATTATTTATAGTAGCATCCCAACCATCTATACTTGCCTTTCTTTCTGCCTTAAAAATAACACCTTCATCATTTACCATAGTTATATCAGAATAATTAATTTTACATATAGACAAATCACTTGCATATACCGCTACCGAGCTACAATTCTGAATAGTTGCATAATTAGCATATATCTTGGAACTATAGATGGCATATAACCCTACCGATACATCATTAATTGTTAAATTGGAGTTATTAAATAATGCATTATTATAACATCTAACGCCATAGTGAAATTTATCGATATTGATATTTGTAATTCCTAAATATCTAATGAGGGAAGACTTATTCAAAATAATCCCAAACGAATCGTCGTCTCCTCTTGTATCATCCCTACCTGTTAAAGTAATATCACCATTGATAAATAATTCACATCGTTCAAATTGACATCCCCATTTTACATTGTTTGCAATTATATCGTCAACATGTATAGTCGAGTTAATGGCCCGAATTCCACGATCATCTTCTGTGTCTCCTGCAACGGTGATGTCTTGGAAATTTTTTAGTAGGCTGTTTTCAATATATACAGGATATAAATTACGGTAAAGGTCTGATATGTAACCACTGCCGATTTCTGAATCTTTTATATATACCGCATAAACTGAATTATCAATATCTGCAACATTAAGTATATCAATTGTTGAATTTTGAATCTCTACTGCGGTGTTGTTACAGGACCCGCCGTTAACTTGAACTGACTTAATACTTGAGTCAGTTATCTTTAAAGGTCTATCTACAACACTATCAAAAGCAACATGTATTGTTCCGGTGCATTTACTTACTGAGATTCCTACTTCGTAATTATTCATATTCATGAACCCATAGCCATAATCTATTAAATCACATCCCCAAAAAGAGGCTGCCATTCCGATCGCTGGTTCGCCGTGGTCCTCATCATCCGCTGTAAATGATATGTGATCATATGTAATAGTGGAACGCATGCCTTGTATCCCCTGATAAGCATTATGTATAGTACAGTGTGACATGTATACAGTTGAATGACCACTTATATACAGCCATGTATTACACCAATTATCATCTTCGACAGTACTTATATTAGACATCCTAATATCTGTGGACATAATTATATTCATTAACCAACGTGTTGCATTTGAAAATTTAATATCTTTAATCGCTATATTATTAGACGCAGAAATACCAAATACAGTATCCTCATTCAAGCCATCTCCACAATCTCGGCATGTTCCTTCTATTATCACCTCTGCATTATCAGCTGCTTTAATAGTTAGTCTATTAAATTTTTGATTTGTGTCTCCATTATCATTTATATGGGTGAATTTCACACCATATCCACCATCATTATTTAATGCATATGTGCCTTCGGCCAACTCAATAGTTACATCATATTCTAATCTTTTATAGTTCAGACTATTCGCGGCAGCCACAAAAGAATTAACGTCAGTGGCTGATATTAATGACGGACCATCATATACTTCAGGGTATAAGATACCTTGATATGTGTTCATTGTATCATAAATGGCGCTAATAGATCCATCAAGTTGAAATTTGTTAATTAGGCTAGCGCCTGTTGTACCTGCTTTATGCAGTAGCACTTCACCATCTGATTGAAATGATAACAGCTTAGTAAATGCTTCATCTTCATCTCCTTTATAACCAATAGACATATCGCTACCATCATCTGACACTATAGCGTTATATTTACCAGCGCCTGACTTAATCCATTGTACGCCAGTAGGCAGTATCTCAACTTGATTATTAAGATTACCAATAATTTTTCTGTCACTAATGGAAAGGACAGTAAAGTCTGTTCCATTGAAAATAGCAATTACATCTTCACCGGCACGAATAAACCCAGCAGGTACTTCGTCACCACCCATCATTTTCATAGCTAAAGCATTACCGCTGTTTACCTTCAACGTCATGCTGCCGGTATTCGTGTGCTTTGCGGTGAACTTTATATACATGCCATCAACATAGGTTGATACCGCTGCAAGGTTGGTGATCTCCACGTCATTTGCTGTTCCTCCCACTGTAAAATGGTTAAAATTAATCAGGTGTTCAAACACAGTACGGAGTTGCAACTCTTCACCGATATCGTCAAAGCCCTCGTAATCTACAGCGTTGGCAATGTTAAATGCCATAATGTTCACCAGTTCAGCATTTACAATACCCTCTGGCCCAGAAGCATAATCCACACGTCTAAGTATATCTAAGCTCATATTTTTCCTTTGTTGTTATGTTTCCATACACATATTTGAGTTTTTTGAAATAAACCCTTTATAATAGTATATTCACAAAATATGCGAAGAGGACTGCGTGTGTGCGGACATCCGCACACACGCAGTTTAAGATCTGTAGAACATGGTAAGTTTTGGTGGCTCTTCACCAACAGGGACAATTCCTTTTCTACCATCCATTTCAAGAGAGCTATAAATTACCTCGCTGATATTTTCTGGAATATCATACTCAGGATAGATGAAGTTATCTTTAAATACCTCAGTAATATTATAGTTCGATGTATCTGCAATATAGATATGACCATCAACAATAACAATTCCGTCCGGGTAATTCATACCATTTCCAGTATGTTTAATTCCACCTGAAGCTTCATATGAATATATACCAGCACTAAATGTCAGTGTATGGGTATTCAGATCAAATCCAACTACCTTTTTCAATCCAGGAGAAGTGATATAGAGAATACCATCCTCAATAACAAAATCTCTTAGTGAAAGATCATCAACGCCACTGTTAGACGGCTTTCTAATAGTTTGCGCATATGTAAGTTCACCATCAGCATAACTGAACACATCAATTTCGTTACTTTTACCAACATAAACAATATCGTCATAAATACGTAGTGATTGAGGGTATCTTGTTTCACCATCTACACCCTGGCCTGATCTGTTATACTGAAGATGTGTTTTTACCCACGTTCCGTCAGGCGCAAACTCTTCCAGTGTACCATAGTATTTATTTAAATCACCGGCTCCTTCATATGTGGCTACAAGGAGATTGCCTGTAGATAGTAGTTGTATCTGCATAACTTCACCGATATACCCCTCTGAACATTTTCCTCTATGCCCATAGGTACCAAATGCCCAATCCACGTCACCGGTAACTTTATCAATACAAATGATTCTGTTATAGTCAGTACCTACAAAAAGTTTAGTTTCTGAAATAGCAACACATTTTGGATATCTGTTATCACTGACATCGCCAAGATAATATTTTTTCTGTAAGTTAAACTCTTTATCGTAGTAGAATATAGCATGGCGGTCATGATCGGCAGATACAATATAATCCCCATCTTTGTCAAGGCGGAATGGTCTTTGGCATATAGAGTCATCTGTATATCTTCCAAGACGATACCCGTTGTCAACAACATAAGTTCCTTCAACAGGTGAGAACTCATTATGTTCCACTAAAGAGTCCGCCATTTCATCAATACACATATCAAGCATCGCGCTGGACGGCCTACATTTACGATCAATATTTTGTGGGTTTACAACAATAAGTTCTCCACTTTTCAGTTTTTCAAAAAAATCCTTTAACATCGTTATCCTTTTTTAATCTAGTGTGTAAAGCTAATTATGCTAAGCTTAAACATCAATGAAATTAATATTTATAGTATAGGCTTAATATGTTGTTAAGCTATACTTATATTTAATGACTTATTTTATATAAAAAGGCAAATGTTATGAGATTATTAAGGTTAGTAGATTACAGAGAAGAGGACATTGCTCCTGTCTCAGCTACATTAACAGACGATGGAAGACACTATAATGTAAACCATGGACAGAAATCAAAAAGTACATGGGAAATAAAAATAGGAATTGATGATAAGATAGTAAAAAAGAATATAGTAAACAGAGATGCTGTTGTGCCGCTTATAGAGGATTACTACTCCGTAAAACCTATATTTAACAAATACACAAAAGAGTTATTAAAAGATTCAAAAGGATTTGAAAAATACTACCTCTCTGTAAACGTTGATAAAAGCAGTCATAGTGTACTCCTATTTATAAATGTGCCCGCAATAAATGTTAAGAAATTAACATATGAGTACAGAGGAAGTTGTACCATACTTTCAGTTGCCACAGATATATCAATCGTCAATAACAAAAGCTATGTGTGCGATGCACCTATCATTATGATGGAACCAGGGTCAATAGTGTTTATCATAGAGACAGACAATGAAGACAATGTTAACAAATATAAAGTTACTTATACCACAGAGTTAAAAATAGAGAAAGGCAAATAATGGATTTGAACAACACATTCAATATTCTTAAAGATTTACAAAACGGATTTACTGTTATTATGACAGCATTCCTACAAGCGTTATTCCTGAACACTGCAAATGTCAGGATCATCATGACCATAGTACTAAGTGGTACATTTACAATCATGTATATCGACCCATTCATATTTGAGTACTTCAATATCAAAAAGGGAAGTGGGTTGGAGTCACTGATTTACGGAATCTCTACACTGATGGGTGCAGAGTTGGTACAGATCATATTGATTATTATGCCTGATATTATTCGTAAGCGTATAGAAGAGATGATAGGATTAACATACTTGAAAGGAAAGGATAAGTAAAAATGTTAATACAAGCAAGAGTTAAAACTTATGCAACCGTTATAATGTTTTGGTTAGCTATCGACACACTGTTTAGAACCCTGTCATAGGCACATGCCTATGACGGTTTTTTATATGTATATTATTTATATGTAGTGGATAGTAGCTAAATCCACTAACACAAAAAATAAAGGATAGATATGAAAGTAATCAGGAGAGGCAATAAACTCTACACACGTAGGGGAGACGGTATTTACTTAATAGGTATCACCAATGAGTTTGGAGAGAAAAAACTCTATAGAGAACCAAAACTGGTAAAGAGAATAAAGAGTCGTTCAAGCAGCTGGGGAGGCTCAGGCGGATGGGATGGGTCTGATAGTGGATGGGACTCATCGGGCAGTTGGGGTTCGTCAGATAGTGGATGGGGCGGTCAAGGAGGCGGTCTTTGGGATACTAGCGGCGGCGGGCTCTGGGATAACGACTCTCTGTTCGATGAATCAAAAACAGGATTGGAAGGGGATGATATGTTCACTTCTCCATCGACAATTTGTAACAGCAGCGGTCTATTTGACGATGTACAGAATGAGACAGTCCAGTCAAAAACGCCGGGGAAAGAACCGGTGCAGGAAGATGCACATAAAATATACCATCCATACAAATTCGCCAAAGAGGTGAGCGTGCCGGAAAGCATCAACCTCAATAAGGTTATACATCCATGGTCTGTCAAACTAGCAGGCGGGGAGATGGAGAAGTTGGTCTTCTTCCAAGCAGAAGAAAAGTATATTCTGAAAGAGGATATCGCGCCCACGGTAATAAACGCCTTGTTGAACAAATCAAACATAGCTCCAAAAGAGCTGCCTGATGAGTTCAACAAGTTCTTATACCATTTGGCAAATTCTTATTTGGTAAATATCACTTTTACCAACTTTACAAATTTCATTACGGATTTCCAATCCTTGAAAAATATGGAGTTGGAAGAAACCGATAAAGAAGCGGTGAACAAGATAGAGGTTCTTTTCAAGGAGATGTTCGAGGATAAAGGATATAAAGCAGGTGATAAGCTCTCTGTGCTATTGGAGAAGAAACTGCTCCTATCCAATATCGAGTATATGGTAGAGGAGACTACGTCATTTGACACTCTCGACTGGGTAGACATCCCATCCACATCATACCTACACGATATAAGCAAAGAGGCGGGCGGAATAAACTATCTAAAAGTCAATGACAAAACATATGTCGTTGACAACAACAGATTAAGAATACTGCACGTAGAGGAATAATCCTCTACGTCAGTTACAATTATTTTTGTAGTAATTTAATAGTTTATCGATAAATGTTTTCAGTTTAGAATTTTCTGCCATACATGTGATATATTTGTTATATAGACCCACATCTTCTTTTTTTTGGTTTCTATCAATCATGTTTAACTCATGTTGATCTCTGGAGATCACTGTCTTTGCAGATGTTTCCATAATTGTGGAACTACACTCAATCCCCAAACGGTTATTAACATACTCTTCAAGTTCTGCTCTTAAGGTATCCAAATCTTCATTTGACGGCAATGCAGGTAGTTTGAATGCCATAATGTTACTTTGATACTCTACGCCAGTAAATGTGCTCTCATCAATAAGTACATATTTTTCAGGAATGTCAATATAATCTCCGCTGTCTGTTCTAAAGGTTAATATCTTCACATTACTGTTCATATCAGAAAGCATATCACTGTTGGTTAAACCTACAGGCTTATATATTAGTGTGAATATATCCAATTTTGAGGATATTAACTCCTGAATATCTTTTTTAGAGACAAGCAGTATATTCTCTTTCTTATTGTGAACATCAAATGGTGGGTTAAAAATATATACTCTTTTTATATTATCTATTATCATGGTGGTCTCCATTCTATTTTAATCATTAAAAACGATGTAAAAATCATTATCTGGTCATTTAGTGAAAAGAATAAAACTAAAAGGATGTACTATGATAATGTATATAGATGCTGTTGATAATAAACTATTGGTGTATGGATATAAAACAGGCATCGAAAAGAAACTAAATGAGACAGGCCCTAAGAAATCCTTCGCTACTATGAATGGATACAATGTTAAGCCCATAAACCCTACTATACCAGAATATTACTTTTTTGGCATCTATATGAATACACCGGAACATATAGAGGAGATATTTAATGGAGTAGAAATTAAGAAACTATTTATTTTAGCCAATGCAATCAAGCTCTTCAACTACATAAAGCATGGGCAGGGAATAAACTCATACAGCGACGAGCAGTTTAAAGATCCTGATAAAATAAAAGGTTTGGCAAGTATAACAGAGCCGTGCCCTATGAGATTTATGGAAGAGTACATTGAAGAGTTAAAGACCTACGCAAAACTGGTAGATGATGATACGCTTAATATCATGCACATAGATGAAGATAAAAACTTTTGGAGGATAAAGACAGATAGGCCAAGATATGTAACAGGCAATACAATAGTCTATTACCCTGAAACAGATGATTCAGAAGAGGAGTTTCTATGTGTAAGTAATGGGATAGATGAAAAAGAGTACATTAAACCGAATGAGATAGGTAGAGTGATCACTGAGATAAACTATACCCTATTGGATAAAGGGACTCCTATGGAGAGAGTAAATGAACTCTATAAATATGTGAAACCACATAACAGAATGGGTATACCCGTACTGTTCAAGGCATCTACCATATACTCACCTAGAGTGATACGTGCATTAAGATCCTATCCAAAGTTAAAGATAGAGGGATTCTATAACATGATGCAGTACAGTGTTATGGATTCCACTACTGTGGCTTTCCTCTATACACCGCCCGCACTCTTATATAAAATAAAAGATGAGGTGACCTCTATCAGAAATAAAATAATGGAAGAGAAAGATAAGTGGATAGATATAACTGAGCATTTTGTAGTTGATGGTGCTCTAAAGGAGAAAGGCGATTTCCTTGTAAAAATACCGTATGGAAAATATAAAGTGCCGATAAAGACCAATGTCGATACATTTAATAGGAACAGGCTTGGTATGCTATTGAAGGGGGCTAAACTCTATATGTATATATACGAAACAGAGAAGATGATTCGTTACTATACAATACTTTCTCATGAGGGTAGAAACCATATATCGTATGCGCCGCATAATAACTTAATAGTAAAGTAGTCTCATATGAGACTACCTACTATTTTGTTATCATTGTATTCACACTCTTCATAATATTGACAGTCTCATAAGCAGCCAAAGCATATTTGCCTAGTAGAGTAGCCATGTTAGCTGCCAGCTCTATCTCTTCTATCATATGCACCAGAGCTTTCTTACTTACAGTGTCCTTCTCCACCTCTACCATATCTTGCAATGCTTTCAACTTTACATTCAATGCACGTACCATACCAACATACTCTTTCATACGTTTACTGTTAATATACCTCATAGATGGTGTTAGGTTTTTTACTACTTCTCCAAACCCTTTTTTACTTACAAAAAGATCACCTACAGTGGCCACTGGACTTTTATATTTTGTCAGCTGGTCATGTATCTCTTTATCCATCTTAATTAAATGTTTCTTTAGATCAGTATTATCATAGCTGAATACCAATTTTGTTCTTGCATCTTTGCTGTTGATAAATTCAGAAAGTTCCTGATTGAAAGTAGTCATTCTCTCTTCATACATAGTGAGATAATCTCTGAAGTATTTATCAATTACTCCGGTAATTCCAATTAAGTTACCGTTGAATCCCATAGGGACAGGGATACTTTCATCTTTTATTTCGTCATACTTAGCAATAAACAGCTTTTCATTCTTGGCCGCAGTCATAAGTCCGATGAGCATATCATCTTTTATCAGGTTATCCAAATGTTCTTTGAAATTGAACAATTTATATAACTTAGCAGATAAAGATTGGAATATATGGTTATTCATTTTTGAGAGTCGTTTTATGTCGATAAACATGGAATCTTCAAGATTCATATCAGTATAGGCATCGATATGTAGTTTTAACATAGGTTTTTCCTTTTATATATAAGTATCAATAAAAAATAAACACCTTTAATTTAATGATTTTACTAACAGGAGCAATATATGAAAAGTGTAACAATAGAGTCAACAATGAAAAAGATATCATTTTCCTTAGGTGTGGATTTAAATCTATTCCATATTAAAAATAATGCATTTGAGCTTGTCTCTATGGGAATGGGTAGAGACACAATCTTAAATCTTTCAAATGATATAACTTATGTTCCTGATACCAATAAATTGACCACTAATAAAGATGACATCAATATTTATGAAATGTTGTATGGCCACTCATTAGCCTTTGTCAATGAGGGAGTGGCTGTATGATAATACGTGAAACACTACCCGCAACTGATAAAACTATTAGTCACACCATTGCTCTAGGAGTAATGGATAATGTACGAGAGCTACTGCATTTCACTAATGCAGTAGACTTAGTATATGACAATAGTGATTTTAAAAATGAAAAGTATCTATTGAAATATAAAAAAGATAACGAAATACGAGCAAATAAAATAGATGTCTACTATGAGGAAAGTCCTTCTGAAGACCCATTATATTTTATGCCTGCCTATAATACAAACAAACCGTTTATACAAGATAGGGATTTAACTGTAAAACCTGTCTATATACAGTATAAAATGGAGTTAAATTTTAAAGTGATTTCAAAATCACGAACCGTAATAAATGAAATAGCAGATAGGTTATATCGTGTAGCCATGGAGGGATTCAGATTGACCCACCATTCAAAGTATATCTATTACTTAAACAACACCATCTCCTACCTGATACTATTTATCCATAAATACAGAACAAATTATAATTTGATTAATATGGAGCTATTAGAATTCCTTTCATCTATATCCGATAATGGTTTGGAATTAACATATGATAATAGTGGTCGCCCTGTAAACGTGACATATTCAACAACTATAAATAATATCAATGGTATTTTTAAAGACATAAGAGAACCGAAGATAGAGTTTAATAAGGAGACTGGTTACTACACTATTGATTTCTCATATGAGATAGAGTATAGTAAACTTATGTATGTTGATATATTCTATAATTACGTTATTGCAAACCAATTCTTGCCAAAAGCATTGATACCAGAAGACACATCTTATGAAAAAGATAGCCCTGGCACAATGATTAGTGAAATGTCACGGTTTAATATTAGTGAATCTCTATTCAATAGAGTGATCAATAATATTATGGCAAATAAATATATAAGATTGCCTGAAAATGATGTTGACAGTAATGTTGAAAGACATCCGTTTATAAACACTATACTGTGCGGACTTACCTTGTTGAGTCCAAGTGACAGTAAATCTCTGATAGACTTGAAAAATCTGGGAGATATTCAGTTTACAGATGATGTGCTTGAATTCATTAGGGGAGAAGGAAATGCCATAGTAAATGAAGGTGAATCTATTATACAGGTAATGTTATTTAAAGACAATCGTCTGTCAGGCATTCCACTAGAGATAAATGATGATCTAATAGTGTCTGCGGTAGATGATTTAGATTTAAATGCTATCTATAGAATAGGCATAGGTCTAGTTACAGATATAGGGTTTCTTAAACGACCTGCTTATGAACGGTATAAAGCTTTCAGAGTAGATGTAATGAAAAAACTTATTAACAGCGATAGACCAAACATAGTATATGAAGAGGGGCATCTGATGATCTTGGATAGTTTCTTTATATATGATATATATTCAGAGTGTATATTTAAAAATACTCCGATAATGAAAACAGTATTGACCAGTCATATACTGGCCATGTTAAAGGATAAATGATGTTAGCAACAGACATAGGCTCTAATCTCGAAATTCCTGATCACCAACCTGAAGAAGATTTGGAAAGACAGGTTGTGACAGAGGAACAAGAGATAAATGTAAACGGTGTACAGTACATCGAAGGAAAAAACTGGACCGTGGATTATTATCGTCAAGTATTGACCAGTAATGACCAAGCCCATAACCTCGATCCATCACTACCTGATGGCGAGCAGCAGTATTACAAATACAGTGATTTAGAGATAAAGGTAACCACACCTATTAATATGGATTCTCCAGACAATATAAATGGTGCAGCAAACTTACTTCATGTTATACCAAATATCGGAGATGTTTTCATTGTAGATATTGCAGAAGGCAAACGTGCGATGTTCGTAATAACAGAACATACAAAAAGAACATACGTAAGTAATACTATATATGAGATAGTTTACCATCTTGATACATATCAAGTGCTGGACCCTGTAAAATTTGAAGTATTAGAAAATAGAGTGGTAAAAGAGTTTGTCTATAATAACGTAGATACTCTTGGTGAAAAACCAATCATCACTACAGAAGAACAGGCTTCAATATTCGATGCCAAAAAGACATTTCATAATATAAAAAGAGATTTTATAAGAAGATTTAAATCTGAAGAAAACTACCTATGGGTGACTTTTGAAGACAATATTTATTTCAACTATGAGATCAATAATCTTTTTGGTTCTATAGCAGGGGAGTATTTTCATCTATATAGAAATAAAGAGGTTAACTATATAACACCAATTTCTTTAATAGAAGAGAGGGATATACACCTATTCAACTCTATGGAGAGTGTTGGGTATATAGATAATAATCCATACAATTCAAATCCATATGCAGTAAGGCTCATGACTGTAATTGATAGAATGCCGAATAAAATCATACGAGCAGATGGGGAATATACATCTTCATACATTGATACGGAAAAATATCTGTTTAGCGAAGCATTCTACAACGGGGATGCGGTCGATGGGATTGAGAAATTGGTAATGGATTATATTGAATATAATGCATTGGATGGAGATCTTCTTTTCTCTCTAGTTGAAGATTATTACACAATGGATGATATGGATAAATACCATTATGGACCAATCATAATGATTCTATTAAGGGAGTACTGGACAAATGTTTGATCGTAATTATGACAGGGTGATGGATGAAATACATAATAAAATGTTTATCGTTAATGCACCTGCTATATTGAAATATAGTGAATATGAAAGAAAAGAGTTTCCTGTATGTACTTCGGTAATCGATGGCGCTGAAGTAGATACTTCAATGGATCTGGAAGTTTATGGCATGACCCTATACAATATTGCCAAGCATGCCATGGACGGGTTTGGGATATCATTATATAAGAAAGAGGACTTTGATACAATTTATCGACTACTGAAAAAGTATAAGGAATATGCCGTTGGCGCATCTGAGTATGAGGTCAATACATCAACACGCTCCGTGGAAGAAAAGGAGTTAATGTTTGCATTTGCAGAAGAAGTGTTTGAGTTGAATAAAAATAGTCTTCCAAATATTATGTTCCAATTTAAGAAGATGAGCAAAGATATAAATATGGTAATTCCGGATACTAAGTCCAATAAACCTATTAATATAACAAAGAGAGCAACCAAAGTAAGTTGGTAATCAATCATTGCGACTATAGCATTGGTGTTTCAGGTGTACTATGTACTAACAATACGGGGAAACCCACATAACTTTTTATGGAGATTAAACTATGATACATATAAATACAACACTGCTCGCTATTGCAGTTATAACAAAAGCAAAATACACAAATATTGAGGATTGTGGTCAACTCTCAAATATACTGGACGAAATGAAACACAGTTATCAGTCTGATTTTATAACAGATATGAAAGGACTGGTTGATTCTTGTAGTGTAAACAGAAAACTGGAAGAGTACACGATTCGACAGTTTAGAGAACAACTAGAAGAACAGAAAGAGAAGATGACTGAAGAGCTGAAGAGTAAATCAAAGATGTTACTAAAATATTTCAGCGATACAAAAAATGATTTCTCTAAAAGAACTGAAGATGATATAAATGAACTCTTAAGAAGAGCTAATGAGGGAGACTTTACAGAGCATGCGACGTTTATGAATATGGTGGATAAAGCTATCGCTGAAGCAGGGTTTGAAAAAGACTCTTTTTTAAAGATACTTAAAATGTTGAATATCAACAATAGAGCTATATTCAATCATAACCTGTATATGAGACAAATCATGTATAACATACAATATCCTCAACTGGCAAAAGATGAAGAGTGGAAAACGATCAACTTTCTAAGTGATAAAGTGCATTGTGAAGATGACATTGACAATTCAAGTGATTATACAAAACAATCTATATATATCGAAATACTCACACAACTCAAACTATTGATTGCGTTTGACTATGAGAAAGCGATGGATTCTTTGGAGACTATTGCAAGTGTTATGGAGGATATTGAATTTAAAGAGATTCATCTGCGTACAATAGATAAGTTGCTGGATGTTGGTTCATACGTACAGGTAGCTGAAACACATATTGATCATGTGAGTAAGATACTGAAAGTAGTTAATTATGGTTCTGTCATCAGAGGATAAAATAACAAGTGAAGTTTTGAGTGTCATTACGGTAGATCCTGAAGTAGAAAGAGAGTCATATGTCAAAGCGATCTTGCATGTTGGGAAGGATAACTATTATCTCAACATGATTTCATCACTATATGTAAAAAGAGACTATTTGAATTATAGAAGTGACTTTGTAGAGATCACTTTTCAAATACCTCTCGGAGATTTTGTATTCCATATTTATCCGGAGAGAGACGATATTTCTATATCTATCTCATACTATTCGTTAGGTGATTTAACTACGCGACAATACCATGTTGTGTTAGGGGATTATGATAAAGATATTCGCTCCAATAAATATATGAATATGAAGCAGGATGACTTGAATAATCATTTAGCTACAATAAAAGCAGAATGTACAAGTAAATTATTCCTATCTTTGAAAAAAGAGAAGACACAGAATATATTCAGAGAGACAACTGTAGAAAATGCATTGATACTCACTATGGCAAAATATTTACGATCAGCATCTTATGAAGTTGGTGAGATGCCAGGTCATCTGGTTATTATATCGCCTGACAATACACGGAAATATAAGCATATTGATATACCAAACAATACGCCTCTCCTAGATGTCCCAAAAACATTACAGGAAGGAAGTTTTGGTATATATAATGGAGATGTTAATATTTACCTACAAAGTTTTGACTCTAAAAACAATATGTATATTTTTCCAAAATACCGACCTAACCTTATAACTTTTAATAAAAAGATACTGTATATAATCGGAGTAGACTCCACTACACTCATTGGAGTGAAGGCTACATATGCAATGAGTAATGATATGTTGAAGATCGTGGTTATGAAAACAGAGAAATTCTTCGACGATGACAGTAAACTCAAAAGCGAGGGTGTCGGCACAATATCTTTAAACACAGACGCACTATTGAGTAGACCATTCCGTGTTTCAAAAGATAAACTAGAGGTCAAAAGAGACTATCTAATAGAAAAGAGTCAACATAAAGAGATAAAATCAGGAGTAGTTGATTATAAAAATAAAGGAAAAACAAATAACCTTTATCAAGATAGAACAGAAGTATTAGCAAATGATGGAATGGTAGTGCAATTCGATTGGCACCACAGCGACTTTAAATTACTCTATCCAATGATGCCTGTTGTATATGTTTATGAAAGCGACAATGCTATATTCAGACATGAGGGCCTGCTACAAAGAACAGATACCGTAATTGATAGTGCGACAAATACAGAAAATTCAAAACTATCAGTATTCTTTAACAAAAAAGGAGAGTTAAATGTTTAATCATATTGAGAACAACAAATATGAATACACTATAATGGATGAGGATATAGAGTATGTAAAATCATTTATGGCTTTTACTGCAATGATTACAAAAAACAGAAAGCAGTATGCGCCAGTGAAAAACTTGACATGGGAGTATATGGCTATTGAAGCATTTATAGTAGATAAGTTTATTAATCAGCATGATGTACGCGCGGGCATCCTAATTACTGTTAAGGGCAAATATAACATGGAAATCTATATAAAAGATTCTAAAGAGTTAGGTGGAATAACACATAGCGCTAAAATATTGTAGAGTGGGCATAGACCCACTCTACTAAAACTCTAATTCGATTTCATCTTCGTTGTCTAGGTTAGATGAATGCACACCCACCTCTTCTTCACCATCTTTCGTCTCTGAGATATACGGCTTCAACGCTGACACCCACTCATCAGACATAGATTGTTTATCGAAACAATTTGCAATGGCGGTCATTTTACTAGATATAATAGGGCTTGCACCATACATATCTTCTTGAAGTTTTCCTTCTGTCAAACTGTTTGCCATGTTATCCAGTTCGCCATTTTCATTAGCGTCAATATTTGGCTGTATTAGTGGCGGAAGTGTATTTACTACCTCACCCTGCTCATTTACAAGCTGTACCTCTTTTAACGGCGAGCCTGACAACTCTATCCATTTCGCTACAAGATTCTCATTATGTTTTTCACCTATCATATATGGAAGGTAAAGTCTCTTAAATGCATCTTCATTCAGTTTAACTGTACCTCCATAATCAAGACTATCTAAGTCATCTGCCATCTTTTCCAAAAAATTACTCATTGTATATCCTTTTCTAAATTGTTATATATTCACTATATAATGTTAAACTATTTTTTATCTTTTCTTTAGCTCTGCTATATATTTGTTGTTATACGGATTATCAATAGCTACCCTATCGGATAATTCAAAAGTATTTCCCTCTTTATTTTTTACAATAACATTTACTGCAATATTATATACATTACTATCTTTTTCATATATAGGAGATACAGAAACCTTCACTGATGGATAGTATGTACTATATAACGCATGTAAACTCTCCTCTATCCTATCTATTACAGTACGTACCTTATTTTCTTCTTTCTCTTGTAGTAAATATTTTAAAGATGATACATGCCCTGTATAGAAATAGGTTTGGGAAAAATCAGATATTAAGAAATAATCCATGAGTTTTTTTACAGCTAATGAATCCGTTAATTCACTATGTATGTTGAGCGTAACCATTGTAGCCCCTTTCGTTTTATATCAATAAAAAAGTTTAAAGGAGCTTTTTGTCTGAATTTAATACGGGGGTCGATATGTTTAAAGTAAGAGGAGCCACCATAGGAGATATCCATCTTGGCAATACTAGAAACGAAACGAAATATATAATAGCTAATCTATATAGATATGTCACTCCTGACCTATTTAGAAATATAGATATCTTTGTAGTTAACGGCGATCTATATGACAGAGATATATTATTAGGCAGTGAAGATGCGTTAATGATAGCTGAATTTGATAAGTATCTAAATGATTTAGCTATAAAACACAATGTGTATCTATATTATTTAAAAGGTACATTTACACATGACTATAACCAAATAAAAACATTAACTCTCTATAATGACTCGAAGTTGTTTAAATATATAGAAAAGATTGATATAGTATATAATAAAGAGTTAGGATTACATATTGGATTTATACCTGATGATACTGGATATTCTCCTATTGAGATAGAACGGATATTGAGAGAGAAGATGGATAAGTATGGAATTGATACACTGGATCTACTATTCATTCACGGTATGTTTGATTATCAACTACCCATAAAACTAGAGCATAGTTTTGATGTCTCTCAATTTAGTTATGTTAAATACTATATAATAATAAACCATATTCATAAGTTTAGTGTCATGAACAACATCATAGCCCCTGGCAGTTTTGATAGGATGGCATTTAATGAAGAAGAGAGTAAAGGATTTGTTCTATTTAATCTATCAGGGACTGGAAATAAATCTTTTAACTTTATAGAAAATAAACACGCTATGTTATTTAAAACATTTGATATTAATGATGAGGATGTGCATTACTGGACAACACAGATTGAAAAATATATTAATGAACATAAGCCTAAACATGTGCGTCTAATAATTAGAAGCAATATAGACTACACACCGATAGCAAACATGATAAAAGAGAACGACGTCAATCTAAAGATAGAGAGAAAAGACTCTGAGGTAATTGATACAGAAATAGTCGTTACATACATACCATATCAAATAGATAAAAACAACATACGGGAGAATATAGAGAAAAGACTTCCGTTGACAGAGAGGCATGATAAGTTGCTATTAGATATTTTATAATGGTATATTATTATATAGAAATCAAAATAAGGAGGAGTAATGAGCCTACGAAAAATGCAAGACAGAACTAAGAGTGGTTTTGATCTGTCTATAGGAACAGGAATGGCGTTAGAGGCAGTGTTCAATGCTACACATGAGGTCTATGATACGGATCATAAACCAAAAAGAATAGCTCTGGAAAAATATGATGTATTCGCAGTAAACTGGTATACCATTATCAGGAACGTCATAGAGTCCTTAGATAAAGACACAAAGCATAAAGTATTCAAAGGGTCTGGCAATATTAAAGATGATTTGATCGCCGTTGCTAATATGGAGATAGAGACTATTGCACACCTATGTGCAAATGAAGATATTGAACTAGTAGTATTGGCCCCAAATTATAAAAAACTGAAACCGTTTGTATTTAACGACAAGCTGACACAAAAAACGGATACAATGTATATTGCGTTGACATCTATAGACAGAATCAAATATGATTATGAAGACAACCATAATCCGAAATATGGTAATATGTTACTACTTACACATATGCCGTTTGATCTACTTATTAACAAAAGCAAAGTGGATATACTTCAAAGTCATACAGGAGAGATACTTCCTAAACATATGTATAATAAGAAGTATAGAAAGACATCAATGGATACGTCATTCTTACCCTTTAATAGTCTGTTACTATATCTTCTGGCGGATGATACGGGATTACTTAAACTAATAGATAGAAATGCTAGGAAAGACGCCATTGAAACATTGGCTAAAAACGCAGTGACGCAAACTACAACATACAGTAGAGTAAGAACTATACTTATGCGTAGTAAATATGCGTCTGACTTTATTAAAACATTTAACAATCCATACTAGGAGGTATATATGGAAAAGATAATAGCGGTAGTTATCATAATTGCAGTAGTGCTTATAGTTGTCATACTGCTAAAAGAAAAAGGTGATGAGAGAAAATCTTGTTTAAACTGTGCTGCTCGTATATATGATAGTTCAGCAATGAAAAAGAAATGCTGGCATAACATACCGAGTCATGTATATAACGACGGAGCAAACTGTCCATATTGGATACATAATAAAATAAGGAGTTGACAATGAACGATATAAAAAAAATGTACTTCTCACTCTATCATATGAACCTGAGAACAATTAAGGACGGCAAAGAGTATTTCCTGGGAGTAGAATTTATGGATGGATATCCAAGATTTACAGTAAGGGAGAGCAATAAAAAATACCCTGATGTAAAAGTAACATTCACATTACTTGGTATTATGACACTGTTCACAGCAATGAAGAACGTGTTAGATGGTGGCGAACCCATCACAATTGACAGCAAGAACTATAACTATGAGAACAACGTCAAATCTGACGATATTGTCTCTGTCGGTAAAATAACAACACGGGTAGATGCTGTGTCTGGTGCACTGATACTTAACATCGCGCATGGTGAGTATAATCTTGATTTTCCTGTATTACTGGATGCCAAATTCTTCAATTTCTATATCAATGGAACTAATGTTGATAAACAGATGTATTACTTAACAGCAAATGCATACATTGATGCAATGAAACAATTAGTTTCAAATATACACACACACCAAATTATTGTCATTGATAAAAAGCGCAAAAAGGAACGTGATGAGCAAAAGTCAGAAGAAGAGTAACTTAAGGGTACTGAATATAGAGATACAAGGTAAAAAATTACGTATTATCTACAGAGACAAAAAAATATTATCAAAAACAAATACAACAGTATGGTGGTAATGCCATACTGTCACCCTTTTCTTTTTCAGTTTTTTACTTGATTATAAGGAAAAGGAGAGTTTTATGTCCGCACAACAACCAATAGAATATAAATTACCTCAAATCGAATACGACCCATTAACAGAATATGTCGCACCGAAAAAGGATGTAGTGATACTAGATGACGTCTATTTTACAAACAATTATTTAATCACAACCTCTGTGAAAATACCAGATGAATATAATGGTGCACAATTCCGATGCACTGCTAATAATGAATTTATGAATACCTCATTAGGTGGTCACATCGCCTTGGGTGTTCCTTATGCAAATACACCATTGGCAGATCCGCCAAGAAAAGGCGTGTTACAAGGCAGGGAGGATTTTGAAGATAATATTTATGCTAAGAATATGGGTATGGGAACTATGTGGGGGGATGAGGTACAATTACGAAGCCAGCCAAACATACTATATCTTGAATTTGGAAAACCGAAGCATAGAAATATATTCTCTAATTTTGCAAATGCTGTAGATTATGGCAAGGCCATAATTGCTAACGAGGGTAGGACTACATTCTTTTATACATTAGGCCAGGGAGCTGGGGAAGCGGCCAGATGGGCAATTATGCCAGGGATAACAGCGGCTTATGAAATATATTCCGTAACTAAAACCTTAGTGGGCGGAGATGACTTTAGATATTACAGCTTTAAACCAGACATGCACAACTATCTACAGACAGCTAACAATATATTAACACAACTACAAACTGAAAGGGGTTTAATAAAATTTAAGGTGTTGGAGACAGGCAGTGGTAAATCTGATAGATATGGTGTTCCTGTAGAAGTAGATGCATCACTATTAAAAGAACTACAGTCCGAATATCCAGATATTATGCATCCTAAATATGGATTTAATATTTACAATATTATTGCGCGACCACAGTTGATGGTCAATGAACTCATACAAAAGAATAGACTTGCATTAGAAGAAGGTATTGTAGATAAACTCTATATCAACGTACCTGTATTGGCAGAGTTTAAAGATGCTGTAGCCAACATAATGCAGTCTGCTAAAGAACTGGTCTCTTCTGATAAAGATAATGAGGGCCACACCAACCCGCAGAACAAATCACGGCCAGAGGCTACTACAGCAAACATAGACCCAAATGAGTACAAAGAGAAAGATAAAGAGACGGGACTATTTAAAAGACTTATTGGTGACTTTGATATTTGGACAGAGAACTTTCATAAATATAAACAAGGAGTAGAGAATTACGGCATGGAATATATTGCTCTCTATGTAACTTATGATGGAGGGTCTACCATATCATTCTCAAACGAGGTGAAAGATATACCTGCCAAATCTATGATAAACTCTATAGGATCTGCTAGTAGAGATATTAGATTTAATTTTGGAGATGGTAAATTTCTAGGTGATACTGTGGATAGCTTTATAAAAGCAGGAAGAGACGTAGTAGCAGGAACATTAAGTAAAACTACTTTTGGACTAACTAATGTTATTGCGGGATTAGTTAGTGGCGGCTACCTATCATTTCCAAAAATGTGGAGTGATAGTAGCGTATCCTTACCAAGCCATAGTTTTAGTATGAGGTTAGGCGGGCCATATTCCAACCCAATAAGTAACACCATGGATATTGATGTAATACTCTCACTTATACTAGGCGGGTCTTTACCATTAAGCATAGGTGATACAGCATATACTTCGCCATATTTATGTAAAGCTTTTATACGCGGCGTACTGAATATAGACTTCGGAATGATCACTTCCGTCTCATTAACATCAAGTTCTGAAAAGAATGTGTATGGCGCACCTTTATATATAGATTTAAAGTTTGGCATAACTGATTTCTCAGATATAGCAACAGCCTCTGTAAATGACGGCTTACTTGGTATATTTGGTGGCTATACAAATGAGTATGATGTATTATCAAAATACATCAGAGGGATTGGTGGCAGATCTTATACGAATACAAGGTATGTAAGTAAGAGCATTAAATATAAATTGGCCATAGCTAAAAAGAACATTATTGATAGCACAAATCCTGCTAAATACGCAGCATTCATGGGCGATACTATAGTAGGTGATTTTATAAAATTTAATAACAGCAACAAATCTATTACCAGACTATTTGAATAGACTACAGTGGAACTCCACTGTAGTCTACGGTTTTATCTCTTTTAGATCAAATATAATATTATGTTTTTTCAATATCTTCTGGACTTTAGGCAACTCTTTCTTTAAGATAAAGAGATTAAAAAATGCAGGATATCTATCTCTATAAGTAATCAACAAGTCCAATATATCTTTTATCTTTATCGTACTGAATGCGTCTCCATAAAGAGGGAAGGATATAGCTATTGAATTATATTCTTTTGCTTTAGTTAACAGATGCATCAATGGAGCTTTTAAATAAGATAGTCGTGTGCTCTTTTTATGTATAGGAAGAAATACTGTATACCGCACATTATTATAATATGTATGTATCCCACCATCCTGCAACTGTATAATAGTGGTTTTTTCCAATGCCTCTTCTCGCTCTTTCTTCCTAGTGACCCTATGAGAGATAGTAGTCTCTTTATAAATAGACTTATAAACTTTATCTTTTAGGAGGTCGCCTAGGACCTTCGATATAACTTCGCCATTGTAGGATATAGGATATACTCTTACTTTGGAGTTTTTAAAACTCTTATGAAGAATATTTATATCCTCATGGTATAAAATTCTAAATATTGCCATAACATAACCTTTGAAATTTAGTTCAGTTAATAGGTCTATTTTTTTATTCTGATATAATTTAAAGAATCAAATAGTAAAGGATCAATATGAGAATAAACAAGAAACAGCTCTATTCGTTGTTTGAAGTGCAGAGTAAACTGAATGCCGCAACTTGCGGAGAAGATTGGTTAAAAGGGATATGTAAAACAGGCAAACCTATCGCATATGATACTGCCATCCTTGTAGAGGCAGCCGAATTCATAGATAGCTTTGACTGGAAACATTGGAAATACAGCGGTGATGATTTTGAAAACGCTAAGGTGGAACTAATTGATCTACTACACTTTGTCATCTCTCTTATCATATATGTTATGAAAATAAGAGATTTCAAGCATGAAACACTGACCGGTTTGTTTGATGACATAGTTGTAACCTTTAAGTACAATGGTGAGACTAAGAATGATGAGTATGTGATAGAGGGTAAAGAATTCGATATCTTTAAAGTACGGGTGCTACTAAATAATTTTATATTTCATATTCTAGCTCTTAACAATGCAGTAATACAACATAGTCAGGCTGAGGCAGCTCGAAATAGTATGTCTGTATTAATGGTGATGATGTCATACCTCAATATGGAATGGAACGAAATATATGAGTTATACATTTCAAAGAATGCATTGAACTACTTGAGGCTTAATAATGGATATCAAGATGGAACATATGTAAAACAATGGGGTGAAGTAGAAGATAATGTAGTAATGAATGAAATTAAAGAACACTTGTTACTACATGATGAGTTGACATTTGATAATATGTATAATGCATTGCATGATACTTATCATGACATGGTAGTATAGTCTGTATGGCATATGCCATACAGACTACCACATTTTAAATGTTTAAGAGTATATAATTCGCAATATACGAGTAACAAAAAATCAAATATTTATCAATGATGTTTTTATAATGAGAACAATTAAAAGGAAGTAATATGTCAGGAAGACCTAAGTTAAATTTGGAAAAACCTAAGAAAGTATATTCTATCAATGTGTCAACAGGGTTCGATATACCTACAGGAGTATGGGTAAAAGGACCATATGACGAAACTATTCTAAACGGCGGAGTCAATACCTTAACAGCAGTGACTGGTCCAGGAAACTCGTTTAAATCTGTAATCATACAACATTTGGCAATGAAAGCCATGGATACCATAGCAACATCAACTATGCCATACTGCATCTACTATGATAGTGAAAACAACGTCAGTGTTCCCAGACTGAATTCACTGGCGGAAAAGTATCCGCATTTACCTCAACCATTCATTGATGAAGATGAGGAGGATGAAGGTATAGTGTCATTAACAGATAAATCTATGATGGCTGGAGATCAATGGTGGAAAATAGTAACGGATTATACTAAAGAGATCGCCAAGAGTCCAAAGATAAAATATCCCATGTTTCAAAAGAATGGTAAAGTATACCAACACTACCCGCCAACAATGTCTATAATAGATTCATATAGTAAGTTTGAACCATTAGTTACAGAAGAGATGATGGATAAGGCTAAAGGCGAAGACGGCTCCACCAATATGATATTTATGAAAGCTGGAGGGTTTAAAACAAAAGCGTTGAGTCGTATCACTGTACTGGCACAAAAATACAACATGTATTTCTTTACTACTGCCCATATAGGCGTGCGAAGCACTATGGATGAAAATAAATACAGCAAACCTATGAAGAAACTATCTGCATTAAAAGAAAATGAGGAGTTAAAAAAAGTAGGTCCTGAATTCTACTACTTAACAAAAGTGCTTTGGAAAGTAGTGAGACTGAAAGTATTAAAGAACAAAGATAAAGAGCCTGAATATGCAAGTGAATTCGGTTCAAAATCAGAAACTGACCTGAACTTGGTAACATTAGAAGCTCTACGAAACAAGACAGGTCCTACAGGTTGCAAGATTGATGTTGCGGTATCACAATCTGAAGGTGTCTTGGAAGGATTTAGTTACTACTTAAATTTGAAAGAAGAGGGTAAATTCTCTATGGAAGGAAATGATCGTTTCCATGAAAGTGTTTTTTTACCAGGTGTAAAGATGAGTAAAAATACAGTCCGTGACTTAGTAGCTAAAAACAAAAAACTACACAGGGCATTGGAGATAGGACACGACATACTACAAGTTAAACAGTATCACCCATTTGTTGTTAAAACAGGACTCTATGTAGAGCCTAAAGAGCTTTATGAAGGATTGATTGCAAAAGGGTATGATTGGGATGAAATACTCACTACAGAGAATGATTACACAATTCGTATGTATGATGACGATACACCTAATGTATTGTCTGTCATAGATCTGTTCAATATGTACCATGGTAAATATACACCTTACTGGAAACAAGAAGAATTTTTAAAAGATAGAAAGAGAGGAAAATGACATGGATGAGATTTTATCATTGATAGATTGTTCTCCACTTAGCGAGGAGAGCAAGACTATTATCAACAAGCAATATGAAAAAGAGTCTACCAGACTTAATTACATAATAAAAAAAGAGGACATGATATTTAGCATACAGGAACAGGTTGGTATTGTATCAATCACTTATGCATTCCATTGCCTGCTGAATATCCATAATGCTACTATTGATAGCAGATTATCTCTATTACTAATGGACGATGTCGGAATAGATATGTTTAAACGGAGATTAGATGAGATTATTCAAATACTTATAAGCAAAGGATTCTAATGGAACTCATATTGAATGTAGACATTGACGGCAATGTGACAAGCAACGTCACATTAAACTTAGACGGAGGGATGCCCTTAGTTCACGTACCTAAATCATTTGGTGCGCAGAAAAGAAATGACAACGCAGATAGAGATTACGCTCTATCCGAAGAACTTTACGATAAAAATAAATTAAATTCTATTGTGGTGCCAATATTAACGGTAGTTGGTGAAGATGATTCAGATAGATTTACATTCATTACTGTAGTAGCATCATATATCAAAAAAGCAGAAGCATATATTTATTACGATAAAACAAATAAAGCACTGTTCATGCTCCCTGATCCAAATATGTTTGAAGATGGAGTGTCTGTAACAGGGTATATACTTGGATTAAGAGTGTCTGACTCACTCTATGGCAACACTGAATCTACAGCATATGATTTACCAGAACCAGACACTACAGATGACCCAGTTACAACAGTAACAATGATCTCCAGAGGCTTGAGTGCAGGAAATGGATATAATTACGAGATGATGATCAGTGACACACTGAATGTAAATGCAACACACTCACAGATCATTGAGTGGGCTGTTATCTCAGATGCACTGAGTTTCGGAGACGATATTAACTACGTAACGATTGTTACTACAGGCATTGATACAAAAAAAGTAAGTTCGCTTAAGTCAGGGTCTCCAGATGAATTACTTATACCACTCATTTTCTAGGAGTGCTTAATGAGAATGAATAGTGTAAAATCTACAATAGCTGTTTTTACTGTTTCTCTATTTACCGCATGTGTAAAACAACCAATGTATAAAGAACAGCCTAAACACACAACCATTACAGACTACATAGGTATAAAAACCAATGTAGTCGCCACATTTAATTCACAGCGAGTGAATGACCGCATTGATGAAGAGACAGAACAAGCCGTAGCAGAAGCTGACAGAGACATAGCATTAGCAGAAAAAGAGGTGGATGATATCCTAAAGGACTTATAATGGATAGAAAAAAAGCAGAGTCGTTTATTCTTAAATATATACAAAAGATAGACCCGAGCGGAGAAAATAAAAAAATATATGAAGAGTTCTTTAAAGGACTCTCCAATAAAGAGTTTGAACAACTTAGACAAGATATTAAAGATGGTAAAAGTACATTAACCATAATCGCTCCAGAAGGTCATCCTAAAATAAAGTTAGATGCCAACAGAAACAGAAAGATACTGAAAGAGTTAAAAATAGATATATATCAAAAACTAACCATTACTGATGGTGAAAATGTATTTACCCCTGATATCAAATATCAGATATTGGAACTCCCGGTAAGATTAGCTGCTCAACACATTATGAAGAACTTTACAGTGCATAAAAACACTAAGGTAAGAAATACCATCACCGGCCAAGTGGCAGGTGATAGCAAAAGTGGGGAACTTTCAAATATGGAGACGCAAATACTGAAATCTATTGGTATGGATGTTTCTCTAAAAGAACTACTCGGAATTAGAGGCGGTGATGTAAGTGCTTCAAATGCATTCAAAGGAATGCTTATGAAAAAAGGCAAAGTCAACCAACAAGAACTGAAACCGTTTATGGATAAAACCCAAATAGGGAAAACGTTAAAAGCATACATGAAAGCAATACATATAGATGCCGGGGTTTAATCCCCTGCATCTATTATGTCTATTAGCATTCTATCTTTTACTATGCGAGTACTTCCCTTTACTGCCCTTGTAAAGAATATAGGGGCTTCCATATCTTCTATAAACAATATATCGTTATTGCCTCTTCTTATTACTGCCTTCCTAGTATCAGCCATAGGAGTAGGCTCTGCGACAGCTCCTCTACAATCTAATGTAGCCCCATCTATAGTAGCTATAGTTGGTCCTTCTAATTTCATTGTATGATCTGGTATAAATGCATCAGATGTATTATTTGCTACCACCGCATTAATTGTATACGATGTTAATCTATCCATTATATTTTTGAACATATCTGCTCGATCATTATCGGGAATACTGATATTCATTATCTCACATATAGCTTCAAATAGTTGTTCAAATGTAATAACAGTTGATAATAAATCATTACTTAGGTTATTATTCACATCGATATTAATAATACTTTCATCTCTTATACTATGTACAAACCTATCAAATTCAAATCTAAAAAAATCATCTGGTAAGTTACTTCTCTCTGTTTGTAAGTATTTATATATTTCATGTTGTTGCTTTACAAAATCACTCTCTTCTTGAAGTATTGTATCTATATTTGACTTTACTACATTGAGGTAATCGCTGATAGGTGTGTAATTTATCCCATATTCAGATGCAGTATTAGAAATTATACTATGTATAATAACATTCTCAATATGAAAATCAGAATCACCATGATACTTCAACAGCAGATAGATGAATGTGCGTAGTAACTCTTTTTTTGTAGTGTATATAGTTTTGCCACACTTTAGAGTAAATCTTATAGACTCATCTGTATCCAGTGAAACTACAATAATGCCAAAGAGTAATTCAACATTGTAAATAAGAGACATAATATCTGTATACCGGTTAGTTAATATCAGATATTTGGTTTTCGTTTCAATATCTCTTATCTCGCTTAACCTCTTATCCTCTACATTAATTATGTTTTTTAAATCTATATCGGAATTCATAAGATATGCTTTGTGATACATGGATGCTAAATCATCTATATTATATTTTATAGACTTATCAGTTTCAAAATCACGTATATAGACCTGATCAGTAACAGTCTCTGGCAATCCCTCTACGTTTTCTGTCCTTACTCTTTCCAACACTATTTCATCGACATATATATTAGAAGGCCTAAATATTTTATCAACTATTAATTTAAGTATCTCGTGTTTACCAATATTATAATTAATATATTCAATGTTTTTAACAAGCCATAACTTTACATCTTTTGAAAGTACAGAAGCAAACAAACCTAAATTCATATGTGAATTTAGAATGACTGTTTTATAATACTCATTTACTTCATAGGTAATAATGTTCCTATGGCGTATATTGTATATCTTTTTAACAATAAAACCAACCATAGTTTTCCAAAAACCTGGGAGGTATAAATTATCTGTCAATATATACTCTTCAAATAACCACCTCGCCATATACCCTTTAATATTAACTTCTAATGTTGGTATAAGGGACTGCTCATTATACTCCACATAGTCTCTATTATAATACAGTATTGTCCCATCTTCAGACGATATAATAACATCGATGTCTGTTGGGTTTAACATACCTATTATATATAACTCTTGACCAACATACTTGTTAATTAATGCGTCGTAGAATACGTCATACGTCATTAACTTAGCGTATGTTTTAGGATGTGTATTTTTGAAAGTATTATCCATAACAACATTAGTGCCAGTATCAATCGAACTCACAACAATTTCTGTATTGGCATTATGTGGCAATCCCGCTAAATTTCTATAATATGGCCATGTACTTAAGTCATTGCTGTCATATTGGACACCCATCTTACTCTCTAGTTGAATATTCATGTGTACGGCCATGACATGAGATTTTATTATTAATGAATTTGCCAGATTAAATATCTGACCGACGTTATTATTTGATGTAATATAATACATAATTATACTCCTTAAAGGTAATGAAAATGGATAAGACGTTAAAAAAGCCTGAGAATGGCACACATGACTATATCAGTAATAAAATAATCTCTGATGGAGATGACAATTCTCATGGAATAGACCTAGATAAAATAGATTATAACATCGTCGGTAGATTCACTAGAGATAAAAAACGTATAAGCAGAGAAATATTGGAAACATTCCCTGAATTAGAGTTTATACTTAATATTATTATTAGTAGTATGACAGCGCCTACTGATGTAATAACAGATACTATAGCGATGTCTACAGAAAATACAAATCTGTTTGACGCTGAAACAAGAACAGAGCTATTAAAAACATTTAAAGATGATATTCTAAACTATTATAAAATAGAAGAGAGAATTTATGATATTATCAAAACAGCAATGGTGACAGACGGAGCATATTGCGAATTAATATTACCAGAACAGATGATAGATCAAATAATGTTTACTACTGGCTCAGCTAACCTTGAAAGTGCGGTAATAAATAGAACTGCTGAAAACTACCAAATAGAAACAGACAACGACGATCGAGAGTTTTTTAATTATGTAGGGGATTATATAACTCCAATTAATGACCCGTCTGTAATGAAGCTAGGTGAACTATCACTAGATGCAAATTTGGAAGGTGATGATCTAAGTAACACTATTTCCAAGGCAAAGAGTAAAAAAATACTAGACGCAGTCTTTAAAGATGGAGTAACTGATACGGATACTGTAAAAAATCTATTTGCTCTTTCCACCAAAGTGAATAAATCACAAGGCAGGCCGTTTAGAATGCAAATCCCAGCAGAGGCCGTAACCCCAATATCGTATAAACATGATCCAAAAAAACATTTAGGGTATGTGATCACCTTGGATGAAAACTACATGCCTATCAGTGGTAGTAGCTATACAAGAATGAACGGAATGAAAAAAGATGAAAATGATGATTTGTCTAACGCATTAGTATTAACTAGATCTATTATAGAGAAAGCTAAAGAGAAATCGGCAGAAAATGAAAAAAAAGAGCCCCGCATTAATGAACTTGATGATATCGCCTCAACAATCATCGATAACAAATTGAAAAATATGGTAGTTGGAAATAAGCTCTCTGAACTTGTAGATACAGAAATGTTAAACAGTATTTATCTGGTTATGCTGAATAGAGCTTTGAAGAAACAGAAAACAAAAATACTATTCATTCCAAAAGAATATTTGTGGTATGTGGCTGCAAACTATAGAGATAACGGAACAGGTAAAACAGTACTAGAGGATTTGGCAAGTATCAGTTCACTGCGATCTCTACTTAGACACGCTAGGGTATTCGGTAATCTAAGAAGTGTCCTGCCTCTTGAGAAATATGACATTACTATTGATGACGATGTTAAAGGTATAGATAAAGTAATTGCAAAGGCAAGAAACTTTATTAATAGAAACAGATCAATGACTATGCCAAATGGTTTAGTTAGCTCAACTGATGTAACTGATTGGTTGCATAATAGTGGTGTGGTTTTAAACATCACTCATAAAGATGTACCTACCTTTGATATCGAAGGAAGTGTCATGGATATGGACATTAAAATACCAGACAGCGATATCGATGAAGAACTTAGACGAGCTACCTATATGAAAATAGGGATTGCACCGGAGATTGCAGAGAGTGCATTGAGTGATGCTGATTTTGCAGGAACTATAAACACGCAAAACTTAATGTTTGCGAGAGACAATATTCGTAAACAAAAACCATACAATAAAGCACTGAAAGAATTTTCAGAGATAATAATCAAGCATGATTTCACACTACGAAACAAAGTAATCGACATCTTAGAAAAAAGATTCAAACAGTTGCTTGGAAGACTTGATGATTCTTTAATTCAATTCTTTAAAGACAATAATATCGATGACGACGCCATAATGGAATACCTAATCAATGAGTTTATCAAGATATTTAAAATATCATTGCCTAAGATAGAAAACTTTGAAGACAATGCGCTGGATAAACAGTTTGAAGCAAGACTTGATAATATTGAGAAAGTTATCGATCTTCATCTTTCTTCGGATGTTATCTCTGAAGAGTTAAGTGGTTCAATAGGTGAAAAACTTGAAGATATCAAAGATGCCATGAAGGCAGCTCTACTAAGACAATGGATGGCTGAGAACAACTATATGCCTGAACTATTTACTCTGTTTACCAAAACAGAAGACGGTGTAAGCAGTACACCATTAGAGGATTATAAACTCTTTGTAGAGAATGCTAAAGAGGCATTTATAAACTATAAAAAGAAAACTGTCAAAGATGTAAAAAAGACAGATAAGAAACTAGATGAACTGGATGAGTATGAATTGCCTGAGGAAAACGAAGATAACAGTACTCCTGGAGAAAAACCTAGTGAGGGAACAGGTAACAAAAATGATGAAATGGATGAAGAGGTGTAAATAGGCAATGACATCCACAGATTTTTAATGAATGAGTAATATAAAAGGATATAAGATGGATAATATGTTAGAAGGGTATGAATTGGCCATGGAAGAGGCCAATTTGGAAGACCATAGCATTCCAAAGTTTATAGAGTTAGACCTTAAAACAAAACAGACATTCGGCTTTAAAGAGACAAATGTTGAGAAAGAGATAGGTGGACTTATGTCTGCTTATCAGGTAGACAAAGATACAGTGCTTGCAGTCGCAAATCTTGAAAGTGGAAAATTTACAAAAATACTGGATGGTATAAAGAAATTCTTTACTGGGGTATTCGGGTACATAAAAAGAGCTATCTTTTTCTGGAAAAAACAAGATATTAAAAAGAGCTTAAACAAATGTACTCCTGAAGCAATTATTGAAAAAGTGAAAAAGCGTCCAAAAACACAAATAGAACTTTATCTACTTAACAAGATGGGCGTTAGATTTGATGATGCGCTTTCTGATATGCTTCTATCTTTACTGCAAGGTAAATTGAAAACGCCTCTTAAAGATACCGCTGACTTATCATGGGCAACTAAAACAGAGGATTTTAAACAGGCTATTAAACGATACATTCCCGATGAAAAAAGAATGATTCTTTTCAAAAAGAAACTTGAAGTATCTTATGAATTAGCATTACTTATGATTGATGTAACTAACATTACAGAGAAGGATAACGCGCTATCAGGAACAGCCAAGTTATCTCTTATAGCGGTAATTAGAGACACTAAAGACAATATCGTGTCCTTAGCTCCGATAGAATATAATCTTGATATAGAAGTATCAAAAGAGAATGTAATAAAAGGTGTGGAAGAGTATGTTAAAAAACACCCAGCTATTGTGAAAGATATACTCAGTGATATGGAAAACTCGATGAATGCAATGGCCAAAGTAGAAAAAGCACTTGCTAAACTTGAAAAAGAGGAAGAGGACTCTGCATTATGGAAGGCGTTACATGAGATTGGATATAATGTTGATGTCAAAGATATGGTAAGTATGATCGGCAGCACTATAAAAATATTGTTTAAAAAGGTCAAAGGGGATAACCGTATAATGGCCAATATGGTACATAAATGATGACTCCGCAATTTATAAGTGTTGGTCATGGTGTTGTTATACATGACACAAAACCGGACATGCGTGAGATAGAGATAGCGTTATATGAACATGTAACACTGGATAAAGAGTATAAGAAAAAGAAAGAAGGTCAAGACCCTATTGCAGCGGACACTGCAATAGATGGTCAAGGCAACATTATTCTTGCTACGGCAAAAGAGCCTGACATGATAGTCTCTGCAAGATGGATGAATAGAGGGAGCAATAGAATAACTCCTCCTGTGTTATATGCAGGTGTAACTGTTGAAGTGTTTAAGAAACTCGATACGGACAGATACTTTTACGAACCCATGCATATTGAACCTGACTTACAAGGTAAAGAGGTTGTCACATACGCATTCTCTAATACAGACCAAAGTAAAAAAAAGAACTTTGGCAAACATTTTGATTCTAAGACATCTATCCTATTAACTGTATCTACATTAGAAAATAGAATACAATTAAAAACTCCTACCAACAATGGAGAGCCCATTGGATTTAACTTTACTATGGATATGTCTAAAGGCAGTGTTACATTTGATGCCGGGAATGGAGAAAAGATAATCTGGGACCCAGCTAATAAGAAGCTTGATGTAAATATCACCACTGTAAATTTTACTGGAAGCAACTTTACCATCAATGCAAGATCAGTGATCAAAATGGTCACAGGCACCATATCACTAAAAGCCAGTGGATTTATGGTGGATGCTATGACTAAATTTATGAAACTCTGCAATCATTTAGCAGCTTGCAGGTTTAATGGCAAAAGCAAAACAATGAATGATGAACATAAACTATATTAAAAAAGGACAATTATGAATATGAAAAAGTTAAGAGAAGCAGCCAAAAAACGACCAATCGATATAGAGTCAATTATATCCAAGTATGACAACGCAGTGCATTACTTGGAAAATAAATATAATGCAGGAGTGATAAATCTGGAAAATGACGGTACCTTATTTACAGAACAACTCATCAAGAGAATATCACTTGAATACCAGCTTAACAAAGAAGAGGTATTGAAATTAAGCGGATGCAACCTCGAAGTATTCAGCACTATATCCGAAATGATCGGTAAAATTATCAATAGTATTATTGATTTCATCGTCAAATTGTTTGGCGGAAACAGTAATGAAAAAACACCAAAGAGCAAAGAGAAGAAACAGGAGAGTTTTGAAAAGCACTTTAATGCAGACGCATTCAAAAAGTTAAAAGATAAAGATGTTCCTAAATATATTGTTGCTATTGGGAAACACATGGATAGTCTTGGAATAGACGGTGTAGATAGTACTATACTGGATATGTATGATGAAATCAATAATATTGTAGATGGGAAAGATGATAAGGTGATCGAATCTAATGTTAAGGGCGATCTTCTTAGTAAAGCTATCCATATTACAAAAATACCAAAAGAGTTCGCTGGAGAGAAGATAGTTCACCGTTATGTCCTCTATTCATGGAAAGTGAAAGAGAATAAGATAAAATACTATCTGTTAAATCTACAATACCTGAACAACACATTGGTCTACATTAAAAAAGTGAGTGTAGATTATAACATAACAATAACAGATGAGTATAGCGAAGATGATTTGAAACATCAAATACTCAAATTCTATTATGATAAGAAAATGCAAGATAATATGGAATCTTTCAAAGATAAACTTATCAAATTGAATAAAAAGATAAAAGATAAAAAGACTATGGACAAAATAGTAGACAGGTATAAAAATAAAAAAATATCTGTACTCGATCATGATGTATATATGCGTGCTATAGGAAACTATTTATCGGCAACACCAACTTATTATTCTATATTACATAGCTATAACAAAAAGGCGTTGAGTCTTATGGACACTCTCTCTGTTGATAATGCAAACATGGAATCAGACACATCAGTTGATTTCTCTCCGGTCGTAGATAATGAAAAAGAGTCAATGCTACTACAAGAATTGTTTAACCTTGAGAGTGGTACTTACGCCCCATCGCAATATAATGATACATGGAAGTATCTTAAGAGTATAGGTCAAATCAATGTAAAGACAGCCGCAAATACACAACTTAAAGCAAGATTGCTGTTTGAGCAAATAGGTAAAAGAGATGTGCCGCTAAGATTGAATAAAGAGCTGGCTAAATTACATTTCCTGTGGGTGCTTAGTAAAGACTACGGAATACGTTTGTCTGATATAATGATTGGTTATCAAGGCATTAATAGTACACTGGCGTCCTACATAAATGGTGACGCAAAAGCAGCAATAAAAACAAACTACGGACAAAAGTTAATAAATATACTTGATCCTGCTGATTATAAGAAGATACCGAAATACGATCATAAACTTGGTCTATATGATGGGAAGAGTGTAAAGATTGATGCTGTTATGGTAAACTACAATATAAGTATACAAAGTGCAAAACATGGAAGAATGACTTATGTTCCATATATTACCCTATTGGTGCAGCTCATAGATATCGATGGCGTAGTGTTGAAAAATGCATTGATATCAAAAGAGTTAAAGACCACTGTAGTTACAAAAGGCATACTTAATATGGTTGTTAACAAAATATTGATACTTATCAGAGACGACCAATTCACAAATAAAAAAGTAGCTGCCTATATCAAAAGTATTAGTGATGTAGAAAAAAGCTTTAATGCAATAAGCAATGGTATCAGTGGATCACCTATTATGCTCTCCTATATGAAAGCTGGAAAAAACACTACAGAAGGTGATGTAAAGACTAACATCAGTGTAGGCGTCGGTGCTGTACTAGCAATGACTAAAAATGTGGTTGAGTATGACAGATTAAAAAATTACTTCCTAAATGAAGTAGCGCGTAAAACAATAAACCAGTAAGATGAAAAAAACATTAAAAATATTAAATATATTATCTGGTATATTTCTCTCTATAGGATACATATATAATATAGTACTGATGCTAGACGAATACTGCTCAACAGGTTGTTATATACTGCGCGGAGTTGGTATGTTAGTCCCTCCCATTGGGGCAATTCTAGGATATCTTTAATGCCATTCGGTCTTCCGAATGGTGTTAATTATATTTATTTTTATATTTCTATTAGTTGATAATTTAAAGGAGGGTTGATGTTTGGACTATTTAGAAAGAAGAAAAGAAAAATCATAAACCCATATACACTCCCTAACGTTGTAAAAGAGTATCACTCCGTAAACATATTTGAACTTCACAATAATCTCAATAATATAGAGAATGATTTACAGCAAATATACTATACAAATTTTAACAAACGTTATATTAAAAGACATATGTTCTTTACAGACTATAATGGGAATGTTATTAATAATATAGAAGAGGTGGTTGATGATCTCTATTCTAAAATAGAGAGTTTAAGTAAAAAATATAAGAAAGGAAAGACAATAAAAGATATTGATGCATTAACAAGGATACATCATATATTAGAAGAGTTGAAAAAATCATTTTCTGATATAGTAGAATAATACATTTATATATTATTATAGTAGTTACATAGTAAATAATAAAGGAGTGACTATGGCAAAATACGATAGAAAAAACCTATTAAATCCATCTACCGAAAAAAATGCAGGGGGGATATTAACAACACTGTGGCGTAAACTTTTAGTGGACGCAGGTCTGGTGGATAATGTGGATGCCATGATTCTGGACTATATAAATAGATCATACGATCCAGAGTCAGAAAAGAAATTGAACAGCACAAACCTGAGGGAGTATATATATGGAGAAAAGATGACAATGAAAACATTTGTCCTCTTACTGGTAAAAATACTTAAAACAAAAAAGATAGTGTTTAGAATAGAGGTGACTATGAGGAACGGCAACATTGCTTCAGCCGAACTCCCTATAGATTCTAAAATGCTATCACAAACATTTGATAATAAAAAGACATAATGAGACCGCAGGCCTGAGGGTCCGCGGTTTCTTTAAGGAGCTGAGATGGAGATCAACAAAAGAGTGAACGAATTGGAAAATGAGATATTCGATAATATTGAAATTCCAAAGACAGACGAGTATCTTAAAATATCTAAGTATCTCGATAATATAATAGAGACAGGAGTTATAGAAGAGACAGACAACAGTGAAGAAGAAAAACATGAAATCAATAATGATAAAGTATTTGGATCGCCAAATATAATTTTCTCATTTATGAAAAGAACAGATATCATTAATTTCATACTCAATATAGATTGGCATGATATTATTTCAATAGCCAAAAATAAAGAGTTGAGTGTGGGGGATATGATATATACAGAACCTGTGATAAAAACCATTATCAACAATATGAAAATAAACTTTGATTTTAGGTTCTATATTGGAGATATAAATAGAGAATTGGTAAATAGCGAGGGGCTTGTAAATGAGATACCAAGATACTATCCAAATATATATAAGGACGCAACGGGGAAATTTCGCATAACAAGAAATACAGTATTAGAGGCACTACTTGCATCTAAAGGGATAGAGTTTGAAACAATGAATGCTGCTGATGTGGAAAATACAAATCTCTATAATCAGGTTAGAGAAGAAGATATCCCTGAAAGTCTGTTTGGTATATACGAGATAAAGGAGAGTAACTTTGAGAGACTTATACTGAACGAATGTAAAAAGGATGTGGGGGGTTTACTTACAATATCTGAGAAGATAAATGATATGATTGAGCTCTATAGAAAAACATTCAATCAAAGTGAACTCTTTACGCAGAAGAAGTTCATAGATGAGTTAAGTTATGTCATAAAAGACTCCACTGATCAGTATGGCAATATTGCAGATCCAGTAACACAAATAAAAACAGGGTTAAACAGAATAGATGTAAGTCTTGTAAAAAATCTTATTAAATACACAAAAGAGAGGATGATAAAAAGTGGCAAGATAGAAAAGAATATAATTAACGATTCAATGTACCTTATAAAGCATATTAGTATGGAGGACATTATTCGCAGAAAAACACTGTTTGTATCAGACTACTATCTGATAACAGAGAATCCTGACGAGTATAAACACATAAAAGATAATGTTTACATAATCAATAGTGTCGAGGGAATTAAAATAAAAGCCTTCTCTGAAAAATATGATTATGTTTATATCCCTATGTGTGGCGTTATTCATAAGGTAGAATGTATAAAGGACAATAAAACAGAGATAATCATCACTTATAAGAATCACCATAATGAACTTAAAAGAGTAATGATTCCTGAGCGATTGATGAAAGAGCATAATATTTATGTTAGTTACCAAAAGGCATTGGAAGACGGAGGTCAAAAGGAGAGTATAGAAGAGCGTATGTTTATGCTAAAGCTGGAAGAGCTAAGAAGAAAACATGAGCAGATAATGTTATCTAAAATAACAATAGAAAGGAAAAGTAAAATAGATCTTATCACAAAGATGCTGAAAATCATAGAGACTGAAAATGATCAATCTACAATAATCAAGATGTTAGAAATCGAGAAACAGACGTTGGCAAATCAGAATGCAAATTTAAAGAATACAAAGGATGGGTACGACTTTATAAAAACAGTAGCTAGAGACGTTATGCGGCATGTGTAACGTCTTAGTTTCTTTTTTTAATGAAATGGTAATGTTCACCCATGAAAAGGATTACAATGCAAACACAAGACATATCTCTTATCATGCGTTTACTACGGTTGGCTGAGAAGAGAATAAATAACCATATTAAAAATTGTTCTGATAAGAACATCCTCACAAAGTTTAAGAAAGTTAAAGATAGTATGATGACAACAAAGACGGTGTAGTGGTGTATATACACCACTACCTGTCACTTACTATATATGGAATAAACGGGGCCTCTTCTATTAGTTTATGAAGAAGATATCCAATAACTACACCATCTATCTCATGCTCTGATATTGAGAATGGATTTTCAATAATACCTTTAATCTCATCAAGTTCGAGCATGGCATTCAAGACAGCAGTTTTAGATTTGAAGTCTTTTACTTTTACATAAGCTTTTATCTTTGTAGGCGCTGGTTTATATATGAATATATTGGGATTAAACAATAAAGCAGTGTGTATGATTGCCTCTATAGACCTAGCTAGCGGTATAATAGACGTTGGTCTTCTAGCATTTATGAATGGATGCTCCATAGCCACTGCAATAGGATTATACTTTTTATAAAGTAATGATAACTCCGTCGCAATAGCTGTTAGCCTGACATCAAGATGAGTATTTAACTTATGCCTGTTGTTCTCTTTGGATACATCTATAAGCTCACTTGTTATTTTAGTTAGCCTATTGTTTTCATAATGATATATTGCAACTCCTACTGTCGAAGTTCCAGGGTCGATCCCCATAATTGTATATGTACTCATCCGAATATCCTAGGTGTCATACCACCTATATTCAGAATATATTTAAACTTTTCAGAGTCTAACGAAAAATGTCTTTGTATAAAATAAGCAGCTTGTACTTTTGAGGCCTCATCTCTTTGCTCTGGTTTTTCTACTCCGTGGTAAATAGCCAGTTCTCCTATATATTGACCTACTAACTCAGATGCTAATTCCGGATAGAGTAAAGCTACTGCATCTTTAATATTAGCTATTTCAATATCGGTCAGTGTCAATGTCATTGATTGTGACGTGCCTATAAAGAAATTTGAATCGTTATCAACAGGCATCTCTTTAGTAGCATCTATTTCTGGGTCATATACAGACATTACATAGTTCCCATCTTCATTCAGTTCAAATGTGCCGACTGTCGGTTCAGTGTCTACAAAGTCAATCTTTTTAAGATAACAGAGTATATATGTTTTATTATCTATCTCTTTACGCACTTTAATTCGATATGTGTTCTCTTCTATATCTGTCAATCCAACATTAGCATCTCTTGCAATAAATGGCACAGGCCTGAACAAGTCTATTGACGTAGGCGAGTGTCTGTATTTATAAAGGTCAAGGTCATTTTCTGAAACTATACTCTCTGGGGAAAGACCGACACCATAGTATCCCAGTGTAGGTATGTCAGATGCATCAGAAGTAATATTGATATGGTATTTCTCATTTAACGTCGATCCTATAATAGGATTTAAAATACCTGTGCCTGTTTTTACTACGGCATCTACTATTGATGAATATATTGTCGTGTTTGTTTTATTTACTATCATACCATTATTCCTCTTCTACGAAATCTTCAATATTAAGTTCCTCTTTTTCCATTGACAATGCCGTAGGCAGAATAGGTTCTACCTCCGCCTCATCAATATCGACAAACTCTCTTTCTGATGGCTGTGATTTAGTTAGTCGTGCCTGCTTTAATAACTCAACGACTATGCCTTTCACTGCTTCATCACCCTCTTCTTGCGCTGCTTTACTTCTTATTTCCGCTAACTTCAAAACACTATCGTTCTGTTTTTCCATTGCTTCCAATGCAAGTCTCTTATCTCTATTTGTATCGGGCGTACCGTCTTTAAAAAGATCATCTACTATATCTCCCATACGGCCTAAATTCTGTTCAAATATTTTTTTCTCTTCATCGGATAATACCGCTACTTTAGCCATAATATCTCCTTATGCAATAAATTCAATTAATAATAAGGATAGACAAAACATCAATTTCCAACAAGTGTCGTTTATATATTATTGTAGTAGATTAAGGACATATACATTACATGTTCTTAAAAATTAAATAAAAAGAAAGGAACATTATGATTGTAGATATGGCTATCACGATGATTACATTCGTAGGCATCGGCGTGCCAGCAACAGTAATGGCGTTGTTGCTGGCACGTTCAAAGTGGGTACAAGGACTATTTGATTAGTCCCTGTACCTGTATATATTTTTTTTCTTAAAAAATAAGATGAGCATTATTTTATGTATGTATATTATTATGGTGTATAGGTTTAGGTGTGTCGATAGACATTAACTAAAAAACATAAGGAGTAATCAAATGAAACAAACACATTTCAGCCATAGCGGTTTAACAAATACAATCGAGAACGGGCTAACAACCCTCTTTGATGCTGTGGTAGCCACAATGGGACCTGGTGGAGCAAACGTACTTATCGAGGATTATGCAGGCGATCCCCATTTGACAAAAGACGGCGTTACTGTAGCAGAACATGTTGAGTCACGTGACCATATTGAAAATATGGCAATAAAGCTTGTACGGCAAGCAGCTAGAGAAACAGCACTTACTGCCGGTGATGGTACAACTACAAGTGTACTATTATCAACACGACTATATATAGCTGGTCGGTCCATGATGGAGAATGAAAACATTTCCCCTATCGAACTGACGAGAGATATGAAGGAGGCAATTTATCCAATCATTGCTGAATTGGGTAATATGAAAAAGACTATAGACATACACAGCCCTCTGACATATGATATTGCCATGATATCATCAAACAGAGATGAGACCATCGCAAAAGTTGTAGTGGATGCGTATAGGGCAGCTGATGAGAACGGTGTTGTGAAAGTAGAAGAAGGACAGACGCATATCGATAAAGTCCATACTACAAGCGGGCTTACATATAGGCATGATCCAATATCGAGAGATATCTTTACGAATGTAGATATGAAACATACAATGGTTAATGCAAAAGTATTGGTTCATTATAAAGAGATCAGTAGTGCTGAAGACATTGAACACATTATCGCAAGTCTTGGAGAGAATAAGCCTAAAAGATTGGTGATCTTCGTAAAAGATATAGCTGACAAGATAGTACCAAATCTAGTAGCTGGACAACTTAGAATTAGACAGTCGGGCTTGGATATTGTCTTTGTGAAACTAGATGGGTTCGGAGAAAGAAAAAAAGACACTGCCATGGATATCGCTGCTTATACAGGCATTACAACAACCGAATCCTGCGGGCCTATCAAATTAGGAGAAGTAGATGAGATTGAACTTACTACTGAAGAGATCGTCTTAAAAAGATCTGCTGATGCTGATACATTAAAAGATCATCTCGAAGCATTAACTAAAGCTATTGATGAAGAAGATGATCCTTTCTTAAAAGGTAAACTAGAAGAGAGGGTAATTAAACTATCAGGCCAAATATCCACTATCTATGTGGGTGGTAGTACAGAGGCAGAGGCCAAAGAGAGAAAAGACAGATACGATGACACTGTAGCTGCGGTAGATGCTGCATTGAAACAGGGTGTAGTGCCAGGGGGTGGAAATGCGTTATCCAGCATTTATAATAAAATATATAAAGAGTATCATAGTGATATATCAAATATGACTCCTGGAACACGGGTGGTATGGTCTGTGCTATGCGATCCACTATATCAGCTGATTATGAATTATTATGATGCATCGCCTGATGACACCCAAGCAGAACAGCTTGCCAGTATCTCATGCGAAGAAAATAGATTCTATCACTTGACTAAAAACAGAATAGTTGATAACATCTTCGAGCATGGTATTGTTGATCCATATCTGGTAACTGAAACAGCGTTAAAGAACGCTGTATCAGCAGCATGCAATCTCTTAACTACAAGAGTGGCAATCACCATCGATGATAGTGATAAGATCTAAAAAAAGATAAAACCCTGCCCATGAGAGGGCTGGGTAAAATCAAGGAGTAGTCATCTAATCAGTTTTATGGCAGGGCTGGCTAGGCGAAAAAATGAAAAAAATACAATAACTAGAGCGATGATTTCTAGCTAAGGGACATATTATTGTCATATAATAATATAAAAAGGATGAGGCATGACAGACTTGTTTGCGATGAAAGCAGACGCATTTATTAATCCTGTAAATACACAGGGTGTAATGGGCAAAGGATTGGCTCTTTCCGTAAAGGAAAAAGACCACGAAAGTTATGAAATGTATAAACGCGTCTGTAAAACACAAGGTTTGAACGGAGGAGATATAGTATTAACAAAAAGTAACATCAAAGGATATAACGAAATATTTCATCTAGCCACTAAAGAGCATTGGAGAGATCCGTCTCGTCTGTATTGGATATACATTGGTTTAAGAAGTATACGAAACTATATGGAAGACCATGAAATGAAATCCATAGTAATACCACCAATAGGGTGTGGCTTAGGTGGATTATCAAAAGATAATGTGAGTAAAGCTATAGACGAAGTCTTTGATGGGAGTGATATCGATGTTATAAAAGTAAACTTCTAGGAGGAGTAAAATGAACATAGATGGGTATATGAGGAACAAATTTAAAGAGACCATTTCATTTGACGATGAAATGGAACGCATCGGTGATATAATAATAGACCCTATAGAGATTATACCTATGCGAGATCTAATAGATTATCGAGATGTTATCTGGTTCACGTATGAATGTGAGGACAATAAAATATTAACTCACATTAATACAAAGATACTAAAAGCGCGGGCGGGGAAGTTTGATGAACTATTTATCAAACTATTAAATATATTTCTTGAAAAAATAGAATATACAGAAATACTAAAAGATATAGTTACCGGGCAGTCCCGGTAACTACTTCAGTTTTATTTTTGGCTCTTTATCTTTCTCTATAACATCAAAGGTTTTCTTATTCTCATTTTCTATCTTTTCAGTTTTTATTATTTTCTTATTTTCATCATAATGATGGTGTATTGTGGCATTGTCCTTCTCGGCCATTATCTTCATATATTTCTCAATAGATTCTAATGTATTAAGTCGTTTATATCCTAAATCTAATAGATCATTATTCGCACGTAGTATATCGGCACTTGGATCTATTATATCAAGTGTAGAATTTGAAAGTGAGGATATACGATCTTTATTTTTCTTACTGGTTGTTTTATTTACAACCATGTGTTTAATACCTTCTGCATCATCTAGTTCTTTCTTTGCATGCTGGTTCCTCGGCATAGCAACGTTGGCACTCACATCAGCTTGCTTTGACACTACTTGATCAGGTTCTTTTGAATCGCCTACATCCACGCCTTTTAACATCATTGCGCCTATTCGGCCTTCGTCTTTTGTTTTATAGGATACCTGCTCATGATAAAGTATATGATCTCTGTCAATTCCAAACTTTTTCATAATGCATGAACCTACTTGCAATAACGCTTTCTTTTGTGCTTCTGTATATGGTTCCCACTCACCATTCTTATAAGCACAGACCATTTCAATACCTATAGTATTATAAGAACTAACTTTTCCTTTCCACTCTGGTTTTACAGGGCCGACATGATAATAGATCTGTGTAATATCACCTATGATAGTAACAGCACCAGATTTATCAATCCATAACTGTGTACCATAACCGTCTTTCTTCATCCTACCTAAATAGAGAGATGATCCTGCTGTATTGTGCACCATAAGGTATTCAGCTTTACCGCCTTTAAAATGTCTGTTATTAGCCATTGCTACCGCTTTACCAAATGCTAATGCGGAGAGCCTTTTTGCCTTTATGCCGCAAAGTTCTGCATCTACACCACCTGGCAATTCTATAGGAGTCTTATTTAGATTACCTACTGTGGAGTCCATATTTACCGTAGGTCTGCCCTCTGCATCTTCAAGTTCTCTTGCTGGTTGAGTTGATAATGATGTCGGCGCTTCAGCACCAAAAAATTCCATAACTGCATTAATAGCCATTTTCAATCCGGCCATTGGACCACTGACAGTAGCTGGCTGTGATTGCTTATTCTGGCCCTGTTTAGTTTTTGAATGTTCGCCCGCTATTTTAGACGTATCGTGCTTAACATTATCGGGGTGAGACTTACACCCGTCTATCTCTCTTACTTTAACTAATGTGTCAATTACTGCACTAGAGTTTACTGTGCCTACATTACTGGTGGTGGCATCGTAATATCCATGGTTTGTACCAGGTACTTTAATAGATGCAAACTCTTTTGCCAGTTCATAAGCAAACTCAACATCTGAAAGATTTCCAAGTTTCCACTGGTCATATTTTCTTTTATTTATTAATCTCTGTTTTATTAAAACATCCTGGGTCAATGGTGTAAAAAGTGTTTTATTAGTAATGCCTAAATTTTTAGATTGAGACACAGTTTCTTTTAGTGTTATTGGCACAAACTGATATTTACCGACTGCGCCTGATTTTTTATATTGTGATTTAATTATAGATTGCAATTTATATATCTCTAAGATGGTCATCTCTGTGAGTTTCTTATTACCTATATCTACATTACCAACAACCATATTATATCCGCGATCCCCCTTGGAGCTCTCTTTATTAGAAATGAATTCTAATAATACTCTATCACCCTTAGTTATTATTTTTCTAATTATTTTGGGCGGCTGTGTGGAAGCGGTAGTCTCTTCGTGCCCATGAACTACAGCATTTCCAACTTCTGTTTTTTCTATTGCATGCGGTTTCTTTTTAGTATAATCTATTGTTTTAAGAGGTTTTACTTGTTGTTTATCAACATCATAATCAAATGTCTTTAATTTTCCGTTAACATTTATTGCTGCTGTAACTTTGCCCTCGGCATTAACTATTTTTCGCCCAACTATTTTATTATCTTTCTTATAAAAAGTAATAGAAGCTTTTCCTTTTTTAGACTTATAAGTATTCTCTGCAACAACACCCTTGTCAGCAACCATAGCATCAAATCTATCTTTTAATACTTTACCCTCATTTATTTTCTTATTAGATTCTGCTTGCTTTTCATTAGCTAATATATCATCAGCTATTTGCGAAGCCCTAAGGTCTTTAGCATCTATTTCTTGCTTAGACTCTATTTTAGATGGCTCATCCGCATACATATCAACACCTATAGACGCTACCGTGCCAACAACTGGTATCATAGACAAAAGACCACTGAGTACGCCAAGCCCTGCACTTTTATATTTACCGGCAGCCATATCTGCAATAGATGTTCCTAGACTAGCAACCAATCCAATGCCAGGTATCTTTTTAATACCCATTTTAGCAATTCGTTTAGCTACTTTCGGATTTTTCAATAACTTTATCTTATTACTAAGCCATTTTGTTGCTCCAGTAGCTGATTTTTTAGCCTGCTCCTCAACAACCTTAGTTTTAGGATCTTTTTTCTTAAACGCACCAACTACTTTATCAATAACTTTATCAACCACATATGTTCCAGCCATAGCAGTTGCTATATCAGTGCCCATACTGATAGCGCTATTATCATCTCCTGTTTCCTTAACCGAATCCTCTTCTTTAGATTTTTCTGCTCCATGTAAATTAATATCAGGCAATTCAAAATCATCAGATGCTTCTGATTGTGTTGCCGAAAACATACCTGCCGCGGCTGTAGCTAATAGTAATTTCCCTTTATGTCGTTTAGCTACATTCAGTAACTTACTGAAAACAGATTTACCTTTCATCATTTTCTTAGAGCTCTCATTAGCTGCTTTTCCAGCACCTTTGAAGAAGTCGCCAACTTTTTTCATGCCTAACATGGTAAATGCATGACCTATGAGTTTCGACACAAAACCACCAGACATTAATGATGATGCTGCCATGCTAGTGCCTATATACTTTGCAAATGTAGTAAACATTGAAGTTATATTCATTCCTTTCTCTCCGAAACCAAAGAACTTTCCAACGCCCCATACTGATTTTCCTATGTCCTTCAATATAGAGAATGCGGTAGTAGTGGCTGTATACATTTTGCCTATTAACGTCGGTAATAGAGTAAGTCCAAGTGTTTTAAATATTTTAGTTAAAAAACTCTCATCTTTTTTCTCCTCTTTCTCAACTGTCTTCTTACTATCCTCTTTCTCTTTCTCTTTTTTTCTGTTTCTAAGAATAGACCACCATGAGTTGTCTTTATGCCCATCGCCATCCTCATCACCCTGTATTTTCTTCTTAGGAGATAGTATATTAACTAGCTTATTTATTGCTCCTGTCAAACCACTCTTACCTGCCTCGACATCTACTTTATCAATACCATCCTTTGCAGCTTTCTTTATTTTAGTATACTTCATATCCTCTTTTAATGTACCAAATATCTGAGCACCTGTCTCACTGGCTTTCGTCCGTATGGTGTCTTTGGATATATTCTGTAGCTCTTTTTCCGCTTTACGCCTGCCTCTGGCTATTTTGACTCTCGATTTCTTTAATTTTCTTCTTGCCTTACTTCTCTTTTCAGGAGGGAGTGTTTCAATAGCCGCCTCTAACATAGACTCTTTCTCTTCTAGTTTTTTAGTCTGTGTATCATAGTACTCTTTAGTCTGCTTATAAACTTCGGTATCTTTTACCTTCCCTTTCATGGATGTGAATATTGATTTTGTTCCACTTGCTATATTAGCAGATAGGTCTGTAATATCTTTATACATTACGTCAAGTTCTCTATCCTCAATAATATTGACGGCACCGCTTTTTAATTTCCCATAAATCTTGATAATATCTTTCTCTACAGAATAGGCATCTGAACTCTCTAAATATTTTTTAGTCTTTAGAGCCTTTGCCTTTAGTTTTGCATAATACTGTTTCTCTTTTTCAATACTTCTGATAGATGACTCTACCTCTTTTAGCATGGCGTTAAGTTTTATACTCTCTTCACCATCAGCTACTTTTAATCTCGCTTTGAGGGAAACATACTCGTCCCGTAAAGGCTTCAGCTGAGCATCAAGATAGTTAGCCACTGTTTTATATAGTTCAGTCTCTTCCACTTTACCTTTAAGGCCATTGTAAATATCCTTTGCGCCAGATTTAATAATGCCAAATTTCTCTTTAAAATATTTGTCTATCTTCTTATCTTTTATAAAGGTTCCCGCTTTCTCTTTACCAGTGTTTAAAAGATTGACAGTAGTCTCTTTTACTCCAGTAGCTGCCTTCTTAATACTTTGTGCATTTCTATATGATTCTTTTTTGGATTTTGTTATATGCAGTATATTGTTATCATACGCATCCATCATAGCGGAGATATTGAAATCATTGTACTTGTCATAATCAATAGTGTACGAATCATCATATTTATCATATGTCACAATACCTGACTTAATAAGCGGTTCTTTAAAACCGTCCTCTATAAGTCTTTCAATTCTCTCTCTAGCATTTATTTTGCTATTAGCCACTGACCTAAGCATATCATTTACTTCAAATCTTCTTTCAGAATCTGTGACCAATTTACCTTCTTTATCGAAATACTGCTCACCGCCAGCATTCTTTATCAAAGATGTAAACTTCATTTTCTCTTTTGCGGATAGCCCTTTTATAAACTTACCGTTAGCTATCTGTTTCTCTATTCTGTCCACATCCAATGGACCTTCATGATTAGCTAATGCCTTGATAAACTTTCTACGTTCTTTTGTAGATAGCTTTATATCAGAACTATTCTCAAGTCTATCCACTAGAGTATTAAACCTAGTGCCTACATTCTTTTGAGTGTATTCATCCGATAACTCTTTTCTTAAATCTTTAGTAACACTGGAAACAGATCTGAACGCACGCTTTGTATAATCAAACTTTAAATCTGTTGGTTGTTTCCCATTCATTGTCATTAGCTCATTAAGCATTTTGGATAAATAGCCAGGAATTACAGAATTCAAAGTCATATATGAACGACCATCCCATTGTGCAATATCATTTATCCCATATGCTTTATGATTGATCTTTATATCTTGATACATAGTGTCTGGTTTCAATACACTAGCACCCAAGCCCCATAACCAACTAGCTATACCTGTAGATTCTGCTTTTTTCTCTTTTGCAAATTCATATGGATTTGCCATTACATAATCTGTATTTGACTTTATGCGTCTGCCGATTTTCGTTTTAGATAAGCGCTTACCTATAAGACGACCTATGGAAGTCTTACCGAAATCTGTAGCCTGTCCCGCAAGTATGCCTTCTTTGGACATAGCTGCCATTTGTTCAGGTGTCATAAATTCAGGGTCTAGCATATCACCAGACATCATTTCATTCATGTCGTTGTAACCATTTAATGATTCATTTCCGATCATAAATGCATCAACTACAGAATTTTTGAAATTACCTACTTTTCTACGAATACCTTTCTTTGCAGTCTGTATCCAATCATTATTACTTATCATAGTTTGATATAATGATTCACCTACATTAGCTTGGAATTGACGCTTAACAGCTTCAGATGTTCTTAACTTTATCGCATCCGGCAAACCTGTATTCTTTACAATGGCATCAAGTTTTTCAACATTAATTTCATTCAAAGATATTTGAGTCTTAACAATACGTTTCAATTCAAAGAGTTGTTTATAACTTAACTCTATACTTTTTCTATAATATGTATCTGCTATTCTTGAGTTATATAAAAGTACATTAAATATACCGTGTTGACTGGACAATACCCTTTTAGTATTTTCATCTGCTACACTCGCACTAAGGGCAGCCATCTTAGTCTGTGTCTCGTTTAGATTGTTTGTTATCCCTTGAAAAGTTTCAGTTATAGAAGCTGATATCTTATCATCTTCAGAGGGTTCGGACAAAGCACTTGATGATCTGTCAAGGTCTATACCGGTGACAGATGCTATTTTATCAACAAATGATGAGAACATACTATCTTTGGGTAGCGTTCTCTTTAAATTCTTTAATAGAGGCGAAGCTGCTTTTTGTGTAGCCTCTTTTACCTCATCTATACTATCTATTACCTCTTCAGTAACCTCTTTTAACCCATCACTTCCCTTGTCGCCTAAGACAGACGGCATGGCGCTATTAATTATCTTACTAGCGTTTTTTACAACGCCATCAGTTTTAATATTCTCTTTTATACCAGCTACTGCATTAGACGCAGCTTTCACAATTGGTTTACGGTTATCTTTTAGGTTAGTGTTCCCACCACCAATATCCATATTATCTATCTCATTATCAAGGTCATCAAGACCCATATCTAAATCATCAAAATCAGCCATATCATTTCCTTTTTCCTATATAAAGGTAGCAATCAATGAAAAAGAAGTATCAGAAGTCTTTTTTCATTGATTAGACTATTCAACCAAGGATATGAGATGAATGAAAAAGAATATATGTATTTCGGATTAATATTTCCGAATAAACAATATGTAAGATTTATGAATGAGATAACGACAGTAAACCTGTTTGAAAATATGGGACGACAGATAGACGAAAACGGACTCTATTCTCAAAGGATATTTGGCAGTGTAGGAAGCGAAAAAAGAATGACAACATTTGCGTATATTGATATATATGTTCCTCTGTTACATCCTCGTATCTATTATTACTTAACAAAACTAAGCAAACTATATATGAACATTATGGCCGGGAAAGCGTATGCTGTATTCAATAACAAAACAAAAGATTTTGAAGCCAGCGATATTGCCAATGGAGAGACAGGTTTTACATTCTTTATGAAACATGTATATGAACTAAACCCTCCTAAGAGAGATGGTGCAGAACGTAATGATATTATTGAAGTGTTTAAAAAATATCAAAAGAAAGGAACGCTCACTAACGACAAATTGCTAGTACTCCCAGCTGGATTAAGAGATTTTGAAGTTGATAAACATGATAGGGTTATTGAAAACGAGGTAAACGATTACTATAGGGCTATCTTTAATGCTGCTCAAATATTGAAAAATATAGACCACGATAGTACAGCCGATGCATTTATGTTTAATCTTCAGAATAAAATAGAGTTGCTTAGAGACTTTATAAAGAGATTTTTAAATGGTAAAAAAGGTTTGATCAATGGTGATTACTTCAGTCGTGCAGTGGAGTATAGAAGTAGAACCGTTATTACCGGGACACCGCTAAAATTGAAAAGACTTGATGAGATACCTGATGATATCATAGATAGATGTGAAGTAGGTATATTACAGTATACAAAGTCATTAGACCCAATAACAAAACACCATGTTATATCAAAATTCATTTCAAATGCGATTAGTGAAGAGAGAGATGATGTTTACCTATTTGATAAAAATATGAAGCTCACTACTATACCAACTACCAGTAAAGTAAAAAGACGTTGGTTAACAGACGATGGTTTGGACAAAGTAATGAATATGCTAATGGATAGCAGTATCAATAACGAACCTGTTATGGTTGAAGATCATTACCTTGCAGTATTGGAAGACACTGGTGAAACAATCACGTATTATGCAGACCCTCATAGTATACCAGAAAGCAAATATTTAAGACCTATAACATACGGGGAGTTATTCTTTCTATCTATTTATGAAACTGTAAATAAATACCCTGCTGTATTAACAAGATATCCTATCGCTGAGCAAGGAAGTATTGTACCTGTAATATTAGGATTACACACAACAACAAAAACAAGAAATGTAAAATTCAAATATGTTGGAATTGATAGTAAAAAGTATTCTATAAATAAATACCCTACACAGGATAATGAGTGGGTGCATGGAATGAATATTCCGTTTATGAGAATGGAAGGTTTTGGAGCCGACCGCGACGGAGATCAAATGTCTGTTACAGCACTGATGATGGATGACAGTATAGAGGAAACTATGGAACTCTTTAATAGAGATGTACTATATATTAGTACAGACGGTAAATCATTACTCTCCCTGAATGACTCTATCACTAGCAAAATGATGAAATTCATGACACGTTAAAAAGGACAACTATGTTTACATATAAACAAATGGAGAAAATATTCGGTGTAAGGAAGCAATACGACTTCATTAACCCAAAAATCATAAACAGTAATGAATTCCTGTTTCCAAAGAATAGTGCTGTTTTATGGTATCACAAAGAATACATAGGAAACCCGCTATTCAAAAATATAGTAGGTCCTACTAAAGTATTGATACTAGACAGTTATTTTAGAAAGTTGCCTGGCAAATATTCAAAAAGAAATATTAAACAGTCTATGTTAAATACCATGGCAAAAAAGATGGATAGGGATAAAGATTTTGACTTTGTTCCAAGTGTAAAAAAACTATATCAGACACAAAGTAATAAAGTTATTATGCTGGATCTGTATAGATTAGATACAATTTATAAATATCAAAAATATAAAGCATCAGAGTATGACAAAGAGAGAAATCTGATCGAGACCTTAGTCGATGCGTCTATGGAACCAGATAGAATAACAGATAGGAAAATATTTATTACAGTGCCTGTTCCCAGATCCATGCCTAAACTAAATGAAATAAAAAACGCATTAAAGAAAGATGGATATCGTTCACTTGACATCGTTAAAAACAAAGACATGATACTGATACTTGAAATATTGAAAATGTTCGACGAAAAGACAAAAGGAAAAAGTGTTTTCTCCAGAATAAAAAATATAGAGAGCAGTGACATAGTATTTGTTTTTGGATACCTTGGAAAAGTTACTATGTGTAGTATAGAAAATCTATTCAGTCTTTCTGAGGACAATGATATATTGACACCTATAAAAGGGGTATCCCCAGATAAAGCTATGAAAATATTCATTACTTATCTAATGAAAATCAGTCTTGAAACACCGCGCACTTTGGAAGAACTAGAGAAAAATAGCAAAACAGACGTAGCTATCTCAAATGATAGTAAGGAAGATGATGTTGAAGACCTCATTGAAGTCCACAATAAAAAAGTGGAAGAGGAACTAGAAAAAGATGAAACTATCTCCATCCATGCCGAAACCATGGACGAAGTAATATCAAAAGAAGAGTCATTTGAGGAAACGGCCAAAGAGTACATCAACGATAAGTTAGATGACGGCATGGTAAAAGATAGCTATGTGAAGAAAGCTCTACCGCTAATAGAAAAAAACAACAAACGATTAGAAGAGTTAAAACTTACTAAAGAAGATATCGAATTGCAGATGAAAAAACTTCCTAAACAGAACACTGTGTTAGACGAAGGTATGCTTGAAAATACAGTGGACGCATTCGATAAACAATATATTAAAAAGGTATATAAAAAACAGAGAGAAGCAATCCTGTTATCCTTTGGAAAATCTGGGTACCTTGCGAATGAAATAAAAACAGAAAAAGATACGAATATATCTGATGATATAGAAATATTATCAACTCCCATGTTAACACCAAATGGGACAACAATAACACTAAACCAAAGAATACCCGCACTTGATGATGAGGGATACATGAAGTTGAATACAAATAAATACCGACTGCGAAAAATGAAAACTGACGTACCTATTAAAAAAGTCAAACCTAATGAAGTAGCGCTGACGTCATACTACAATAAAATGTTTGTGAAACGTGGTGAGATGAATAAGAACAAACAGTCCGCGTCCATTCTAAGAGAGTTGAAAAAATTAAAAGACAACAATCAGATATCTATGCTGGTATTGGGAAAAGCAACTGTAGTAAAAGTACATCTGCCATTCTTATATACTACAATGATGTCTGTAGTGAAATCATTTATAAAAGATAAAATATTCTTTTCGTTCAACTATAGTAAAATAGATGAACTCTTTCCAAAACATGATAAAAAACATGGCATTGTAGTAGGAAAAGATAAACAAAATAATTATTACTATCTTAGAAACGACGGCGTGTTGTTAGATGCAAAGGGAAATGATGTTGATGACTTTATAACATTCCTTGGAATTGATAGAAGAAAAATAAAAGCCGAATATGCTACTATTAATATGCTTGGCGAAAGGATACCATTGGCTCTGGTATTGATGTATTACAAAGGCATCACAAATATGTTTAACACATTAGGCGTTAAATATAAAGAGCACGAAGCGAATAAAAGAGTAATTACTGAACATGATGAATATATCATTCGTTTTAAAGACACCAAGTATGTAGTAAAAAGAGACTGGACCGAAGTGGTTGTGGGAGCATTGACAGTAATGCCCGAACTTAAAGAGGGCGATAGCAAAAGCCTTAATATACGTAGTGTAGTGCGTGACTTAATGATGTTAATAGGATATAAGAGAAGAACTTTTATAGAACTTGACAATCTAAAAGCTATGTGGATCGATCCAATAACAGAAGATATTCTTAAATTAAGAAAAGAACCTACTACATTTGTTGGTATACTGTATAAAACAGCAGAATTATTGAAGGACGATTACTACAAACCTCAGAATGATTCTGATGGAATTATGGTTAAAGGGTATGAGAGACTTAATGGTATGCTCTATCATATTATGGCAAAAGCTATAAGGGACCAGACTCAGAGACAAGGATTGGTTACCAGTAAAGTTACTGTAAATCCATACGAGCTCTTAGGGATGTTATCGGAAGATGGAACATTTGTACTTGACACAGACATGAACCCATTAAACATTATGAAACAAAAAGAAGAGGTTACACTCACCGGAAAGTTTGGTAGACAGAAAGATTCTATTGCAATGAATGACCGTGTATATGACCCGTCTAACTTTGGTATAATATCAGAAGCGTCAAAGGATAGTGCCGATATTGGTATTACTACATATCTAAGTGCCTCTCCGAAAATAAATAATATATATGGTGTTTTAAAAGACATTGACATGTCAGAAATAACAGCAGCTAATGTATTTAGTAGCGGTGTATTGTTAATGCCAGGGTCAACAACCGATGATGGTAAACGTATGCTCTATATATCCATTCAAAATGCTCATATCATACCTACCAAGAATCAAAGATCACTGCCTGTTAGAACAGGGTTTGAATCAATAGTTCCATACAGAATGAATAAAGAGTACGTTACATATGCTACTGAGAAAGGTAAAGTAATAAAAGTCACTGATAAAGAGGTGAAGATACTATATGGAACAAAAGAGGTCAGCTACAAGCTAAAAGAATGGACTACCAAAGAGGTAGGTGGATTAGCTTATAAACATAAGAGTGTTACCAATTTAAAGGTAGGTGATACTGTAAATGAATACGATATCATATTCTACGACGATCTATTCTTTGGAAGAGATATGTTTAATAGAAAGCGTATTGTTTATAAAGTAGGTGAGACTGCGTTGACAGCTCTTGAAGAGAGCGATGAAACATACGAAGATAGTTGTGCCGTAAGTAAAAAGTTTAGCGAAAACTTTACTACGAAAGTAACCAAAGTAAACGGAAAAAGTTTTAGCAAAGACATCAAAATAAAAGAGCTTGCAGAGTTGGGATCAAAAGTATCTCATAACGATATTGTTTTCAGTTATATACTAACTACAGAAGATGATATTGGTGACACAGTGTTCAAGAAGAGCAGAGAGAAGATAGACGACTTAAAAACAAATAACGTTTATGCTGAAGCAAAAGGGACACTGTTTCGATATGAGATATACTATCGTTGTGAGTTGAGTGAACTGAGTGATGAGTTACAAACATTGGTTAAAAAGACTGATAAGGTAATGAAAGAACTTTATGGCTATACAGGCAAGGTAACAAACACATTCTCTATAAAAGGAAAACCTCTAGCAGAAGATGAACTCTATATCAAATACTATATTGAAAAAGAGAAGACTTTAACTATAGGTGATAAAATTATTGTGGGTAACCAACTTAAAAATACAGTTGGTGATATCTATGAACAATTACTTACCGAGGATGGTAGAAGCGTTGATGTAAAAATCAGTAGAAGAAGTGTGGGCGCAAGAATCGTAAACTCGCCAGAGGATATAGCTACAACAAACTTGATACTGATGGAAATGAACAAAAGATTTGCAGAGGGTAATTTTTAATACAGGGTGGTTTACCCACCCTGTAATCAATAGAGTTACCTCAATTTATATGATATATTTAATAGAAAAAGGATAAACATGAATGAAGTTATTATAGATACTATAATTGGTTCCACATTGAGCATAGCATCAAAACTGGGAGAAGCGCTGCTTGACAAAGTACTCTCCGTAACTAGGGACACTGATCTTGCTGAAAAACAGGTAGAGAAACTGGTGCAGATCAAACTACAAAAAAAAGATGAGGCCCTTAACAACGTACGTTTTGGACGAGACAATCTCCTTAACGATTTATCAGCTTCTGGAAAGACACTGACCACAAAAATAGGTGCTCCTCTAAATACATTAGTGAGTTTAAATCCTGCTGAAAGAGAAGAGACAGAAGATCTCATCGTGAGTAAAGTTGGTAAACTAATGCACTTTTATCGTTATACTGTTTTTAAGGCAATCAAAGATTCTATTATGATAATAAAAGAGTCTGTAGAGAACACACCAATAGAAACAACACTCAACAAGTTAAAGGTAAAATATTTAACTATCCCCGAATTTGTTCTTGAACTGCCTGAACCGACAGCAAGATTTAAAGGGTTTACTACAAGAGCCATCCTTGGAAGCAGATATGATGTAGATAACTTCAATGATAATTTCAATTACTTGGATAAAATATCCCCTGATGTAAAAAGGGACGTGTGGAGAAGATTGGCAGAAATATCAAATACTAAAGATACTGGCCTACTAGAGAACGAGAGTGCTGAGCCTGACTATATCTTTATTGCGTATGCAATGCTTCACTCATTACAACAAGCTCCTATTGATGGTTCGCTTGGTAGCGTGGCAGAGTATAATAAGATGATTGTTGAACTAAAAGATTTCCTACATACTAGAGTGAACGCAATCCGCACAAGTTATTACGATATGATAACATCAAAAACACTCATCGTACGTAAATTTGAGAATACACTGATCTTGAATTCTGATGTAGCAGGTGTATACTTTAAAGAGCACACTATTGAACCTCTATTGGGACTACTCTTGACAAAAGAGTATAAAGCCAGCATGGATTATGTAATTAGCAATGAAGAAAGACTGATGGATGTGTACAACAAAGCAAAGATGAAAGATAATATTGTTCGCAAGAATATGATTGAAGAAGTCTATGTTGATGCATATATTAAAAATACAGATCGCATTATTGAAATGCTAAGTGCTGGCATTATAGAAGATGATAAGAAAGATGTACGTCAAAGAGTTATATCCTATATAAAAGGTATTAAAGACCCAGCAAAATTGATGAATATCAAAGATGTTATTGAAGAGATGACTGGAGAATACATCATTAGCATTACCGGATTTAAAGAGTTTGTAGATTCTATATCTCTTTATCAAAAACAATCTCCTGAACTTACGATTTCAGAAGCATCTGGCCTTACTGGAATAGACATGGTACTCGACATACTATTTGAAGGTATAATTGTCCAGTAGTAATCAAAAAGGATATAATATGTTTAACAAATCTCTGTTGAAGAGAAATGATAAAGTAAAATCCCTGTTAACGAAAAAAGATGGGCGCATTGACTGCGCTCGTCCTATAAGGGTTTTATTTCCAACTCGTTATTTAGACATTGGATTTGCTAAGATAGAGATGGATGTGGAGTGTTTAGGCATCAACATCATAATTGATGAAGATTATAATTATGTTGTAAGCAAACTGCCAAACTTGATAAAATATTCCCCTAATCAAATTGAAGAGGTGGAAATTGATAAAGTATCATATACATTGATGTCATTTGATGATAATACATTCATCACCTCAGATAGCGTAATCGACATGGCAGATCCAGTATATGAAGAGCTGGTGGAGTTCTTCATGAAAGGCAATGTACCATTCTTTTTAAGTAGAGAAGATATTATTGATATTTTTACAAAGAGTACAATTACCACATCCAAAAAAGTAGGATTAGACCCTACTAGAATATCTGCTTTGATAGCAGTTACTGCACGCGCAGAAGATGGAAAAACAGAGTTAAGACTAACCGACAAAAAACCAAAAGAGATTAGATGGGTGAGTATGTTAAATGCTGACCTAGCCTATAGTAACAATATGTCAAGATTTATGGGGAGCTATCAAGACAGAGGAACTACAGCCGCACTGAATGATGACAACCCTATCAAATCTGATATTGAAAAGATATTTAGGAGCTAACAAAGAGATGAGTTATTTATCTATAGAGAACAGAGAGACATACCTTGGGGATATAAACCTTGAAGGCTTTAACCTAGGTAAACAACCTGACGGAACATATAATGTAGTATTTACAGCATTTAACCTGCATAGCACACGCGGTGATTTCTATATGATCTCGGACACTGTCCGAAATATGTTTAGTGAAGGATCACCTATGCTCATCAGAGTACAAAATAAAGAGATGAAGTCTGAAGACGGGCATCCAGAAATGAACCCGACACAATCACTAGATTCCTTCAGAAAAAGATTATTGACATATGATGATAGTAATGTATGTGCTGTCACCAATAGTGTACGGCTACACGATATACCGATATCTGTCCCAAATGTCGGAGATGAAATATATGTAATGACAGCAAACATTACCCCATCTGGACCACGTGGCAAAAGCCTGCAACAATCATTGGATAATCCATCTATAAATACTGCATTTAGTATTCGTAGCTTTTCAAATAATCACGTAAGGGGCGGTGTAACCTATAAAGATACATATCTTATATTCAATGCCGATTGGGTAGATAGACCAGGTATTCCAATAGCTAAAAAATCAGTATGGTCAAACATCAACCTTGAATCTGACGAACATATTCTAACGGATAAAGATAAAATGATTATGTTAGACAATATTGATAAAGAGTTAAATTCTCATAATATGGAAGGTCACGACACTACTCTATTAAGAGAACTGAGAGGCATCATTACAGGATGCGATGACGGATCTTGCATCTACTTTAATGCATAACCAACTACAGTACCCTATATAGGGTACTGTAGCTTAAAATAGTAAGAAATCTTTTGGTGAGAATGATGGTTTACTAAAACTGGTAACCGGAGTTGATCTATTAAACGAGGTGGTTAGAGAAGACAATACTGAACTTCCTTTAGTTACATTATTCATAAACCCACTATCCATAGTTGTTATGTTGCCGATAAATGTTGGAAAACCAGACGGATTGATTCCATTCATGACCCCATCAGATTTATTCAATGCGTGTGTAATAACATTTGATATTCCTGTTGTAGTGCCGCCTATAATTCCTGCCACCGGCGTGGTACCTATATCATTAGTCAAATCTATAACAGATTTAAGAGAGGTGTTTGGTTTCTTTGACATAAGACTATACATATATGGAGTGGCGGTTGCGAACAATGCATTAATGGCGTTTTCTTTACCATTGATATCTTGTTGAACTTTACTTATCTCCTGAGTCAATCTATCTTTCTCATCTTGTGAATCTATTGTATTATATTCGGATTGTAAATAAGTAAGCTCAGTCTTCTTATCTTTCAGTTTTGGATTATTCATAAACAACCCGTATGTTGTGGAGTATGAATTGCTCATGCCGGAACAACCTAGCGCAGTCAATAATGAAAGTAACCCAAAATGTTCTAAGCCGTCAAATCCATAGTTTCTATTTAAGTCTACACAACCTCCGTTTAATGAATCCAAAACAGATCCTCGCGTTTGTAACGGAAACCCGAAACCGAATAGCCCATTGTTAAATATACCAAATATAAACTGAAGTAAATCTTCCAATCCTGATATCAATCCAAATATATCCAACCACTCCAAAAGCTTCATTAGTATATCTTTAAGCTTACCGAGAAAAGCCACCACATCACCTAGGAAACCATCAATAGCTTTTATTATGTCCTCTACCCCAGGAAGTTCACCTATATACTTAAATGCCTCAGACTTCTCAAGATAACTTTCTATCTTAAACTCTTCAGCTGATATCTTTAAATCATCTCTCAATTTTACAGGAGTGTCCATATAAAATCCTTTATCTTCTTAATGTGCTTTGCGCCTGTATCTTCATATAATACCCTGTTAGTTATCATTATTTTTTAAACATATATTATTACAGTGATGTTAAGTAATAGCTTACATCATAACCGGTTATGAAAAAAGGCGCGCTTAGGCTAACAATGTAAAATAAATTAAGGAGAAAAAACAATGAGTAATGTAGAACCAAAACCAGAAGTAAAAATGGTTGAAAAAGAGATGGTGTTTGATTTTGGAACACCCGAAGTCAAAAAAAAGTCCAAAGGAATCTTTGTCGAATATGACAAGGGAGTATTCATGGACAACGTGCCAGATGATATGGTAGAAGCTGTTGAAAAGACTTTCAACTTCATGAAAGAGTTTGATGCCGCTTTCGTAAAAGAGGCAGAGAGTCAAATTGTGACACAACTGAACGAAAACGAAGACGAAGATAAAGTTTTCGTAAAATGTGGATGGGGACCGTCTCATAAAGCCGGTAAAGGTGAAAGAACAAAGCATGGCGAATTGGCTATCTCGGGGACCAGAAGTAGAAACGCATCTGCTCCAGGTAGTGACAAAACAATTACGAAGCCGTTCTTTGTAACAGAGCATAAATCTCCATACCTTGCTGGTAAAGAGGAGATGAAAGACCTCCAATCAGTACTTATGGAGAAACTCAATAAGTACTAAGTGCTACGCAGCAGCGACATAGTTCGCTGCTGTATCTATTTTTATATCTAATAAAAGGAGAGATTATGAAAGAGAACAATCTATTAGGCAGAAAAATAGATACATTAACTGTAATAGAAAGAGGGCCGTCCACACCATATGGCCATCGTAAATGGAAAGTAAAATGCAGTGAATGTAAAAATGAGTTTCTTGTTACTGGCGCAAATATTACATGTGGTAATACTAAAGGATGTAAGTATTGTGCAAAAAAGAAGAGGTTTAAGTTTACCGATAAACAACTCGATGATCTGATAGAGTTAAGAAAACAAGGAATTAGCTACCATAAAATAGCAGAAATGTATAACACCAGCCCCAGTGTTATACATAGAAATGTAAAAAGAGTAACCCCTAGACCTAAAAAGGTCTAGGGACAGTATCTTTTTTTATCTTACTACTTCGTCAAAACCAAGTGATGCTTCCATAGCTTTCTGAATATCTGTATCGTTTACAAATGCAGACAATTTATCTGGATTTGATTTAAACACATTCATTTTATCAAGTACAATTTGAGCAACTGCTTTAGCTGGATCACCGGAGATATCGATTGAAGTAAATGGAATGCTCAATTCAGACTTTTCTCTATCTGAACCTTTATCTCTTTTGCTGGTATTATCACCTGTTGTTTTAGGCATCATATTACCACAAACATATGCTTCAATAATATCTTTTCCAGTATGTGTTGGTTCAAAGTAAAGCATTGATCCTGTATAAAAATCAGGAGTCAAGTGTTGTCCTTTATCAAGGAACCCAGGCTTCAATGGCAATGTGACAGCCAATGGAGTTTTTGTCTCAGGGTCCATTCTACCATAACGAATGATAAAGTCAAGCAAATACCAGAAAGGCTTACCGACACGATCTGTATATGTGTGTGTAGGTTCAGCTCTTTCACGAGTCACATTGGAAACACTTTCAAATATCTGACCGCCTCCGTTCAATCTATCTTCTGCAAAAGAGACATTAACTGTTCTTTTAAGTCCATCAATAGTTTTAGGGGCGATCGTCATCATTTTGATATAGTGTTGCTTTAATCTTTTTCCAAGTGCTACATCAGCTAGTGCGTCAAATATCTTTGGTGTTCTTACAACCACTGGAACAACATCGTTACTAATGTATGGTTCCGCGGACATATACTCTTCAAAGACAGAACCGTCTTGTAGCATTCTTGACAGATGGGCGGTGTGCCCTTCTGTACTACCGTACAACAGGTTTGCCATAGGTGCGTAAGATGCTCCTCCCGCAGGTGCTGTATTTTCGTATGCGTCTGTTAATATCATTATAACTCCTCTTCTCTTATACTAGGTTATCAATACGCTTCATAACAACATGTGAATTTATCACTGTTTTCATGTTAGGAACATATAGTTCAACATACGCATGTGCTGAGTAACCTCTTTGTTCATCCTCTTTTGTATAGTGCAGTACTACTTTAGCTTCAATAATATTACCGAAGTGTTCTGCTGACAACATAGCTGATGCATAACGAATAAACTCATCTTTATATTCTGTACGGGTCATCACTTGATCACCTACCAGGTACAAGAATGTTTCATTCAGTACTTTTTGCGCATAACAGTCTGCAATAACTGAATACCATCCGTTTGCAACTGAAGTATCGTCGTTATAACCTGTTTGCATTGCTGGGTATATCCATGTCTGTTTATCTTTACCTTGAGGCCAGATAAGGTTAGATGTCCATAGTTTGTTCTTGATAGTGTCAGGCACAAAATCAGGATAGATATCTGTTTGCTCGGTAATGTTATTACCACCTCTTGCAGAGAACTCATATTTAGTGTTCCACTTACCGTCTTTACCACCAAACATTCTTACGTTCTTATATACGAAGTCGTATGTTAATGGTAGATGATATCTGTAGTTTTCATGTCTGGAAAGTCCACTTCCCATAACAATACAGTATCTGAATGTAGGTGTGTTGTAGAGCTCTGATTCTGTATAGATAGAATACATACTGTTAAGAATGGCCGCCATTGATATAGCTTCATCATTCTCTTGTTTCTTGTTCTGTTTGTTAAGGAACGCAGTCGCACCAATGAGATTTAAGTCTTTTCTATTTGAAAGCACTACACCAAACTCTGTCTTGGTTGCTGCACTGAACCCAGTATCGATAAATGTAGAGAATCTACTGATCGCCATATTGTTCAATCTGCTCGCAGGATCACCAAATCCATCTTTCAGCTCTGTTACAATAGCTGCCTCAAATGCATCGTTATCAAATACTGCTCCGTCATATCCACCTTGCATATAAGTAGGTGTAGACATTGTACTTTGAACTCTCACACCGACCGCTGCTTTAGCTTGGTCTGACAATACTCCACTATATGCATATCTAGTATACTCGAAAAGTGCACCGTTGGAGTGTTTAAAATCAACAATATTTGCAAGATACTGCTCGTTGAGTAATGCAGAAACATCACCAGCAGAATAATCTGAGTATCCAGGCAATACGCCATTGTACCCCTCAAGCTCTCTACCAGACACCATCATAGTGACATCACTTACATAATTTCTCAGCAAGCGAACATCCCCAATAGTATATGGTTTTACTTCATAATCAGCATCGGTATAATTACCGAAATCATGAGGTATGAGATCTTCAAATGTTACAGAAGCATTTGTCAACGGGTGACTTGAATCTGGTCTAAATGTAAACTTAGCACCTTTTGCCTCATTAATTGTTGTATGTATCTTTGCTCTACCAGTAGACTTATCAACCAGTGAAAATTGGAATGGGAACATCCCTTTTGTAACCATATCAATGTCATCAGCAACAGTAAGCGCAACACCAATATTATTATAGTATTCACCGTGAGCCTCAGCAGGAACTACAAAAAGAGGATACGCTGTAATATCTACAGTTTGTCCAAATATGGTCATTCCATCTTCTACCATGATTGAAGAGAGTTGCGTATCTTCATTATACTGCGGTATATACTTTGCGGTAAGCATAGCATATTTAACTTGTATGTCATCACCATTTGGGTCTTCTTGTGGAACCCCATCAACCATTTCGACAGTACCGTCCTGATTTCTAAGGAATGGTTTTCTTGTGATCTCATCGGTAATTACCAAATAGTATGCAATGTTAGCAATACCATTGGTGTCATCCGGATCGCCTACGTTATAAGGTAGTGTTCGTGGAGAATTAATATATTGCAGTCTTTTAAAACTGACAACGCCACCTGCCTTCAATATCTTTGACGCCATGTGTGTTTGGTGCGTGTAAAACTTGCTGAGTGGGTTGATTGTATCAAGGCCAAAAATAGCTTCGAGTTCTTTACCGGTACATTCAAACTCACCATATGGTCCTTTTACTGCATGGGATATAATAAGAGGTTGGAATTGTGACAGCCCTTTTGGTTCGGGGAATACACCGCCCGCACTCTCATCTTTCATACCATCCATGTAATGCATAGGAGTAGCATTTCTAATGTTCATTTAGTGTCCTTTCTTGTGAAATAAAAACGTTTTTAATTGTGGGAAATAAACCCTATCGCGAATAGAATTAACATATTCAACTAATAAAAAAAATATTTTTGTAACAGTGCGGTAATCCGCACCATTACTTATAAATAAGATACCCATTCTCTGTTTTAAAAAGCACTTCATATGCCAGTATGTTTATTACATTACTGGATGGATCTATAGCGGTCACTATCGCCTCATCGACATCAAAGTCATAAACATAAACATTTGAATTAGTATTGACATACATCATTTTATTACCATGTAACCTTAAACCAAAATAGGATTTGCCTTTATCCTCATCCTCAAGATTAAAAATAAATTTGAAAGAAGATGTATATCTATCATAGGCAAACACACCTAAATTTCTGTTCATGATCAATATAAGGTTATCGTATAAAAACATAGAGTATTGATTATTGTAAAGGCCTTCATATCCGGTTTGAGGATTATCGTCTGTGATATATTCGTCTGGCACTACTGTGATAATTTTATCATTGCCACTATCGATATCTCTATTTACTAGCTCTACTTCACCAGCGCCGTTCTCTCTAAGATAAACAATATCATGTCCACTTATCATCACACAGTCATTTGATAAAGCATCAGTGATCTCTATGCTGGACAATATTGCAGGGACAGCGTACTCGCTACTAAGATTAACTACAATAACAGCAAAACCATTTTCTGTTTTATATTTTGTATAAACAATATTATCAGCGAGATTAATTGTTTCTGAATTACTTAAAGGCTCATATGGAAGATGTATCTTACCTGTATATGAAGCATTATTCAGATATTTTACAACATACTCTTCATTATCCACAAACCCCATAAGGTTTCTTGCAGTAATATCAATATGTGAATTATCCACCATAAAGAGATTATACTCATCTGTATTTTCAAATCCTGTATACTCATACTCTTCAAGATAATCAACACTTTTACTGCTGACTGTGGTAATGCGATAGGTATATGTTTTAAACTGATTATTCTCTACCCTGAATGTGACAATCATTTCATAGCTTTTATCAAATAGAAGTGTGTTTTTAGGAACTTTATTATTTGGGCTGGAGAATACAATACTACCATTATCAGAGATAACAAGTTCTGTAACAGCTCCATACTCACCTTCAAACTTGGGGATGTACTGATATAGAGGCAGTATTTTAGGGTTCAATAAGAGTATATCATTATCCACTAAATGAATTCTCTGTCTGGCAAACTCACTAGAAGTATTTGTATGGTCTATATGAGCGACGTAGACAATTATATCATGCGTATCTGTTGGTATAATATTTCTATCTATTGTATATTCATACCCTTCAACTTCATCATATTTTAAAACAGTGTTTGTTTCATCTGTAACAACAATCACCTGTTTCTTTAAAACGTTATCCGTAGGACGTATCTTTGTAGTAGAAATAACAATATCGCCATCATTAGCAAAGTCATTACTGACTATATTGATACGCGGTGTTTCCACACCGTATGAAATAGGATGTATCTTTTTACCATCCATATCATAGTGTGTCATAGGCATTGGGTCTGTGATGATAACTGTACCATCCGATAACTTTAAGTAAGCTACAAGATAGTAAATATTTCCAACCGGTATATTGATTGTAATATTCACTATATTTTTATATTCCGGTTTATTTGTAACTGAAAAAATAGAATCTGATTTATCAGAGGTATCATTAGATTGGAAAACATACCAATCCGTACCGGTATGTGTTTCAGTTCCATTATATTCTGGTATTCTATATATCATACTAAGCTCCTAAATTAAATGGTAGGCTATATGGCAACCTATTATTATTAGGGTTAATAAATCTATAACTCACCACCCTCATTATCTTTTCATAATACCGAACAGGAATATCATCACTAAGTGTACGTAATTTGACTTTCACTTTTGTATAAAGTCCAACATCACTTGCGCGTATTGTGTATGTGTCCGTATTTTCAACAGTGTCAGAAACAATAACCCTATCACCCATAGTAACAACCTCTATCTGAAAATTGTTATATTTAGCGAGATTGATGTGTATCTTCAGCTCAGTGTCTTTAAAATTATACAAAAGATCATTTACAATATAGATATCAGACATACTAGCATTCACTTTAAAAAAAGTTCTTGACCAATTATCATGTGTTAATCCTTTGAATTCTTGTCTTACCTCAATCATCACCACATCTTCTTTAGATATATCGTTCCTATCAATAGTGAGCCTGGATAAATTATCTGTATCGAACATTCGTCTAAAAACAATATTTCCGGATATATCTTTTACAACATACGAAGTTGCATAATGCTCTTTGATCCCTGAAAAGAATTTAGGAGGCTCTACATCTACAACAATATGCTTCACTTCTGGTTTAATGCGAACTAACGGAGGATAAATCTCTTCATTAATAACTTTGGATTTTGTATTTTTACTAAATACAAGAATATCTGAATTTACAACAGTATCGTCAGAAAGAGTCACTGCAATAAATCCATAATAAACATCCTCTTCAGTTATTGTAAGTGGAACATCCATTGAAACCACATCGCCAGCTGTTGTTTCGTGAAATATAACACTACCAGAAAAATCAGAAGTGTTATTCACATACCAATCAATAGAACGTATTGATATATCATCCGGCGTTGTTGGCGGTATTAGTTTAAGTCTTTTTTTCATATTATTCTCCTATATATCTTGGGTGCACTCAAATCGTTTAAAGGTACTATGACTCTCTTCGTCGTAGTTTACTCGTATATCAGCATAAAGCTTAACTATTTCTTCCGGCAATACATCTCTACCATCTTCTCTTTTCAATGTAGCTGATATAGAGTATATATTCTCTGTATCATTCATGCTTCTGAATACCTCTTCTTCTTCACCGTTTGAATCTATTAATATAGCATTAACTATCCAATCGGTGGATAATGGATCATTATTTTTTATAAGGAATTTAATACCATCTAGTGAGATCCTCATGAGTATCCTTTTTATTTTTTTGTATCTCTTTTAATTGTTGTTCCAAGTTCAATGTAACAACATCTTCTTTTGTCAATTTTGATTTCAATAAAGTAATACGGGCTATAGATTTTAATTTGATGTATTTATCATCTGTAGCCTTTAGTTTATCAAGAAGGATGTTTATTTCATCCACAATTGAGTGTCTTTCAGCAGCTTTCTCTTTCTTCTCTTGCTCACTTTTAAAATCAGAATCAGAAATAATTACTGCGGTTAGTATACTTTCTGGCCGATATCCGTAAAGATCAATATTTCTTGCACGTGTGAATAACCAGAAACATAACATATAAGCAATTACAAGGTCATCATGCTCATTGGGCTTATGATCAATTCTACCATTCTTCAACTCAAGTCGTAATAACTGATGGACTAAATCCTTATCTCTGGTAGAATCACCAGTGAGTTTCAAAGACTCCATTAAAACATCACCGTATAAATTAGATCTTGCATTTCTACCTGAACCAGAAGTTGCATAACCGAAATACTTTTTGTTTTCAATATATGCAAGATATAAATCACCATTGAAATTATCGACTACTTCATGATATCGATCATCGTCTATTACCCAGTTGAATATGCGTTTAAAAGGATTCATATCATTTGCACACATATGAGTAACAATATGATCACATATAGACATGCCCGAACTCTTTCTTTCAAAGATAAGAGTAGATCGACTATACTTCTTCATGAACCAAAATAGAAACTCTCCAAACTCATGCAGTGAAAGATTATTATATTTACCTTTAACAATCACCTCTCCTGTGATAGGATCACGGCCAACAAATCCAAGGTCATCGTTTCCGAAACCATCTGATGTATCCAATCCTATGGCAAATGGTTTATACTGATATTTCTCTTTCTCATTTTCTGGAATATACCAATCAAGACACAACATAAACGGACTCACTTCAGTATGGTCGGGTTCTGTTATTGAGTTACTCAATATTTTATATATCTTTTTATCCAACGCAGAGTTTGAAGAACCACGACTCCACTTTAATAGATAGTCAGCCTCACCTCTTTCACCGCTTGACATAGCCTCCGATAGTTTCTCTGCTAGCCATTCATCACTTTTATTCAAAGATCTATGATTCATCTCCACAAGCACCAGTGGTGTTTTTGACTGTGAATTTTTTACAATGAAAGAGTAAACTTCTTCCTTATTTTTCATATCGTAAAGAACTTCTTTAAATCTAAATGCTTTACTATAGATATTCTTATAAACAAACTCTCCCGACGGAGTATCCAAGAATCCAGCTGTTGTATAAAAAACCCTCCCATATGGCGAACCATTCTTTTTAGCTTCATCTACAGCGGCATTCATTGCAGCAAGTATAGTTGGAAGTGTTAAATCAATATTAAGAATAAAAGCAATCTCATCGATAAATACGTTTGCTGATGTAACGCCACGGCCAATATTCAAAGCAGCCGATTTATCTTTCTGTGCAACACTGAACCTGACTCTGTTACCTAATGCTTTTATAGTAACATCTTCCATATTATTCGTATCCTTTTTACTTCTAAGATTCAAATATGGTGGAAGTGTGTTTATAATATCTTTAAGTCTTTCTATCTCATCCCCTCTAAGAGATGTATTCTTTGTAACACCTTCTATGTTAGATTTTATTAATCCAAGAATACTTAGCCAAACAATAAGTTCATCAACATTCAGAGATTTACCTGTCTGTCTTGGTTGAATAAGTAGCTGTGTTATATGTAAAAAGTATAACCAGAACAGTGCAATATTTGCTCTATTAAGTTCCAACATAATGGGCTCCGGAGATCCTTTAACTGGAACTCTGGCTACCTCTCTAATATAGTACCAAAAATTAGCTTGGCACTCTTCAACAACCATTACCTTTTCTTGGTATGTAAGGTTTGGGTCATGTGGATCAATATTAATAAGTTTTGGGTTCAATAATGATAGAAAGAATTTATTGTTCTCTTGTCCCATCTTCTTCAGTAACACAGAAAGTTGTAACGCAGATTTGTTCTTTGTCGTATAATGTACAATAGCAGATGGGTATTTGTCCCAATCCTCTTTAAATAAAATCATAACATATCCTAAAATATAAAATATTTCTCCTTGTATATAAGGAAAACACTCAATTAAATCTATTCAATGACCTATAAAGATGTAAATAAGGATATAAATATGTTACCTCAAGATACCGACATTGGCAAGGCTTTTGTTATAGATAAAACAAAATTCAGAGAGTTCACACTAGGTGATAAGAAAAACTACGGAATAGATACAGTAAAAGACCTGTATATTATAACAGGCAAGACATATGAGGAGAAAGCTCTTCCAGTATTGAAGTTCCCATACCTCATTGATGATAAACTGGTTGTTGATATGAGAGATGTGATTAGACATCCCGAGAAAGACAATTTAAAAGATATGTTAAATCTAAGAAGTGATTACAGATACAAACTGTTGCTAGCAGCATTAACTGATGAAGAAGCAATTGGTGGTTTAAGAGAGCACTATAAATTATATAGTAAGACATTACAAATTCTAATTAATGGACAATTAAAATCACAGTTGATGTTAGATAACAGCGACTTAATGATTGTAAACAACATAGTGGCCATTTACGCTTATAATATAATGAATGAAACTAAAGGATATTCAGGTTTCCATGTAGCATCCACCAGTGTAATAGGCGATGTAATGAATGAGAACGACATTCATGAGATGATCGGAGACAATGACCTCGTTACTTTACAGGATGTGCTTGACATATTCAAAAATGATAGATGTTCTATAACATTAAGAAAACTGGAAGGTGATGTACTGCATAGTATGTTATCATCAATGGTATTTCAATCACACCGACTTCATTTCTTGATAGGTCTACGTTCACCTGTCACTATGCTGGCTCTTTTATGGTTGTATGATAATGAAAGACTCTACCAAAAGACTATGCTGAAGAACACGCTGAAAAACTTTGCAAAGATGTTGGATACACCAAAACTATCTGTTGATATGAAACTGTTAGTGAAAAAGAAAAACTTAAATGATCTCTTTTAAAAAAGAGCATGGAGTAGTGCGTCATTTGACGCACTACTCTAAGTTCATATAGTATTTTACCAACGCTCTATATTTTTTAAAATCTTTCTTGGTTGTTTTCTTTCGATAACCGCCTCTAAAAAGAATATGATAAAGTACATGACATTTTCTGCACAACGTTATACCATTATCCATATCGTATCTAAGGTCTGGGTGGTTTGACGCATCGTTGATGTGGTGCGCATTCAATTTCTTTTCACTACCACATATCATACAGCACCCGTCTCTTTTTTTTATATCTTCTGCCCAATGTCTATAGGCCGAACTATTTCTCCATCGTTGTTTCCCTAATGAAACCATTTATATCCTTTGAATTATATTCAAGGAATTAGTCATCATGCTAAAGAAGAGATTATTGCCTTTGTAATTCTTTCATCATATTCACCCACTGAAAAATCTGCAAAGTTAGTATATTCAGACATAACAGACACTGCTTTATACTTACACTTTTTAAAATAGTATACATCCTTACTGAGAGTCATTCCGGTAATTACGAATAGTGTATTATTTATTTCACCTCTATGTAACTCAATACGGTTATCAATAACCCCATAAATATATTCGTTCATGGCATCACCGAAAACTATTTCAAAAAGGTGCATCAATTCTTTTGTATAATTCTTAACAAAAAAGGAAAGCCATTTTGGAAGAGCTTCGTCTAGTATTGTCATAATAACTTTATCTTTACTAAGATAATAAACCTTTGACCTATAGTGTTTTTCAATATTTCTTATATGTTTTTTTGTAGTATTATTTAATACATCAACAAGCAGTATCCTTTTCATCTCATCTCCTTAAAATTTAAATTCAGTAAAAATATATGAGACTTATTAAATAAGAATATCAAGTAGGAGAAAAGATAATGAAAGATTTGTTAAGTTATGAAAAAGTAATAGTGGTGATACCAAGATCTGTAAGAGGTATAGTATGTGCTATGCTGGTAGCTAAAAAGAAAGAAGTAATAATTACAAACGGTCATTATATAACGAGAAGAGATTTTGAACGGATAAAAGGACTGAAAAGCAAAAATACTGCCGTAGTATATATAAACATGAGACCTTACAAAGAATATTATAAGGATATGAATAACGATATGGACAATATCTTCATTATGAATAAGATAGATGCGATGTTTATGATTGCGGTTGATGAAGTAGCATATATAGTGCCTACCGATGATATTATAGAAACAGTGTATGAAAATACTATATTCACACCAACAAAAAAGAGCGTGAAAGATATGGGTAGACATTTCTATAAAGATATAAAAAGTATCTACTGGAGATATGGAAATGACTTAAGAGAGTATATAATAGTTAACCCAACACTGAAATTCAGAGATTATAAGAAGTATGTAGAGTCTATGTTTGAATAAAGGAAAATAATGAAATACAGAATAAGAACAGACAGATACAATGGAACAATTTGGTATTATGTGCAGCAGAGATGTTGTTTACTCTTCTGGAAAACAATATACAAAACAGTGCACAGAACAGACACTAAAAAGATATATGATGATTTAACACAGTTAGAAGAGGCGTACTCCAAAGATAGACTTGAATCATATAGTCCATGCGACCAAAATGCACCCAAAAAAGAATAGTATAATATTGTAATGCGTTAAATAACCCAGTGTAGTGAATTCACTACACTGAACTATTTTATTTTTACTGTTTTGTTATACTCGTTAAATATGGTGAGGTTTATATTGTCTTCATCAAGGACAACTACATCAGCATCCAAGGAGATGATATTTTCATAATGGGATATCACAAACATTTGAGGGTATGTATTTCTCAAATCCTTCAATAGGCCAAGTGACTTTCTCTTATGTTCAATATCAAAACTACTGGCAAATTCATCAAGGTATATAGGATAATCATCCATCTTTAAATAATGCATGCTAACCAGTTTAAATGCAAGATTTATCATCTCTGCCATACCGGTAGATGTATCTGTTATATCTTTCCTTACCTTTCCATTAGCCACTACTTTAAATTTATAATCAAGTGTACCTTCACCAATATCAGGAGGCAGCACTTTCATCTCATAAGTCCATATCTTTGAAATGATGGTATTTACTCTATCTGTAAAGTCCTTTAGAAATCCTGATAGAGTGCTACCTATCAATCCTTTGTTTGGAGAGAGTGCATCTACCAATTCTTTAGCTGCCTGTATATCTTTCTCCAACTCTTGCATCTCTGATTTAGTTTTCTTATAGAGATACTCTTCGTTCCTATAAGCATTTAATACACTCTCCTTCTCTTTCAGTAATACTCTTGACTTCTGTATACACTCTTCAAGGTAGTTATTGAATATCTCTCTCTTCCTATTCTCCACTGCCTGCTTTGTATCATCTATACCTTTAAGAAGTTCTATTTCTAACTCTTTTAACTTATCCCTTAATTCCAACTGTTTCTTAATAACAGATATATCTCTATTTAATCTTCTTACTCTGCTATTTAAGATACGAAGAGTAAACTCCAATTCGTCGTGCTCCTCTTTCTGTTTATCACTAATCTCTTTGAACGCTGTATCCATACCCTGTTTTACATGTAGGAGTTTCTCTTTTCTCTTTATCAATGTCTGGTACTGTTTCGTATCCTCTAAACCACTTATAAGGTTGGCATATTTTGTTTTTAAAGAACCTGTTAATAGGAATGTTTTCAGTTTAGGCATATTTGACAAGAGATCATTGAGACGGGAAGTATCTTTAAAATAGACCTCCATCTTTCCTAAAACCTCACTCTCTTCATTAAGTGTAGCAGTAAGTTTCTCTATCTTCTCTGTTACCGTATATAGTTTTGTACGTGTTGAGTCCAGTGTGGTTTTATCATAGCCGGCCTTAAATATATGTTCACATTTAGGACATGCTATATCGTCACTCTTGGATGCATTTAACTGTTCACTCTCCAACGCCTTTAGACGGTCACTCTCTCTATTGTACGCATTAAGCTGCTCTTGATATATATGACACTGCTGTTTACACTTCTGATACTCTTCAATACTGTATTGGGTATCTGTTACTCTATCTATGATATCTCTAAAATTATCACTATCATAGAGTAATTGTTCTACTAGATTGATATCTTCAATATCAAGATAGTAGAGTTGCGAAATACGATTATCTATATCTTTGAGCTCTCTCTCTACTTCAGTAGTTCTATTCTGCTCCTCCCACTGATTCAATCTCTCCATCACTTGATCTATCTTCTCTTTTGTATACTTTAATTCAGCTGACTTCTTCTCTAGCGATACTACTGGTTTAATACCCTCTCTTAAAAGGTCGTATTTAGCTTTTAAAGCTTTTAAATCACTCACCTTGACATCTGAGTCTATTGATGTAATGGCTCTGCTAAAATCGTTAATTAGAGAGTTTAGTTTCTCTCTCTCTTTTTCAAGTATTGTCACTTCCTCTTTTGATAGGAGTGATCTCTCTATACTCACTGCTCTGCTACTCACTATTTTCAGAGCACCCTGTAGGTCTCTCAGTTTTGTCTTTGCATTCTGGAATACTTTTAATAGATAATCATAATCCATCGGAGATATCATAGTAAACCAATCTTTTCTCTCATTGGGACTCATGGATGTAAATAGTCTCTTGTTTATCATTATATCAAATATCCACTGTGTCAATCCAAAATGTTCTGTCACCAATGAACTTTGTTTCTTTACAGTACCGCTTTCATTTAGTTCTTTTCCATCTTTGATAAATGAATACTTGCCATCATCAAAGGTTAATCTGTATTCACTCCCATTATGCTCTATTACAATCATTTTATAGCCGTGATCAAAATCACTTTTATTTACAGGCAGTGGAGACAACTGTGACATCAATGATGATTTACCACTTCCATTACTACCCACTACTAAATTGGACCTTGTGGGCCTATAATCAAACTCTCTGATATTATTCAATGTAAAACGATTATATCGTCTTAGTACTAATCTTTTTATTATCATTACAATCCCTTTATGGTTCTACTCTTATAATTAAGATAATATAGATTTCCAAAGAGGAATATTTGTATATTATTACAGTAGTATATGGTTAGAAATAACCTCGATCTATATATC